TTTTGGTAGATTCTGCCCACCGGACACCTGTGACGACGAATCGGTCTTTGCCTGCCGTTGCTAACGTTTATTCTTGCTTGCGGCTTCTCGTTTATGTTTCTCAATCAATTCTTGTTGCTGTTGTAAATCTTGAATAATCAGTTGTAATAGAATTTCTCTTTCTGTAGGTGTTATGTCTCGTGTGTCGTTATACGAAGTGTGTGTATTCTTTGAAATCAGATAACGTTCATTTACGATGTCTCTAAATCTTACTGGGGCATATAACTTATTCTCCTTTTCAGATATCCAGAGAGGGTCGAAAAAACTCTCTGTCAGCTCGTAAGCTGACGTTATAATCAAGACCACATACATCGCACATACAATGAAGTGTGTTGTCTACACCGAAAGAGCTGTTTGCCTTGTCTGCGTATACAAGTATCGTATTGGTGTCCGCCATCGGAAGATTCTTCACCCATTCAGTAATCTTTACTGGATTTACGGGAGATCCATCAATACTCTTTATCAACTCTTGAATTGTAAACACCGTTGTGTAGTCAACTGTTTGTCCGCTCTTCTTCCGATACTCCTTTGCGTTATACTGAGCACTGTCTACCATACGAGGAGTCTGCAGATATATTTCAATCTTACTTTTCGTCATTGGAAGTTCAAACGAAAGATACTTTGAAACCTCTTCTTGGTTGTATGCTTTTAACGGTAATTTTGTAAGATCTATGGTATCTACATTACCACAGCCACAATAAGGACAAGTTGTGCTTAGCTTATAGTTATTTCCATATGTAACTACACGAAGCATATACAACAAAAATCGGTAGTCCGCAAGACACATATCGCGACTTGAAATGTTACAAGGAGAAATAATACAGTCGTCGATAATCTCACAAATGTTCTTGTATGGCATATCAGAAGGAGAGAGTCGTTTCATCTCTTCTTGTGTTGTCATAGAACGAAGTGTGATGTCTGGGCCTACCAGTTCACTATATATTTTACCTTCACTGGGAAGAGTAAAAGTCTGATTGATTGTGTAATCTTTTTGATTCATTTGACCATTCTCCATATAAAATAATATTTAGTTAAATAAATTATCTTATATATCAGTAATGTCAAATGTTATCTTAACAATTTATAACGTTATCTTGATATATAAAATAATAGGTAATCCGTTACGGAAATCATATTCATGACTGTCCCTATTACTTTATACAATTTAATTCAATTAGATGTCAGCATCCAACTTAGCGTGGTCATACTGAATTGTTGCAGAAACTTTACGAGCGGAGTTGCCATTGTCACTGTCAAAGTCGTCTTCTGACAGACCGCTAATCCAGCAACCATAAAGTGTCCAGCTTCTAACAACTTGATAATCAGGACTATACTCAATAAGCGTACAATTCTTCTTGTAGTCCTGAACCAGGCCAACCTTTTCTGTAGTTACATTATAGGAAAGGTTCTGCCATGCCATTAAGTAATCTTTTGTTCCAGCTCCGATGTAGTCGTTTACAATCAGGCTTCCTTCTCCGAATGTAGGAACTCCTGCGTACTTCAGGAGGTTGTTACCTCTACGAACCTGAATTACTTCTTGAGTGAAGTGAGGAACAGATGTTCTAGTAACTGACATACGAATAATCTCTTGACCCTTTTGCAGCTTCGTCATGTTACTGTCGTTACTGCTAGCAGGTTGGAGGTTGTCAAAATCAGAGATTAAAAACTCGAAGTTATTAGAACGAGCAATTTCGTATAGGTTCGGATTGTCTGCAAGATTGTAAGTACCGATAGCAAAATTGGAGCTAACATCAACTGTACTGGGATTGTATTTGATACTCATATTATTCTATCCTCCTTATCCCGTTACGCCACAGTCACGTCATCGTCGGTCATGTAAACCGTGATATCAAAGCTCTCAACAGCGTAAATCGGATAAATGCGAATCGATGCGCTAATCTTCGTCGGACTGTCGGAAGTATTACGGATAATTCTATACCCAGAAATTCCACTACCAGAAACCATCTGGTCAAGCAGCGGAGTCAGATAAGACTTGAAGTTTGTCCACAGTGTAGCAGTATTCTGCTCGTACAGAAGATTGATGCAAGCAGTATAAATCTGCTTCTTAACATCACACGTAAGGTTACGAAGATTCAGATAAGACATCGCCTGAAGGCCTAATGTACCGTTCTGTCTGAGAGTTCTGTTACCCCAGATGCAATATCCATAAGGCTTAATACGAGTGATGGCGTTAACATAGATGCCGTTAAGAGATGTGCTAGTACCGAAATTCTGATAGCCATCTGCAATAGCATTTGTCAACACTTCATTTGTATGTAGTTCTTTAAGTCCCGGAACAAGTCCTCTGCTAACACCCGCCACGACATTCCAGTTATAGTTGGTTTGAAGTGATTGAGCAAGAGATGTCAAGTAAGCAAATGAGCCGGGAAGACTTACTGCGGAATAGTTGTCGTTCGTGTAAACTGCTTGTGGATAAATCGCCCAAGGAGTAAACATTGCTCCGAATGCGCCGTTGGTAAAGCTATTTGAGTAAGTATTATTCAATGCGTAAACAACAGAGGTTGTTGCTGAGGCACTTAGTGCTCTTCCGGGATTATCTGTATGGTCAATGAGAGCAACAGCATCTCCACGAGTGGCACAGATACTTAGCATATCGATAACAATACTGTTAGTCTCGTACTCAAATACAGGATATCCGCCTGAGGTCAGATACTTGAAATCGAAGTCGCCTTTACTAATTAGGTTTGTTGTAGCGGCTGCGTACAGTGTTGACAGTTGGGCATAAAGGTCTTTTGCAGTTCCTGTAAATTTACCATTTTCATTGATCTGCTCATCTGTATTTATCTTACAATAGACAACCTGTAATCCCTGAGACAGAAGCTTGGCTGCATAAATCCAAGACGGGTCAGGTTCATCTGCATCAAATAGATTACCTTCTGCGGGAACAGCGTTTGTTGCAAAACCTTTTGAGTCGCCAAACACGTCATAAGCAGACGCTGCATTAAACAACACCGGGAAAGAACCGAATGCGGTGTAGAACTCTGAAAGCGTGCTGCAGGCAACAGGAGCATACTGTTCAACGGTTTTTACAGAAGACAATCCAGGGATAAAAACAATGTCTGTATTAGAAAGGGCTTCAACTGATTGTGTTAAGTCCTTTTCAGAAATATTTATTCTGAGAGCCATTTATTGTCTCCTTAATCTATATTGATTGTTTCTTTAATAAAAGTTTTCTCGTCCGGGTTTCTTACGTATAACATATTTTCATCTTCAATTGTAAGGTTATTTGCTACACGAAGATCCCACAGATAAGCGTCGTCTATATTTACTGTAACAGATAATCTAGTAAACTGTCCGTTGAATAAACGAATAGAAGTATTAGATGTATCCATTACGTCCGAGTTAATTCGTATGTTGGCGTTATGTTTGAAATTTATATCCCTATATGGAATGATAATACTTAGGGTGGGGTAGTTGATAATATTAAATACAAGATTTCTCATGTACATATCAGCTTCTTTTTGATACCGAGTATATACATCAAATTGATACTGAATATTTATTGGTACCTGAGCTAACATAGAAGCTGTCTTTTCTCCTTGAACAACTTTTATGCCGTTATACGTTGTAGGCTTCTTGTTTGTATTTGATATTGTATACCCCTTAGGTCTGGTTACTGTAAGTATTGGAAGTTTTATAGGGCTGTCCTTAGTCTCATCTGCAACAACTTGAAAAAGGTCTCGAATTTCATCAACACCATATACGTGGAGGTTTGTTTTTTCTGTCCAATACTTTATCTTGCTTAGTAAAGCATCGTCATACAGATATACGCTCATTTGCCCTCCTCGTTAAATGTTGGGTATTCAAACATTGAATCATCCTCTTGATTTAAAAGATTGAAACTTGAATTTGAATAATCTTCAATTTCGGTCTTTACTAATGTATCTTCATATTCTGGAGCTATTTCACAAGCTACAGAAGAAGGAAAAATCATAATGTTTGAAATCTTTATTACTCTAAACAATCTACCCTCACTGTTATCAAGTCCTCCCGGAACAACAAATAAAGCCCCTTGTTGTAAATCCGGCAAGTCATATCTAACATGAATAATAGAGCTTGTATCTTGTAATTCAGATACCCAACCTAATTTCTTCAATGTTTGTTGCGATGGGTGGTCTTCAAAGATGCAATATTCCAACATAGGCTTTTGGTAATTACTTTCTATTTCAGCATATGTTGTATAGTGTTTATCTTTAGCAGGAGCTCTATAGATAACACGTATTCCAAGAAGTTTTGCCATTTCCTTGAAATACATACGATGTAGTGTTGTATTAGAATTAACTAATAACCCATAATTTTCATCATACGGGGTCATCTATAACACCTACCTTACTAAATTAAAATCTCTTTGTAAATAGTTAACGTCACTTAGAATTGGCGCCCGTTTTTCTCTTGGAATCGGGAGACCGTTGACCTTCGCCCGCAAGAATAAAATCATACACATACTTCAAAGCTGCGTAATGATTTTTCTTTGCTTTAAGAACCTGAAGGAACTGCTGCGCCTTTGCGCCACCCTTATCAGCGAGAATGTCCTGGCAAGCCTTTACCAGCTCTTCTTTGGAAGCTGCACCGTCAATTGCATCCTTGTTGTCTAGAAGAAGCTTATTGATGCTGTTTCCTTTTTCAGACAGGTTAACTTCTTGAGCTTCTGTCAGCGAAGTACTTTTTAAAGTCCCATAGATTCTAGTTGATTTACCAGCTTCATTCTTTGTCATATAGTTGTAATTAAATCTTTCGGTAATGAATGATTTATTCTCGTTAAGTGTACCTGTAAGGGTAAATGCTTTACGACCTCTGGTAATGTTCTTATTCTCACCAATGAAACGTAACTTGTTATTCTTTGTAGCAGTTTTTGCTTCAAAGACGAACTTTGTAGGCTTCATCTTTCCAGAGTTGAACTTAATCAGACCTTCAACAACTAATGTATTTCCTTGTGAAGAAACGTCTGTTGTTTTATATGAGTTTACGTTTTCATAAACGGCTTTAAGATACGCTTCTCCTAACTCGTCAAAAGAATCTGAATCAAAATCTTCAACATCGTAGTCAACTTCATCTTCAGGCCAAGGACTTTCCTCAGTTTCCTCAATCGTGTCCGCTACTTCTGTTGGAACAGGAGCAAGAACTTCTGCTTCTTCCTCAGTATCCTTAACAGGTTCAGCTTCAATTGTAAGTTTTCCGTCATCATCAGCATCTAACGTAACCTTTTGGTCTTCAGTAGCGACTTCCACTTTTTCAAATTCTTCATTTACTGATTTTTCAACTTCAGTTTCCTCAGTGGTTTCAGAATTGTCTTCTTCGTCTTTTCCCTCTTCGAACGGGCTTACAATACCAATTACTTTAAAGCCCTCAGAAGTGTAACAGTAGGGGCATTCTTCACCAACATTGACAAGCTCTTCTACGTCGTCCTTAACAATATCCTCCAGCTTCTTGTATACCATGGAGTTACAAACAGGGCAGTGAAGAATTACTTTCCCAATATAAGTATCTTGTAATTCATCCTCAGTCTCCGCTTCTGGATCAATTACGTCTTGGGTGGGAGTACCAGGGTCTGCTAAAAGTTGCCCCATATCGTCAATGGAGTCAGTATTATATAGCGAAAAGTCTTCTTCCGTAAGAAAGTCTAATTTCTTGAAAGCTTCGCTCAGATAATTCATTTATTAAATCTCCTCGTCTATTTATCCGAATAATTATCCGACGTCATCAATCAACCGCATTGTAGAAAAGGGCTGTGTTTGACGACAACGTTTGTCTTAACTCTTGTAGCTCCGAGGTTCCTTCAGCTAGAATATCCCGACCGTCTTGCGTCCATATTGCATTTGACTGTGTATACCTACTGCGAACTCTTCCTGCTACAATCTTTGTTTTAGCTACAGCCATCCGTATCAAAACATCCGTCCAATAATCTGAAGTGATTTCAGACACATCTTGATAGATTGGTATATACTCTACAGTTATATTACTTGGAGCATTACTTGCAACATTTATATACAATTTTTGTGAGTCTCTGTCGTATATATATTCCAGATCCGTACTTGTCGTATTTCTCATCTGAAGAATCGTGTTATACGACATATAATTCAGCATATAATCTTGAAAGCCTCTCATGTTACCTGTCCCCGAGATTAACTGCCACTGTGCTGCTTGCATCGGATCTACGGCCTTTGTCAACGATGTACTAGCCTCTCCGTACCCTTCAGTACGATAAACTCTAAATACATTACTGACATAGATTTTTTTGTCGTTAGTTTGCTTTGGATCCGATAAGTCAATACAACGACTAAAAGGAATAGTTACAATCTTTGTACTGGTTATGTAGCGTTGTAATTCTCGTAGAGAGCTAGTTATGATGCTATCTACAGTAGTTGGGGTTAATTCTAATTCAAGTAGTTGACCTGTGAGCATCAATGTGACTTCGTCACGAACTTGATCCTGTGTCATTGATTATACTCACCTCACATCTTAACATATACGCTTATAGGGGCAAGGTATAACACTTGCCCCTTTGATATGTCTAGTTTAAGTATTGATGTCAGTTCCTTCTACTTGAATATGAACCTTATCTGTGTTGTCTTTATAGATGGATACATCAGGAGTTCCGGACGTTGGCATCTGGCTATTCTGGAACATAATGTTCAAGCACTCAACTTCAACACCGCTCACTAATTTCTTTCCTTCATATATAAACATATTTCAAATACCTCTCATAAGTCTATTTTGTATTATCAGGGTTCTGCGGCAGCTGTCACAGTAAATGTAACATCAACAGAATCATTGTCATCTGAAACAGTGTAAATCCATGTGCCCGCTGTTGCATTTGCTGTTGCGGTTACAGTGATTTCATTACCACTGATGGTTCTACTTAGCCCTGTAGACGTTGATCCTTCAGCTTTCTTATTACACTTCAGGGTTCCTGTTACATTACTTGCTGTAAGTTTAACAGTACTTCCGCCAGCTGTAATATTTGCTGTTGTAGGAGTAACTTCGAGAGCTCCGTTAGTGTCTATGACTTTACTCCCGATTAAAATTTCAACTTTACCAGATTCCTTTGTGATAGTAATATCAGGATTCGATAAATCTAAATTTTCTTGTGCTCCTTGTTCTAAGATGAACTTTAGGGCGCCGTCTTTTTCATATATAAGCATTTAGGTTTCCCCTCTTTTCAGAAGAGCATCAATTTCATTGTTTGCTCTGTCAATTTTAGATTTTGAATTTTGATTTGCATCATCATAATACTTCTTTAGGGAATCAATTCGACGTTCGTATTCTGATTTTAGCTTATTTATTTTAGCATCTTGTTCTGCTTGTGAATTGTCTACGAACTGTTGCGCCCGTTTTCTTCTCTGTAAAATATCTTTCATGTTACGAACATCTTTTGTCATTTGCTGGTTATCAGCTATGCGTTCACGACGTTGATATTTCATACCATTCCAGTACTCGTCATTATTGACTTGGTGTTCTCTTTCATAATCAGGGGCAGGAGCAAAGTAGTCACCCTCAAACCGATTAGCGTTTTCTCCGCGTTCTGGGCGTTTTCTTGCGCGATCTGCATAATTTATTCTGTCAGAACGTCTGTAAATATCTCCTGTTTTTGAATCTACTCTAGGCAATTCATCGTCTTTATTGAAGATATATACGTTATTAGTCGGAATATCACGTCTTACTGACCCAATATTCTTTGTATACGTGTTTCTTCCTAAGTCGTATTTCTGTAATACTTCTTTCTCCTCAGGAGTTAGAGCTGCGTTACCTCTTACTTGTATCTTTCTATAGATCTGTTTCAGAATGTCAGAATCGTGTTTATCTTCAGCTCACATTTCAGCTTCATTTAAAGAGTTTAATTTTTCTTCAATTGCACGTCTAAGAGATTCTTTTCTCAGCAGCTTGTTAATTTTGCTGGTTGCATCAGCTACACCTTGCTGACCTCTTTCCGACTCTTTCTGTCTCTGCTCATCAGCATATGCCATTGCGTCATCGAATCTTTTGCGGGCATCAGCAACATTTCTTGCGTAATTCAAATTGACATTATCAAGATCTTTCTGATTTTCTTTTCTAGATGCTAAGGCCGCTTTCATATCTCTTACTGGCTGAGACATCTGTTTATTTACTGCAACACGATCCTTTTCAACATCGGTTAAATCCGAATTACGTAGGCCGCTTCCTGCAAGTGTAGCAGCTCTGTTATGCTTCTTATCCAAATGATCTTGACCAAATCTCCCGGTGTTATCATGAGTAAATGTAGTGTCTCCAAAATTGTCAACATCATCTACTCTTGCATACTTATCTACTTGACGGTATGGACGATCTTGAGCAGGCCCTTTTTGTTTACGCTTTCTAATAAAGTCAGCTATATTAGTTTCTGCTTTCTGTTGGGCAAGGTCTCGTGCTAAGCTACGGGACTCTCTGTTTTTTCCATACCCTTTATCATAATCAACATCATTATCTTTGATGGGAGTGATGTCCCTGGCACCATCCCACCTCGTAGTTCTTTGTGGAAGTGTTAGATTATATTTGTCTGCAATATCTAATTCTTGAGGTGTCCACTTAATAGCTCTTCGTTTATCATAACTAAAATCTCTAGCTTTTGAAAGTATCTGACGAAGCACTTCATTGTCTCTTTTGTCCTCGTCAGACATAGTAGCTTCATTAAGTGTATTCAAGATAGAAGTTATCTGATTAACTACGTTTTCTTGAAGAACATTGAATTGGCTTAATTCAAATCCTTCGTTTAGAAATTTTAAACTCATGAATAACTTTCTCCATCTAATTTAATATAGTAGAAATTACTTATAGTAGTATATACAATATATCTGTTTTTACTCTAGTATCAATTGGTTGATGTAAGTTTTGTAATTTCCTACACCTTGTAACTGCCCTCCCACACTTATAATTTGATTTCCTGTAATGTCTGACAGATCTATGGTGTGAGTAGTATCTGTGCTAGTAAGTTCTACATATTTTGTGTAGGTAGTGTCGGTCGTAGAAGTATTACTTTGTCCTATTCCTACTAGGCCATACGCAGTACCGGTAGTGGTCGCATGACCTACGATTGTTAATGTGGAATAATCTGTCATGTCAATTTCTGCAGAATTTGCTCTTGCAGTGTATGTTCCACCTCCACTAACGACATAAAAGTATGCATACAAGTATCCGTTAGAATTCATATTAAAATCGTCAAGACCTTTATTTGAAAACACTGCACCAGCTATACCATTGTTATAAACATAAAACTTTTCTTTCTTCGGAATCCACTCTCCGTTGACTTTAAAGTAAACCCCACTGGACTGTTGCCAAACTCCGTTTACCTTAACATACACAGCGTCTGCTAATTTCCATACACCGCCTACTTTAACATAAACTTCATTGGCAGGAACTTTTTCTGGAACAGTTAACGTAACGGAGCTTGCTGTATGTCCGCTTGAGCCGTCTTCCGCCCCAGCACGTATTGTTGCCTCACTGTAAGATGCGGGAAACACTGCATACCAAGTAACTTTCAGACGGAAACCGTCACCTACTAAATATCTTTCTGAAGGAGACTCACTGTCTCCAGCCCATGCATGAAAGTAAAACTGTTGATTAGCCTTGTACCCGGCGTAATTGGATGTGTACAACTTTACCCGAACGCACAGCTCATTATTCCGTAACCTTGCAATAGCGCATGCGGAATAAAACCTATATCCATAACTACCCTTTTTATATCTATAAACCACTGTACCACTAGTTTCTGCAGACCATGAAACTACATTACTTGGTTCAGTTGTCGTCCATGTTGGCATAACAAAACTCCTTATGTGGCAGTATATTTAACATATACGTCTCCATTATTTCCGAGGTCACCTGAAGGGGCATCAGAACCCGAATACGTCATCGATAAATCATAACTACCGCTAAGTATGAGGGCTGTCCCGATTATTTTCTTTAATTTAATCCACTTATATTGTGGAACATTTATCCGAACCTCTGTTGCGGAAGAAGTTGTTCCTTTATTTGTTTCAACTACAGCCGGCATATTCTGTAAGATAAGCGTAAAGGGGTTGTTGGCGTATATAACTGTCTCCCAGAAAGAATCTGTGATACGGTTAAATTCTGCTAAATCAAACGTAAATTGCTGATCCGCCCCCCAAGCCCAATTAAAAATGTGCCCCCAAGCGGCTGTTACATAGAAAGTTACTGGATCATCACTATTATTTGTTCGTGCTTCCTCGTGCCAATACTTCGCATTGGAAGCTAGCTTTGCTATATTGACAGAACCGTCCCCAATGTTTGTTGTACCAACAGAACCCGCAGCAGACGAGATAGCCCCAACATCTGCCGCGCCAAGGCTTACTTCGCCGGTTTTCCCATTTACACTTGTGACAGGAGCAGACTGTAATGCAGTGTCCGCTTTTCCAAGGGACGCTTGAACTGCATCTGATAAATCAGTTTTCGGAATTCCACCGGAGGGTTTTGAATACGTTCCAGTGTTTTTTGTAAACCCTTTTGCAGCAACGTCTGCTTCAAGTGTGGCTTTATCCTGTTTTCCACTTATATCTTGGTGTTGAGTAAGAAAGCCAGAGTCATTCTGTAACTCACTTGTCTTTGAAGGAATCGTGGGCTTGTTACTTAAATCAGTATAACTTCCACTAAAATTTGATGTTCCTGCACCGATTGCAGCTCTAGCATCTGCAGCAGTAGTTGCCCCTGTTCCACCCGAGTCAAGAGGAAGTGGTGTTGTTTTAAAGGCTGCTCTAATAAATGTTTCAATCTTTGATTTTATTTTTGACCAATGTATTCTCCAGGTTTTTCCACTTTGCTTCTCATACATAACAAGGGAGTCATCATCTTCGATTGAAGTTATTAAACCAGTGCTGGAAATAACATTTTCTTTATTGTTAATATCTTGGGTAACAACTAAATCGTACTGTTTATTTCTTGTTCCTAGATACTTCATTGTACGTTTCCTCCCATGAGTAATACTTTCATTCCTGACATGCTATCAAGAGTAGCGTCTGTTATATTACAAAGGTAGTACAAATCGATGATCAATGTATTGTTTTCAAAAACAAAGCCTCTTCCGTCTTGAGTAAAAGAATTACTTGTTTTATAGCTATATGAATGCACCACACCATTATACTGTAACGCTACAGTAGTGTTGCTATCATTTTCGAGTAAAACAAAAGGAGGCATGTACGCAAAAAATCCATAGACAGGCAGAGTAGAGGGCGCTCTTAATTCGGAACACCCAAAGATCTTCAGAAGGGCAGATAATTCTTCTGTACCGCCACCTCCAGAAGAAAGTGAAGATATAGCGTCAATCATCCCAGTCGGGAAGGACATAGTATCGGTTGTTCCTCCCGCTGTTCTAATTGCATCCGCAACGGTTGTTAATTTACTATCAAATTCTGTCGAATCTATTGCTTTATCTACTGCCATTAGTAGTTACCTCCTCCGGTATATACTGGAAGCTGCTTCAACATTGCCTGTTGCACAGCTGCAGGTGTTTCTACAGGTCCGATTATTACAGCTCGTAAATAACCAGCAGGAATAGGAACATCACTCACTCGCGTAACAATCTCAGAGTTATACACAGCTGTCAAAATAACCGTAAAAGTGTCTGAAATAGTAACATCACACTGTATTTGCTCCCCAGTAGATAGATAAACAGACACAATCATATTTTTCGATTTGAATCCGTGTTCGGTTGAAGGAATCTCCCAAGTAAAAGTCCGGGCTGAATTTGAGGTAGTTGTAGCAGGGCTTTCAGCAGAATATACAGTACAAGGAACCAACGTACCCGTAATTGTTTCCCCCTTTGCATTATGTGCTGTTGTTCCTACTAGTAAAGTTTCAGGAGTTACTGTGTCAGACGTTAAATCTAACACAGTGTTACTCCCTAGAACGACTTTGTTTATTAGTTTTACAGGTTCAGACAAGCGTCATCACGCTCCAATCTTAACTGTTTGACCTCCGGCTTCATTATCGGTGTAGGTAACAGGAATTGCATTAACTGTGACAGATGACAGGTAGTTGTAGTCAGGACTGTCAGGTGTAACCTCTTGAGCTTCAAATGTTGGGGTTACAGTTTTTGCTTGAGGCTTTGCGTCTTCTGTTCCTGACATTGTACCCGTTACACCAAGGATTGCAATACCGTCACGAATATTTTCAGGAATGATCTTTGCAGCTTCTGTCGGGTCAATCTGAGCCTTGCCAGATCCGTCGTGGAAGCCCATCGGAATTGTTACAGGCGTTGCCTTCTTTGTTATGTTAAGTGTCTTTGCGCCGTTGTTCGGCATAGTACCGGTAATTTTTGCACCAGCCTTGTAAGCTGTTTTACCTAAAAGAATCTCTGCTGCAGTAGCAGTAGCGTCTTTCGTATCAGCGTCAAACGTACTAGTACCTACAATAGGTGCGCCTGACTTGTCGTGAGCTTTTATACCTTTTGCAAGTTTTTCAGGTGTAATATCGTCTTGCGTAAGGTCAAATTTTACTTCTTCGCCAACAATAAGTTTATTGATACATGTATTCGGCATATTAGTCTACTCCTAATATAAGTGTTTTTCCTCCAGCGTCATTTCCGACTTCATACTGAGGAATCTTTAATACAGTTATGTCATCTTTAGGAACTGTTCCCTTTGTTGGTAATTCGATATCTTGATATAACTTAGGTGTTACTTCATATGGACCTTTGTAAGGTAACCCTGTACCAGTTACTAATGCAGCTTGAAACTCAAAATCTACGGGGTTTATTGGTGTTGCTTCAAACGATATCTTCGGCGTACTTATCTCAAAAGAGACAACAGGTCTCATATAATCTCCTTAGATAACGATACGTCAACATCTATTTTTTGAGTAGGAGTTTTAAACACATCGCCATTCTCAAACTTTATTCGAGCCTGAGCCTCTACAATTCTAGGAAGCGAAAACGTCTCTTCCTGTGTTACAGGGAAGAAAAACGTACCGTCCGAAAACGAAACTTCATCCGGATACATCCGTGTTGTGTCGTGCAATGTAAATTCAATCTTTTCAACATTTGAAACATCTAGTGGTTCATCGTTGAATTTAATTGTCATTGCTATGCTATATTGGTCTCCCTGAGAAATTCTACCGGACATCGCATCACCTCCTTAATTTTATATTACTTCATCGTAAAGCAACACAGTTATTTCTTCTTGTCCCACTTCTTGTCATACCAGGAAGGAGCATCGTATTCAATTAGCCCTGATTTCAATAACGCGATTTCTGTCACTGTTTTTCCGCCGATACTGAATTGAACAAGAATACCATCGTAGCCTTGTTCTCTAGCTATCTTATGATAAAATACTTGTAAATCATCCAGCCCCGTAGACATTCTATAGAAAGAATCTTTATACTTAATATATACAAAATTTCCTTCTTTAGTACGTTCACGAGCAATTATTCGTGTTCCAAGAATGTTATTAAGGTCATTTCCTAAATAAACACTGGTTACATCAGGCTGTTTTCCAAGGTCTATAAGATTGACTTTATCCAGATCTATTACAGAGGTTAACAGGGCTCCCTCGTCATCTGTACCGTCTTGCCAGTACGAAGTAGCTTCATCCTTGGAAACAGTCCACCACTCGGCTCTTCCGTCTCCTTCTACATTCGGCTGTAGACCTTTAATAACCCCTCTGTAAACTGGAATTTTTTCTTCACGTAGTAAAAATCTCATCCGGCGTTCTCCGAATCTGAAATTAGATTGTCAAAATCAATCTGTCGTTTCATTGGCTTGTTCTGCTTCTGGAATCTGTACTCGTTACCCTTCTGGAACTGCGTCTTAGTTCTTGCCCACTTGTTGGCAACATTAAGTAGATCTTTATCTGCGCTAACTGAGATATCCGGCTTTTGTTCTTCGGGTTCCTCTTCAGGAGGCTGTAGTTGTAGCTGAACATCACCAGTATACTCACGTTGATATATCGCAGGGTATATTACATCTGCATACATGTTAGGATAATGTTGTTCCATGTATCTAATATAATTAAATATTACAGAAGCTACTTTAGTTAGCCAACTATTGTTTGACAACACCAGCAGTATATGTTTGCAACCCCTGCCCTTGGTGTCATTCGGGTTTGTAATATTAGAAGGCCTAGTTTCCTTGTCTCCTACAATAATGTCATGCACGCTTAGATAATAGGCTTGACGAAACTGAAAATCGGGACAACTACATCTAACGTAAACATTCTCCCCGTTAAAGGAACTTACAAGAGCTCTAATAACACACCTAAGGTTCAATACGTCATTGTTTGCTGCTAGTTGTTTGTGTATTTGGTCAAGTACTTCTCCAAAACTGATTCGAACAATATAATCGTTAGTTTCTCCTCTTACTTTTACGTCTACGTCAAGAATGTTATTCTGGAAAAACTTATTCATATCAATAGAATTCATTTCTCTTACAGAATTAGCAACCCTACTGTGTAGACGTCTTTCATAACGATTCTTTCCACGAAACTGATTTTCAGGAGCATAATTATCTGCGTGTTTTGAGTTTGAAATCAGCTCTTGTCTCTTATCTTCTAAAAGTTTGTTCACAGAATAATTATACCTCCTTCTTTAATTATTTTGTAGCTACGATTAGTTTTCCTTTTACTTCAACATTATCTTGACCAAACACTTCGCCAATCTCTTCAGCGTAGTCCTCGAGCTTCATAAATGTTTGATACTTATCTCCGCCAGTGGGTCTTCCTTGACCTGTACCGGCACCCGCACCAGAACCAACATATACATCAAAATAAGCAGTTCCACCGGGCTTCAAGATTGAGTAAATATTTGCTATGATTTCATTTACTCTAATGTCTTTTTCTTTTACAACATTCAGAACATTGGCGCAGGTTGCTGTGTCAGTGTGCCCGCCGACTTCGTCGAGTTTGTCAAGCGAAGCACTCTGCTCTTCAGCAGTTTGATTGTACTTATCAAACCCAATATAGTCTACGCCCTTTTCAGCTAAGAAATTAGCAATCTGCGCCTGAGTTGTTGCTTCACCACAACCATAATCAAAATTAACAGTGCCGGGCTTCCAGTTACGAACGTTCTTGAATAAAGCAGGGACTCTGCCCATTCCTTTATTTGCTACGCCGTTACCATGAGCAGTTGACTTGGAAGTGAACTCCTGTTCCTTGTCATAAGAAAATCTTCCTTCTTCCAACGCCTTTAGCTTGTCAAAAGCTTCACTAATAATATAGTTCATTTATGACCTTACACGTTAGCAATCAAGAATTATAGAATAGTCTACGTAGCTGTGCCTTAACAAGGGCAGTAACAAGCTGGTCAGCAACTGAAAATTGGTCCTTGTAATCTTCTGTGTTATAATCTTCTTTGGCCCACTTTGCGTCATATTCACGCACCAACGTCTGAATGTCTTCGGGGCTAACATAAAGGCCGGGGCTGTCAAGGAATTCCGAAACCTGGTCCTCATAAAAATCTTCAAGAATGCTATAGACCTTATTACGAGCTTGTCGATAATCCTTTTCTAGCTCCTCAGCTTCATTCAGTTTACGAAAAGATTCATTTATCAATGCTTTATTCATATTAGTTACTCCTCAAATAGATTTATAAACTTTCCTGTGTATATGTATGATTCCAATGATAACTTAGAAGATATACATTTATTTAGAGCATCTTTCAACTTTGAAAGATATCCTTTATCTCTTAACGTCTTGAAAATTTCATTTCCTTTACCATATTCGCCTTCAATAGCAATTGAATTTTTTCGCATAAGATAAAGTTTATCTAATACACTAGCAAGGTCTTCATAGACTCCCGTGCTAACTGCATAATCAATTTTTTCTTGCCAGGAGGCAACAGCTTCCGTAACATCGTTTTTAGGCACATCTGTAATCTTATGAGGTTCCTTTAACCAACGATTTTCGCAAACAGAATATATTCCGTTTGACACAACTGTTGACTTCAAATCTTCAACATACAGCTCAACAGGAATACCTTTTATGCTAATACTGTATTCTTTGTTAAATGCAGTTTTCTTCATGTTGAACAAAATCTTCAGAAAGTCTTCGGGAATGTCTTCCATCAAATCTGTGTTTACAATCAAGTGAATATCTAAATCAGAATGCTCTGTATAGTTATAAGAAGCATTACTTCCGACAATAACTATATCCGATATATGAACAGGAATTTCCAGATATTCTTCAAAATTTGAAACAATCTCAATTACTTTCTGTCTTACCGCCGGAATAAGCACATTATCTTTCCATAGTTTCGGATTTAATACATCGTGTACTTGAAATTCTTCGATTAAGTCTTTCATATGTTTCATAAAATATCCGCCAATCTAATAATATCTGAACTAGAAATCTTATTATTATGATGAAGGTTAGTATGTGCGCTGCTTCCGTGTTCAGAGCTTTTTCTTACCAGACTAAGATTAGTTATACTATAATTAGAATGGTCTTCATCTTCATGATGTAACACCCAATCATCAGGGTCAATTGAAACTCCTGTAAGATACTGTACTAAAGCACACACTACTTTCTTGGCTTCGGTCTGTCCTCTAAATCCTTCTTCTAGTAATTTAAATCTCATTCTTTGAATACTCACAACCACAGTAATTTTGTTGGTACAAATCAAACTTCTCGCACAGTTGCAATGATCTGGGAAACAGATATCCGAAATCAAACGGCATATACATAACTCCCACAGACCCACCAACAGCGGTTCCAATACTGTTTATAACAGCAGAATCTTTATAAGGACTAATTGTTAATGTAGTTGAAAAATATCCGAACCCGTTGTTTCTTGCATAAGTTGCTGCACCTTTCAATCTCTGACCAATACACACCTTGCATCTCTTCCCGCCCTCGGGTTCATTACTTAAAGAGGAACACGCGTTGTAATATTCTTCCGGATAGAAATCTGCAATAACTACCGGTACATTATAAAGTTTACCGAGTCGGATAAGCTCGTCGGATCTTTTATAGTATTCAGTTTCATCTGTAATACACGGATTGTAATAATACAATGTTATATCAAAATACTTTGAGTACTCATCAATAACAGCGCTACTACAGGGTGCGCAACAGGCATGAAGTAATAATTTATCCATCTGTTCAGTTCCTCCGATTTATACATCACTGTACATGATGTTCAACAACACATCCGCTACAGTTCTTTCCTTCAATCAGACCATGACCGGAAATATAATTATCAATAGCCCTATTTGCTTTCTCTGCAGTACTAAATACTCCTAAATATATTCCTTCTTCTTGTACAGTATCTACAAAAGCAGCATACACGTATGTCATTTCAATTCCTCCATCTTATCTATTTTCCCCAAACATACAACGCTTGACCACAATCATATATCTCTACAAAACTGTGTGCGATCATTAACTCATCGTTTGATGTTCCTTTACCATAATGTGTTCCAAATAGTTGGTCAAAACCCCTCTGTCTTAACAGGTTGTCTGTAATATGTTGACCAGTGTTTATGTTAAACCAGTGTCGTGTTGGAATACCACAATCGCGAAGGTCAAACCCTAAGGAATTATAAACGTCACCTTTGAATTTACTGTTATCACAATAGGATATAATAGACGACGGAGAATAGTTCTTTACAAAATAACTAAATAACTTTTCAGCTCCACCAACTACATATCTATGAGAGCAGTATCTTATCAGCTCGTATTCGTAATTATTGTTATATCGTGGACTACCAAACGTCATAATTGAAACTAGTTCATCATTACAGTAAAGTCCCAAATCAATTGTGCTTTTAGCATAACCTTGTAGATGATATTTGTTCAGATAATTTATACAATCTTTCTTGTTGACTTGTTTTACAACACAGTTACGAGCATATACTTTTTCTCTGGGCAAAAGCAAAGAAACAATTTTATTCCAATCATCCCAGTCCCAAACATGAATACACCTGTAGCCATTATCCTGAGCTACTTTACTCTTTTTATAGTGATAATCTTTCTGAAGTATTGTTGACCCAGGAATAGGACAGAATGTAACGTTGTGACAAGGCCAAGGATTTATTTCTATAAGAATGTCGTTTACTTTAAAGTCGTATTTAAAATGTTTGTTGTCATATCCAATGTAGAATTCTCTTATATATTCAATTCCTGCAGTATCCAACAATTCTGAAAACTTGGCGTTAGGCTTACTATCATTTGTATATTTTGCAAGAGCAAAAGAATTTACAACACCATACTTGTCAAGGTTTGTAGCTGACCTTGCATGTTTAGCATGCTCAATCTTTTCTGGAACATTGAAATAATGTTTGTATCGTTCTTCAATTAGATGTTGTAATTCTTCATGAGATTTTTTACCCCATGCAGCTTTACAACCTTCCGAAACCTTTTCATAATGTTCTTCTTTTGTTATTCCTTTACTTTGTAGATTAGCGAGCATCGTCGCGTAAACTTGTTTGTCATAGTTTTCTTTGCTTCCTGCATTCTTATACTTCGTTTCAAGAACTAACCTTGCAGACTGCTTGCGTGGCTTGCTTATGCCGTATTCTTTTATGACTTTATCTAATGTCCAAGATGTAATGTTGTACTTCTTCATCAGAAAGTCATAAGTACAGTTTTGATTCAAATATAAATCAGTGATTTCTTCACGTGGAATTCTTGACAATACATTCTTTTCAAACTTTTCTCTGTTAATTCTTTTAAGAGTTTCTGATGTTCCATTAGACATTCTACTGTTACTCCTGTGTGTAAACAAATAAAAAAATATGGAGAAGGGAGCTAAAGTCCCCTCCCCATAATATATTATAAGGTAAGATTGAAGTATAAACAACTATTTTATACAATTATGCGAAAATTCTGTTTCTTTGATTGGAGTTTAAACTCAGGCCTTGATCTTACCCGCTACCAGGAGGCTGGCATTGAGAAGCTTCAGGTCGTACATCGTACTCCAGCCTTGTGTAGTTCCACCATCGGCGAACTGAAGCAGCTGAGTAGGAACAACGCTCATGTAAGGAGCATAAACAGCAGCAGAGCTCATCAGATCGCTACCGTTGACACCAACGATGAACTTACCAGCTTCAAGAGCAGGAGAAACGAACACCTTAAGAGAACCGAGAGTACCGGCGAAGTAAGGACCGTTAACATCGCTCACAGGAGCAGGAGTCCAATCACGAATGAATGCAAACACCGGGAGAAGGTCGCTGGCGCAAATCATGTAGTTAGGAACAAATTTCTTTGTACGGTCATACACTACGCGCTTAGCATCTTCAACAGTTTCCATGAATCCCTGATAGTGCTCTGTTTTGGAAACACCTACATTAGGAGTCTTGCTCCATTCAAGGATTGTGTCTGTCGGGGCATTGTCGATAAGAAGCTGAACAACTTCTGTGTCGATTTCATATTCGAGCTGACCAACAGCCTTCTCTGCAAGCTGGTCACCAAGGTCGAAGCCGTAGTCGGTCTTAGCCTGGAAAGCAGCAATCTGAGAGTAGTAAACAGCGATACGACGGGCCTTAGCAACAAGAGCGATATTCTTCATCTCTGCCTTGAGCATCGGAAGGTCGTTCTGAGGAACAACTACGTTGTCGTAGTAATAAGCTACACGGTCAGTGGCAACAAGAGTTGTGGTAATTGTCTTACCATCATCACCAACATTCACATAAGTGGGGTCGCCAGTTGCGTGAGTAACCTTAACGTCGTACTTAACGCCGTCCTTCTCAAACGCGCCCTTAACAACAGGAGTCCAAGAAAGAGCAAGAGAAGGACCGGCTGTCGGAGTTTCAACAACACGGTCACCAGTGTAATCAGCATCTACATCACCAAGAGCGAACGGGCTGTTCAGAAGCTTACCAGCAGTGGTCTGACCCTTGGTCTTCGCAGCAGTATACTCAATGTAAGTTATCAAATACGTTACGAATAATTCATCTATCTTTATACTGATTTTTTGAATGGGTTTGTTAATCTTCCTCTAACATAACCTTCAGGAGGATCACCAATAAACATATGCTCTTCTTTTCCGTTATTCCACCAACGAGAACCTTTATGTGTTTCTATACTTCTTTGTATAGAATATTCCGTGGGTTTCTGCCCTTTACTAGATTCCCTCATCTTGAGAATTGTTTCTGCTGAGCGTTTCTTACCGGTATTCGCTTTAGCTCTTTTTAATTTAGTTTCTTCAGATTGTTTTTTTCCTGTCCAGTAAGCTAACTTGTACCTTAATTCGGGAACAAGATTAACATTACCATCTCCACCATCAGTTAGATTATACCCATTAGGATATCTACACTGTAGCGTTTCAATCCAGAAACTTTCTTTTTCGTTTAGTTCTTCAAGAGTTTCAGCTGTATCAATAAGTTCTCGTGAAAAATTTTCTAGCCCATAGAACTTAATACTACTTTTAATATAAGTTCCGCTAGTAATATAATTCTCATCAAGTTTTGGAAAAGAATATTTATGTTTACCAACATACACTTTATGTGTAATCAGGTTTGTTAGTTTATACACATAACCATACATATTTTAATCTCCTCTAAAGATAAAATATATTAAAAAGTAGTAATTCAAATATTAGAGGTATTTGAAAAAGGGAGCTAACCTCTGTCCTACTTTATAACTAAGTTATAAAGATATCAAATTATTCTCTTTATGTTACCATAAAGTTCAGACTATATCATCATCCTATATTGTTTTATCCTCTATAGGACGCCTCGCACTTGGACCTCATTTGAGGTCTACTCTACTCTTTTACTCGCATAAGTTTTTCTCTTATGCTACAATTTCGATAGTCGTTGAGCCTTCTCTAATTGTTAGAGCTTGGCTGCTGATTGTCCCGTCGGGATTTTCCAGCAATTCACGAGGTTTTTTACTATATATTACTATATAGGGATTCTAAACTTAAAATCCAGACATTGAGCTCATCGGGTGGACAATTACTAGCTCATTACAAATTAAGTTAGGAAGAGCAACAGTTGTAAGGTTCAGGCAGAATTTCTTGTAGCAAAAATATTACGAATAAGTCGTTTCCACTTATTCTCTGCACATCGCTGTGCAGTTTAGACTATATCTTATTCTAGTATTGTTTTATCCTTTACTAGAATGACGGCACTTCGGAACTACTTAGTTCCTACTCTACTCATTTATTTGCAAAAGTTTTTCTCTTCTGCTATACTTTCGATAGTCGTTGAACCTTCTCCCACTGAAGGGAGCTTGGCTGCTGATTATCTTATATACTCTGCCTTTATATAAGACGTCCCAGCAATTCACCGTCTGTTTCTCTTTTATATTAAAGGTTTTGTAGGATAGAATCCTAAGTTCAAATACTCGTTCAGTACATCCTTGGAAATATACTTAATTTTTCCTTCAGTATTCATTATGCGGATCTTACCCTTTTTGGCTTCGCTTATACTAGCGCCTCTGTTTTGATATCGAGACTTTATTTTGCCTACAACAAAACCTTTTTCTTGATAATCTCTTAGTTCTTTTTTCTTAATATATTTTTCAGTTTCGTCTTTATGTACATATATCCGTTCATCTTCTGTTAAGGCTCTACTGATTTTATTATAAACATCAGTTAATCTTCCGGGATAGAATCCAGGATATTTTTCTAACTCTTCTTCAGAATGGATTTTATGTTCTTCAGTACCATTTGTTATCCAGAAACACCCTTTATTCCCTTTGGCGTTAGTATTACCTACTTTAGCCTTACTGCAATTATTACGAAACTCATCAGTTATTTCTCTGTTTTTCATATATTCAGATGCAGTATTTTTCTGGTGTTGTGATTGTTTCTTACCTTTCATCCCCATATTAGAATACAACTTATAATAAAAAGCTATATCGTCGGGGGATACAAAACTTCCTCCTGAAGTCAGATTGTACCCTGTCTCAATGGAATTAAGTTCTTTTATCCAGAACTTTTCCTTCTCATCTAATTCGTCTTTGTCTTCTGCAGTGTCAATAAGTTCGTATGTGAAATTTTCTTCTCCAAAGTGTTCCAGAGCCCTGTTGAAATAAACTCCGGATCCTCTGTAAGATTCATCAAGTTTCACTTCTTTGCTACGGTAGACATGCTGTCTAACATAGACCATCCCATTTATTAGATTAACTCGTTTGTAGATATATCCGTACATATTAAATAAATTAAGAGATTATTTTGAAAGAATATAAAAGATTTATTTATATCTCACGATATAAACGGCCCATCAATTAAGCCCGAGATCTGAACGCTGTGTGCCAGAAGCAGCATCAAAAGCTTCAGAGAGGAACTTGGAAGTATTGTCAAGCACCTTAGCAATAACTAACTTCTTGTGGTTATCCATCTTTTCGCCGTTGTGAGTTCTGCCGTAAACGGATTCAGAAACTGCAAGACGACCTTTGTATTGTTCTAGAAGATTCATTATATTTACCTCTTTATATGTTATTTAAGTCGTGCTAGAGACAGTAAGTCATCGTCTACTAAATCGTCTTGAACAAGAGGAATTATTTCCTTCTTAGGGGACGTAATCTTAGCACTTAACTTTTCCTGTAGTTGCATTGACTGAAATGGTAACTTACTTAAGTTAAGATTTACAGACTGTAAACTTTCGCATACAGAATCAATATCGTCAAATGTGTAACTATCAGGCAATCTATTTAAAATTTCATTCTTAGATACACCAAGTCTTACTGATTGTGATTCAACATAACGGTTGACCGCACCAGCAGCTATCTTCTTGTACTTTTCAACAAGGTTGTTTGAAGCACTTAACTTCTTAGTGTATTCTGTCTTCTTTTGAGCTAAGTCTTTTTGAACTGTCGAAAGTTTTTCAGTTAAAGAAGTGATTTCTTTACTGCTATTTTCATTAGCAATCTTCAGCTGTTCGGTTAGTTCCGCAACTTTACTTCTGCTTGAAGTGACTGATTCAGCTAACGCCTTAGAACGTTCAGTTAAACTATTCTTAGACTTAATAGCTTCATCTTTAGCGGAAGCTAACTGTTCGTTTAACTGACTAACTTGCTGTTCATAATTACTTAACTTTTCTTGTAGAGAAACAACTTTCTTCGCTTCCTCTGACAACTTCAGAATCGCTTGTTTGTACTTAACCATCTTTTCGTTACATGACGCTTCTTTAGTATAACTAACTGACAACTTCTCTTGTAACTCAAGTAGCTGTTGTTCCTTCTCTTTGTTTTCTTTTAAGGAGGCTTGAAGCTGTTCTAACAAATCTGCTTCGGTAGTATCGACTGCAACGCCTTCGTTAACAACTTCTTTATAATTAACAGAAGAAGGCTTTTCTACATTTTCTTCTTCTGGAGTATATTCAATCTGGAGAGTATTCAATGTCTCCTGCATAATTTTTCTGTCAGACGCAGATGCTTTTTCTAGAGATTCTTGTAATGCCTTTTTCAACGGAATACTAGAATTTCCAAAGGACTCTGTAACGTATTCCATACGAGCAGCCTTTACTGCGGGCAGAAGAACAACGTCAAAGCAACTGAAATCATATGTATCTTCATCTACAGATTCATTTCCATCAATATCTGTTGACACATCCCCTGAACCTCTAGAGGAGATTCCCATCTTATATCCATAATCGCAAAGGGTCTTTAAAATACGACCATTCGGAGTATCAAGAATGTCAAAAGAGCTAATCAGCTGCCCTTTATTATTCTTCTGGGGAGGATTGGGCATACAAATAGCAATCTTCTCCATGTCAATCTCTTGACGGTCAGCAGGGTGACCAAGTTCTCCGAAATATCCACCGTTTTCAAATGTTTCCTGAGCTATGGGGCTGTTAAAAACATTCTCCCAAAGCTGTTCAGAATATTTTCTTCCATTACGAGTAGGATTGATAATGTCAGCAACTGGTCCGGACAGACGACCTAATATAGGGCTGCCTTTTTCGCTGACTAGAGCTGATCTGTCAAAGGTCAACTCTTCGTTTGACTTTCTATCCATCTATATTCCTTTCAACACATCATTTCTAATCTAACACGAACATTCTGTAGCTGCCCTATCTACAGCTGTTTTCACCGGAATCAATTTGTATTGACTGTATAAATTTAGCACTAAAGTTTTGATAAAATAAGTTTTTCTACAAATTACTTAAAAAACAATCTTATCGTTAATCTTGGGCGGGTCATTTTTAATCTCTTTTCTGGTAATAGCTGTATATGCAGGCTTTGCTGCTGTATTTACATAAGTTTCAGAAACGGGATAAAAATCTCTATAACCTCTTGCCCATGTCTGTTTGACAATTTCTCTTGCTAAATCAGTTCTGCCCTTTGCATACTGCAAAAGATGTTCTAGTCTCATCTTCCATTGGGTGACATTTATTGATTTATACAATTTCTGATCCACTAAATAATTGTTTACATATTCAGCAAGATCTGTATCAGAAATAAGTTCAAAGGTTAAATCAGTACACTGTTCTAAATTAGATTTCTTCTTTGGCTTTGTATCTATCTGTTTAGTTTCATTTTCTAAAAGATTAGATACTTTTCCTGAATTGCTAATAAACGGTGTAGCTGTTAAAACTATATTGTTATTTTTATTTGTTAATGGTATATTGTTATTATTTGTCTTTACTGAGTTAAGATCTTGTTCTTTACTTTCTTTACTACTTGTTGTTAACTCAGTTAAGCACTTATCACAAGTTTCTTTACTACTTGTTGAGTCAGGGTTATTATCAGCATCTTCATCGTCTTCAAGCAATATAGCGTAGAACTGTTCTTCATTGATGCGGAAGTATCTTTTAGCAGGCATTCCTGCTACTTTAACATCAAGTATTTTCAATTCTACAAGATGCTTGATGATTGAACGTTGTTGATAATCGGACAACGTTGTAGACTCCATTACATTTTCAACAGTGCTATAGAAATAGCCGTCATCTGTTAGGCTGTGCATTTTATTCCAGTAGTCATACTCTGAAATAATTTCGCCAAGAAAAATACTCTCGTGGAGTCCTATCTTCTTGGCGAGTGTTTTATTATACAGCCCGTAATTGTTACTGGCGAATTGTGTTAGCAATTTCTTTTCCCTGATTGAAAGCCCCATAATCTGTTCTCCTTAATTTAAGATATTATCTGTTGTTACGGCGTTCGTCAACGTACTGCTTCAGCATCTCAAGTGTTTCTGGAGTATTCTTGAAAATGAAGTCACAGTAACGAGGGTTCTGAACGTTTACTTTCTTTCCTTCGCAACGTATTCCCGCATTGACTAATCTGTCAGCGAGTTTAAGACTGTGAATGTATAGATATTCTGATTCAATATGATCCATTTGGATTACATACCTCCGTAATTTTATATTTTATATTATAGTTAATTCTAGGTGATTATTCAACTTTGTTCTCTGTAGCACGTTTCAAGAACTTTTATGTCCGCCTTGATCATGGATAATAGCTTTATACAAGGAGTCAAGTCGTATGTTTTTGTGTAGTAATACAAACATTGATACACCTCTTGTAGCCTTGAGAATCTATAAAACATCTGTTTATTCTGAAGTTGTTCAGAAAACAGTGTTGCCTGTAACGAGTAAGAATTCAAGGTTGATAAAACTTTGTTTATATTTTCAGGGTCGGGGTCTTTCATTAAGTTTATATACAATGTTGATTTCTTATTGTTGTAACTCTTGCGTAGCTTTTCGTAGAACATTGCTAAATCAAGAGGTCTGTTGTCATTTATGAATTTCAGTACCTCTACAGTAGGTCCGGAAGATCTCAACAATGTTTTTACCTCATTCGAGCAATCAATACCCGATTCTTGAAGTTCATTCAGCAGTATTAAACAATCTGTTTTTGATATTGCCATACTTTGTCCTTTCCAATATTATTGGCTAATTTATAGGTTTGCTGTGTCAGTCATATCGATTCCTAAATCTGCGGGAGAAGGTAGAGGAGCAATAGTTTCTTCCTCTGCGGGAGTGGGAGGCATTTCATCAGAAGCGTCGTCAGTAGGAACGGGGATTTCTACATCTCCTGCGTGTCCTCCGGATCGAGGCATTCTAACATTTACATCAATGTCCCTGTCATCAGGTTCGTTATTCCCTTCTTCTGCCAGTGCTCCTTCTTCTTCCATTTTATCAATTTCTTCTTGAATAACATTCATTACTTCCGGATTATCAATAATCTCAGCAAGTAATATCTTAAGAATACGAAGCTTCTGAGACGGGTCCTCTACATCAGACAGTAGGTTCATAACATCTTGTGTAATTCCTACCTTGGATGACAGATTGTCTCGTCTATCAATTTCTTCCTGAGTTGTCGGAGGTTGCATCTTGATAGTAAATTTGTTTACATAAGAAACTAGTCCTTTATCAAGAAGCAGAAGATTAATCAGGTCAGTAACTAACTGAATAAGTGTGTTCTGAACACGTTTAATAGTTTTTGCATATCTAGCAGAAATTAGTGACAGAGAAGCTCCGCCATTAAAGCCTGCTCCGTCCTCAGTATCTCCCATATACTGTTTCGGAATTTTCAATCCGCCGAAAAGTTTATTCTTAAAGTAGTCTATGTCAGTAAGACCCTTTACATCAACGTCTCCGCCGATCTGCTGAGGAGTTATGCTTCCTATTCCGTTGTGCATCGGAACATATATACAGTTTTCCATTGGTCCTGGATTTGTATACTCTGACATAATATTGCCAGTGTCAAGAGACGCTTTTCGTTCAAATAGTGCCTTTATGCCCATCATGTGTTTTCCAACATTCTCTTGAGGCATATCGCCTACTTCAACATTTATAACTCTTAATACAGAACTCTTAGTAAGACGATTTAGAAGTAGCGAGTTCTCAAGTAATGTAAGAGTTCTCCAAAGTTTGTATACGGAGTATAGAATGGATTGTCCGTGTCGCACAGTATAACTTAACTTATGTGTGTCATCGGAGGTGTTCATATCGTTGTTTAGAAAGATGTCCACTAATTCAGGAAAACGTTGAAAATCATCTTCTAAAGAGGCGTGAACAAATGCGGTTGCATCGTACAAAGTTACATCGGAACGATTGAACCGATATCTCCCCGAAGGAACATCAACTGAAGATTGCTTCCGCTGTAAACCCGATCTAACAGGAGCTTTGATGTAGGCATATGTTTTGCCGAATTTAGTTAACTCAAACATTTCAGCGGGATTAGACACCATTTCTACATACTGAGCATAACGGTCATCTTTTGAATTGGCGTGTACCATAACTGATTCGTCTAACTTAGAGTTTTCTCTGTTTTCATGAATCTTGTCAAGTTCTTCCTTAAGATACTTTTTCTTGTCAGAAACATCGTCGGAATTGAATAATCCGTCTTCTATGTCAGAGTTACGGTACATACGAAGATAAACGTCTCCGTACTTACACAAACAGTAAGCCCATTTAAATATGTTCTTATCCACATTCAAAACATCCAACAGATATGTTATATACTTTAAAACATCTTCGTCGTCTGATTGGCACCAAACAATGCGACCATTCTCAGAAAGCTCTGTTGAATCTTCTGTGTATATCTCAAGAGCCGAAGCTATCGTAGTGTCTTCACACATAGTGTCAATGACTTCATAAAGAAGTTCTCTATTCTGTGAGACTTGAGTAAAGGATTCTAACTTACTGATGTCCATCATACTGGACTTAACACCATTTATCAGAGCATCGTAAAACTCTCCGTCAGTGTCTATGCCAATATTTCTTTTCGGAGTAGGTACGGGGTTTAATTTTGTTCCGTACAGGTCCGTTGCATCAGCAAATACAGACTCACTATTTTTTAAATCGTTTGCCATATTTACCCCTTTGTAAAACTATTCATAAAACAATACCATTTGCAAGATAGCTGGAATACAGTTCGCTTGCTTTCCCCATTCCAAAATCAAGAAATGTGGATTTATTAGGTTGTATTGAGTCTAATTTTTTAAGTTCTTCTTCAAAGTTTAATACAATTTGTGCTCGGTCTACTTCCGTTGTTGCTTTACTTACATCGATTGTTGTTTGTATCGTTTCTCCCCAGTCAAAAGAAAATTCTTCTGCGTGTTGTGAAGCATTGTAAAGAGCTCCGCATACACCGTCTGCCGCGTCTTTTCTGCCCATGGGAGTGTGGTCAATTTTTCCGTTTCCGTCTTTTTCAAGATCGAGAAGTTCCTCTACTAGTTCCGTTGTAGGATACATATCGAAGCGTTCTTCGTATATTGCATTTTTAAACGTTAGATAAGGTAAGCACACCTTCTGCTCTCTATCTACTCGGTCAACAGATATAATTGAAGTGTTAAAATGTTCTCCCTTTAACACTTGTAATAAATCATAGGACTGGAAGGTATCTGCGGATACGCCTTTAATGTTAAATCCTTCTTGACGTAGCCAACGAATGAAGTTTCTGTTCTTTTCAAATGATACTTGACAACCTTTAGGAGCTTTTATACTTACATGAAATGCCAAAGTGTAATACAAATCTTTTGACGGGTCTTCTCCTGGCTTTGTTGGTTTCTTTCCGTTAATCCAAACTCCTCCGATACCTGTAGCGTCTCCTGACACGGACATATCAAGGTGTATGTACAACGGACGAGATTTTAGTTTTGGATCTATACGAGTTTTATCAATAAAGTCAGAATACTGTGTCTTGTCGTCTGCTCCGTCTCCGACAGATATGATTTCTTTTGTAAACAGATTCTTACGTTTTTCATTTCTTACAGCAGCAATTCTATTTCCTGCAAAATACTTAGTTGTTCCTGAAGTAGAGATACCAGCAATATCTGTCAACGCAATGTTGATATCATCTATAAAGTTCTCGTAGTACCCCATTGGAACATCTATGAGAGTATATCCTCGGTCTCTATATGTTTGTAATTCTGCTTCTGTAGAATTCAGCGGAACTACTTCACTATTCAGAAATTTATTGCCCACAGCTACCTTAAATTTTACTGCACTGTCTTTATCGGTTCTTATCACCCACTGAGGCTCATCAACTATATATGTTGTTTTACTGTCGTTATTCTTTTTCCCTTCAATGAATGTTTCCATGTAAGACTGCTCAGTTCGTTTTGACGATGCAAGAATAAGCAATGTAGGATTGTGTTCTCCATGCATAAAACGAGATTGCATACGAGCACTTGCTGTGTTAACAAGGTCTTTTGCTTTCTTCTTCTGCATCTCTACATCTTGTGTTGGTACAAAAGAGACCTCGTCACAGAATACAGAGAACACAGCTCTACCAATTATGTGTCTTGGTAATGAACCATACAGCAGGTCAATACCTTTCGGGGGAACCCAGACAATGTTTGTGCTACCTGACAAAGCACCATTCTTCATGAACCACGGGGAATTTTGTAACAACTCTTGACATTTCTGCCAGCCTACACCTGCAGCTGCATCCATTGTTATGTTTATAAATGCAAAAGTAATTTTATCAATAGGCTGTAACCCATAATGTAAGTAGGGGTCTTTAAGGCACATCATTCTATATAATTGATAAAGGATGCAAAGAACAGCCATAAAAGATTTACCAATACCAATTGAACCCGTCAATGCAAGAGTATTGTATGCTGTGTCAACATTTGTAGGAAAAATCTTCTTTAGTGTTTCAACCCAGTATGGATATACAGTTTTCCTACCTTCTGCATCTATAAGACTTTTTCCTAGATAGTAATCATTGTACAGAAATGTTTCTATATCTACAGGAATTTCTTCGTAGTCTTGATATACTAAATCTTGATAAACATCTGAAGACCCCGATTGTGAATACTGTTTTAGTATTTCAAGGGCAACTTTCTTTTCATCCTCTGTTAGGTTGTTTAGTTCTTTCTGAATGTCTGAACTCATGAAACTTAAAGTGTCAGGCACAGTCTGCTCACCCCTTTTATCTTACCATATTCTGTTACTGTAATCGTCCTCTATAACATAAAAGTCTTTTCTATTTGTAACTGTTTTTAATACAAGATTACCAGAGCTGTCTTTTACTTTGACCCTGATCTGATATTTGTATTGTCCGGGAAAGATTTTCATTGTATCTTCTTCAGTTAGTGTTACAATAATATTTCCTTTATCGTCAATATTATTGATTACTTTTGTAGTAGAAGCTTTATCATTACTAAACTCTGTAACAACATTCCCGTCAGTGCCGAATGTTTTTTTCATTACAAATTCATAGTTAATAGAATTAGGAATGAAAATATAGAAAAACAGCATACAACCGTCGTTTTTCTCAAACTTGTATGCTGTTTCACTATTGTCGACATAAACAGGAAATGTATAACTGAAATCGTCTCCACGACTCAAATATATATTCTTGTGTTGGTCAACTCTATACATATTACACCTTAATCTTCATTTGGAAGATCTTTTAGAATTTCGTCTGCCTCTTCCATACTGTATCCTTCGGGAATGTAGATAGTGCAAGCAAACGCGTGATTCTTATTCCGATTGCTTCCAAGACCAACTTTGAACTTAAGACCATATGCTTCAGCAACATTGATTGCATTCTGAAGTTTGTCTTTTACAGGGGCGTATACAGTAATGTTACCGTCTGCGTCGGTTGACAGGTCGTCGTATGTGTATCTCTGAGAAGCCTTCTTATTCACACGATTTTTAGATCCGTCAGTATCCTTCTCTAGTTCATTGTAAATAATTCCCCATAATGAACTATTCATTTCATCTTCGTCACGTTTCTGTTCAGGGGTCAGAACTTCTCTATTCTTACGACCGTCTTCATTTAGAGCTTCTTCAACCTTTTCATCAACAACGGAGTCCATAATGTGTTCCTTGATCTCGTTAATGCCTTGAATAACGTCTTCATATGTATTGTACTTATGCAGGAAGATTCTTTGTGGATTGGGGTTACCTGTATCTTCTATAATATCAACCCAGATATAGTCAGGAGTTTCAACGGAGCCTCTAGGAGAAATTACAAAGGTATACTGTTTGTTGTTAAAATCGCGAATGGTGTTCATGGCGGTCTTTCTGTTTTTAATTTTCTCTACAAGATCTGCAGGATCAAACTCTTCAAGTGTTCCGTTAGTAAATGCGAATTGCCCCGCTTCAGTAAGCTGTTCGTCCATCACGTCCATGTCTGCTAGTTCCTCTGCACAGTCAATTAAATCGTCTGCAAGTTCTTTCACAAGTACAGCAAGCTCGCCATATGTGTCAATACCATGAGTAGCGTAACTACCTCTAACACAGTTGTCAATTTCATACTTAACATCGGCTAATTTTTCTAAAACCTGTACCAGGTCAGAGTCTTCTAGCTCCCAACCATCACTTTCAAATGCTTCGGTAAGATCTTTATTCTCCTTAATCTTATCGTCCTTTGTACCTAGAACGGGCTTTTCCATAGGTTCGGTTTCTTTCTCGAATTTCTTTTGCGTCTTCTTTGATACCGCAACAGCATCTCCCATAATCGGATTTAACGCAGTAACTTTATTTTCTGCATTATCAAAGTTGTTAATATTTTCGGTAAGTTTTCTAATTTTCATTACACGTTCCCCTTAAGAAAAATACATATTATATTCATTTCGAGGAGTTTTTCCTCCTTCATACACGCTGTAAACGAACATACTATTCTCTACTCTTACTCCATCTAACTCCCAAGGAACTGTCCAACTCTTGGCTCCAGGAGCATAATCTTGCGGAGGTCCCATGACAGTAACGTCAACACCTTCGTCAGCAAGTTCTCCAAACATCTTTCCAATGGCAGCAGGCTCTTGCCAACCGTTGTATCGGTTAACAATAGAATTCAGTTTACGACGAATACGTTCATTTATTTTGCCCGTACGCTCTGAAGTGTATTGCTCCTTCTCAGTAAGCTCTTCATTCACAACATTTAACTGTTGAGCTGCTTCAGACTCTCCTACTGCAATATTCTCTACATTAGGGGAAAGCATAGCAAGAGCAGCTTGAAGTTTACCAATATGATTGTTAATGTCGGCAACAATGTCTTTTGCCAAGTTAGCAATATTGGGCTGATTATTTGCATCAGCATTTACAATAAGGTCAGTGTAGGCGCTGTTCATGCCCCAATTCTGAATAATCAGATTGTTAATAAGACCTGCTACGCCTGCATCTGGACCTGCTGTAACAGTTTCTTTGCTGGGCTCTACATCTGCAACAATTTCAATTTCTTCAGACGGGAGAACATCGTTGATGTCTTCCTGTAGAAATGCATTAGCAGTAATCTTCATAGTAACTTTATCAGCAGTCTTTTTTGTGCAAGTTCCAGTTAAAGGACCAACTTTAAAGCGTTCGCCAACATCGGGAACATCAGTCATCCCGTCAGTTGAGAATTGTACTTCTTCTCCAGGCTTTTTCTTAAACTGGGTGTCGCCTTCTTTTAAAGAAGTGTTAACGCATTCGTCAAGGTCTTCATCTTCGAAACCGGTATAGTTATTGTACCACTCCGTTGCTTCGTCGTTAGTGTCACAAGTCCAGTCAGCATTGTATGGATCAGGTCCGTATACATCTTCATCACCGAATATAAAGAAATAATTATCCTCATCGGGATTATAATACATCGTATAGTCCGTATAAAATCCATCACTGTCCATTACTTGTTTGGAAATTATTCTTTGATACTTACCTGTATCGAACGTTTCGTTCAAAATCATTTCTGTTGTTCCTCCCACGCTTTAATAGCTGCGTCAAATGTAGTTTCTAGCTTTTCGTACAAACGAATAAATTCGTCTGTTTCCCAATCTTCAAGTCTCGGGGCAAGACGTTTGTCAACTTCGTATAGACGTTTATAGTCAGACAGAAGATTCTGTGCGCTTTCAACGGAATCAACAGACACTGAGAACTGGGTGTCATCCATCCAATCTTCCCAGTTCTGATAAATATATCCCTCAGGAAAATCCCACTCCATGGAATTTGCAAAGTCAAGGAACTCTATCACTGCTTGCTTTAGTTTGTTGAACAACTGGTCTGTATAATCTTCTTTAAGACTCTCGTCCTTTTGTTTGTACTTTCCATTAAGATAAGCGGAAATAATCTCGGGGTCATTTGTAGAATTTACTACTTTACGAAGTTCCTCTTTCTCATCTGGCGTCATATTAGGAGTGACTGCTTCAAAAAGATTTCTTAAGTCAAGATAATTTCCGTTGTCCAAACAAGCTTCATCCATACGACTTAACTTCTGTCTTACTGTAAGGCTTTCCTCGTATGTCTCATCCGGAATATCATATTCCGCATCGTATGCTTTCTGCTCAGCTTGTCTATTACGAGTCTCAGCAAACTCACGCATTACATCTTCAATGTCAGCAGCATCTTGAAGTCTGTTAGCAATACGGAAAAGCTGCTGATCCGTATATTTATCAAAGTCATAGTTTTTGCCGAAAGATTTAATCTTCTTAATAAGATTTGTTCTGTCAGCATTTTCAGTATTTGCTTCACATATATTTTTACGACTGTAATTTTCGTTCATCATTCCGTCCACCGCATTTACATATTTTCTGCCGGAAGTTTCATCAGGGAAGTACAGAAACAGCCCCGTTGGTGTGTTTTCTGCAACAAGATGCGCGCCAAACATTTCATATTCAACTGCGTCTTCTTTCCCCTTATATACGGGCCCAATCTTCTGACCAACTTCTGTCATGTAGTATTGTGGGTCATACTCGTTGTTACGGTCAAGCATGACAACAAGGTCGTCCATATTCCGGACACGAAGTTTACGAGCAATACGAGCAAATAATTTCAAATCAGCATCCAGTTGGTCTTCAGACATATTTGCTATAAGGTCGTCCAACATATCAGACATATATCGAACGTCTTTATGTGCCCAATCTTCTGACATCGCAGTAATATTTACATCGTCTCCTGTTGAGTTATTAAATCGTTCTGCGTTCTTTTCTGGGTCTCCTGCATCAAGTGTTGCAAAATAACTTAATGCACCTTTCTTTTTCTTAACGTTCATTTGTGGCTCCTCACTCAAATAAAGTCTTTGTATGACATTCCTGACCCGTTGTCATCACCATAGTCTGCTTCTTCTGTATATTCATCTACTGCATCATCATAGAAGAAGTCATACGCATCTTCGTCGAACAAATCGGTATTTTCTGCGACACTTTGAACTAGTTCAGAAAATTTTTCTTCCGAGGTTAGTTCGTCATATCCTTCTGGGAGTCCATCTACATCTCTTAAAGCATCTTCTAGCTCTGCAACATAGCCTTTGTCATAGTAGTCGTTTACTAAATATTTTGCAAAACGATAATTATCTTCGATAGAAGGTTCAAATTCATATTCTACTTCACCAGCACCGTCCCAAGAAGGAAACAGTGTGTAGTGAATAGTTGTTAAGTTTTCGTTCAGTTTAAATTTCATATTTCAATACCTCTTACTTATGTATACAATATGTTATAATTTAGCAGAAAATAATACAATATTCAACTGTTATTTAATTTTATTAAATTAAAAACGCCCTCTAATACAGAGAGCGTTCTAATCAGAATAACACGATATTACTCTGTCTTGAGCTGTTTATGAAGTTTAAGTACTTCAGCTTCAATCATGTTTTCAAGAGTTTCCATGTCAACTGTGAGACCTTGCTTCTTAAGTATTTCGGTCAGATAGTTAACAACATACTCTTTCTTTGCTTTACCTTCATCAGTAGCAAATAACTGGTCTGCAGCGTGCACAGCAATTTCTACATAGGTCATTACTTTGTTTAGCTTCTCTTGACCAAACTTTTGTTTAAGCAAGGGAATAACGAATGTTGCTACAAGGGCAGAAATTAGCAGAATTACAAGCTCAAAAATGTTGGTGATGTCCATGATGTTTTCTTCTCCTTAATTTATTATATATGTTTTCCTTGATACTTAGGACGTTGCTGATTAAACTCATTACATTGCTCTTCTATAAGCATTTTTATCTCTAGGTCTGTAATAACGATACTCTTGTTTGTTAAAATCTCTTTTATAGATTCAACCGCTTTTGCGTATTTCTCTGGGCCTAACATTTCTGGGTATAGTTGTTCTACAGCTCTTACGCAAGTTTTAACAGTATCTCTTTTTTGTTTTTCTTGACAGTTTTTCTGATACTTTTTTCCGATCCATGCTCCAACAGCTGTTATAATACCTGTTAGTATGGTGTAAAGTATCTGGTTACCATATAATACAAGAAATTGCATACTCTGTCCTCTTTATTAAAATGTTCCAGCATCTACCCAACCATAAACTGTTGAACCTTGCCCCGGAACCTTAACTAAATGATAAGGGTGCTTACCGTTACGGTTAATAGCTGTAATTGTAGCCTTTCCCGGTCTGCATCTAAATCCAAATGCAAATGCTGAAGAACTTGTATAGTGTGTGTTACCCTTAAAATTGACTACATCGCCCACTTCAGCAACTTTTGGAGCAACAGGAGTTGCAGGAGTAGGCGTAGGAGCAGGAGTTACATTTCCGTACTTTTTCAGGAATGTTTCTCCCATATTAGCTCTTGCCGCTTTCACTGCCTCGGACTGGTTTGCAGGTCGTTCATAGTTTACTAAAATGAAGTCCGATGCTGTACGAACATCTTTTGCATTCTTTATTGTGTCAACTAGACCTTGATAACCTGCCATTTCGGAAACCATAAATTCCAACTGCATCTTCGGGTCGCCAATCGATCTGTTATTGGACTTAGCGTAGTTGTATAGTGCTTTCTTCCGTGACCAGTATGTCCACTGTACTAGACCATAGCCAACAGCATCGTTAACAAAGTTTGTGTATGTGCCATTGTCTACGCTCTCAGTATATGTCTTGTCGTTGTACCCCAAAGCTGCTTCGTAGGAATTCTGCATATTATTTGCTTGTAAAGCACTTTCTGCATAAAGGTTTCCCATGATTGCAGCTACACCATACGGATTGTTGTAAACAGACATGAGATAATCCCAGATCTGTTTTTCCGTCATTGCAGTTGTATTTCCAACCGGAACAGCAGGAATAATATTCGATACATCGGTTGTTGTAGAACCTTCTGCAAGTACAATGTCTTTAATGTTAATCGGGGACATAATGCTGTTTGTACCGCTTGCATTCTTATCGATAACTACACGGTCACCATTTATAGCCAGTACAATCCAGGTATCATTCTTTACAAAATCAGGAATAAATCCTCCGGTGTACCAGGTATTTCCAATAACTTTAACTTTACTGCCAACTTGAATATTTGTGTTAGGAACAGTTATTGACGGTGCGGCAGGAACACTTGTAGCAGCATCATCATATTTCGGAAGTCCATATCCTCGAATATATCTGCTGTTAACTTGTCTGTTGGTAAATGCAACTGAATTATTGCAGTTACCTTCAATAATTGTCATGTTCGTTCCTACAACAGAATAAACAATTCCTACGTGGTCAGCTACTCCTGTATTGTCTCCAAAGCCAGAATCTTGCCAATCATAGAAGATAATATCTCCTGGCTTAGGAGTGTACGAATCATCTTCCATCCAACGATTATGTTGCTGGAATAGTTGGATCATTCTAGGACAACTACATTCTGGGTAGATAATATCAGTGGCTCCAACTTTCTGCGCTACAGCAGACACAAATGTTGCACACCAAGGATCAGTGTACGTCATTCTATAACCTGCAGGTAACGGGGTTATAGTATTATAAGTATCAATTATAACACGATGTGTGCCGTCTGACTCTCTACGACCTAACCAGGCATTAGCTGCCTGTAAAACAGTATTTCTATCCAATACTCAATTCCTCCTGTCTCATAGAAACTTGTTCTCTTTTAAGCATTCTTGATACGTTTCAGTTACAAAACTTATTGCCGCAACAGCTTGCATGTTTTTAAACTCCGGATGTTCGTGGCAGAAATTATTATAAAAAGATACGTCATTCAAAACGTCCCTGAAGTACTCATGTGAGTGTTCAATGCCCAATCTCAATTCATCTGCTGCTCTAAGTATTCTTCTTCGTGCAGCTTTTGCTTCACACTCTTCTTGATAATACATGAATTTTCTTCGGGCTTCTTCAATGTCATCCAATCTCTTATCGGTTGTTTTCTGATAATTTGACTGGCATTCTTTTAAATCTTTTACGATCTGTAATACGTCGTGATTCAGTGCTTTTCCAATTACCCTTCCTAACCAACTCCAGGGATTTATCTTCAAAGGGCTTATCTGTACCAATGTTAGTAGGATCAAAAGGCCCCCACCGCTGTATTTAAAAATCTGCTCTAACGGCATTTCCATACATTTCCTTTACTTTATTTTATTTTACATGACAGCTACCTCGGTCTTCTTCAGTTCTTTGTTGATTTATACAATAATTTTAGCGTTGTAAACATAATAAAGAGTAGATTTATTTTTATAATAAAAAATGCTCAGAGCTTGTTGTAGCCCTGAGCATTAGTATACTGTTTAAACGTAAACTTATTTCTTATGTTCTTGCATTTCTTTAATCACTTTGTCAATATCGTGTGCAACTTTTATGAAATCGTCTTTCTTGTATCCCTTTGTTGTCATGGCTGCTGTTCCGATACGAACACCGGATGCCTGTTGAGGAGAACGAGTTTCTGTTGGAACACAATTCTTATTTAAAGTAATGTGATGCTTGTCCAATTCATCCTGTACTTCTTTTCCTGTCAGGCCCGTTGCAGTTAAATCAACAAGGAATAGATGATTATCTGTACCGCCAGTAACTATCTTATACCCCATAGAGATAAACTCGTCGCACATCGCCTTGCAGTTACCTACAACGTCGTGTATGTAATTCTTAAACCCTTCCGTACAAGCCTCTTCTGCGGCTACAGCTTTTCCGGCGATTACGTGTTCAAGCGGGCCGCCTTGTGTGCCGGGGAAGATTGTGCTGTCAACTTTCTTGGCAAGTTCCGGCTTACAGAAGATAAGACCTCCGCGTGGACCTCGAAGTGTTTTATGAGTTGTTGTAGTAATAATATCAGCAAGGCCAAACGGGGAAGGGTGATCTCCCGCAGCTATAAGTCCTGCAATATGCGCCATGTCGACCATAAAGTATGCGCCGACAGATTTAGCAATCTCTGCAAACTTTTCAAAATCAATTATACGACTGTAAGCGGAAGCTCCAGCAAGAATAAGCTTCGGACGAAACTCTTCAGCCTTATTTTTAACATCATTGAAATCAATAAATCCATTTGCATCAACTTCATAAAACTTCATGTTAAATAGCTTTCCACTGAAGTTAACAGAAGAGCCGTGAGTTAGATGACCACCGTTATTAAGTGACATAGCAAGAATAGTGTCCCCGGGCTTAAGAACACTCATGTATGCAGCAAGATTAGCACTAGAACCGCTGTGGGGCTGAACATTTACATGATAATCAGTATTAAATACCTTACGCCACATATCACAGCAGTATTCTTCAAGTTCGTCAATATATTCACAACCGCCGTAATATCTGCCCTTACTTCCAGATTTTTGATTTGCTGGATAGCCTTCAGAATACTTATTTGTCAAACATGAACCGACAGCCTTTAAAACATTTTCACTTACAAAGTTTTCGCTGGCAATCAATTCAACTGTCGTGTCTTGACGATGTTTCTCTTTTTCAATAATGTCAAATACTTTGGAATACACTTCTACCTCCACGAGCCTTAGCTCTTATAAAATAATTATTGTGTGGTTGTTCAAGACGTTGCAATAGGGGTGCAAGCAATTATTTATTCTTATCGGTATATAGTAATAAGAGAGCCGGAATCGCTGGGCATACCCCAAGCAAACAAGCAAGCATAAATGACAAGGTATATTTATTGTTTGTCACTATAGCATATACAATATTAAACAGAGGAAATGCAATGATAAAACATTGCACAATCTTCTGCCATACAACTTTCTTACTCATACAGATATTTAATCGCAATACGGTTCACGCACAGTATACTTATATCCGTCATCGAGCTTCTCTAGACTGTAACAACCTCGGAAGTAATATGCGGCATCATGAGCTTTTTCTGCACCGTACCGGATATTAGCGGACCATTCCCCCGAGGAAGGAAGATCTTTATTAAATACATTTTCTTTGATGTATTTCAGTACTTCTTCTTCATTCTCTCCGTCCGTAGTAATCTTCCATACTCGAAAAGTGTCGCCGTATCGTTTGTACTGCCCTTAATGAATCAGTTCGGATTTCATCTGTTTAATTCTCCTTTTCCGTATTTGTTTTTCCTGTGATAAATTCTGAATGAGGTAATGTTTCAAGCCACTGACAAAACTCTCTCCACTCGGGAAGCCGATGATCTTTACGCTGTGCATAGATGGTTTTAAGCTGACGGTAATTTGTCGTAATGCCTGCAGTTAACTGAAACCCTGCAGGGTTACTATAGAGGATTTCAAGATACATCTCTTTTAGCTGTTCTTTAGTCATAGTTTCTAAAAGGGTATTATACTTTTCAATTTTCTTTTTCATAATGTTGATAATCTTAGGGTCTACATACTTAATGTACTGTTTATCAACATCAAATTTTGTAATACGGTGCATGGTACTCTGGCTACTTACAAAATCAAAGAAGTGATATCGTTCAGCTTCTGTCCAGGCCTTAACAGTGAACGTTAAATCAAACTGAACAACAATACCTGTAAGAAACTGGTCATGCCCTGCGCCCTTTTCTGCAGTAGCAAGTTTTGCTATTCGAGGTGTAAGTTCTGCAGTAAGTGTTTTTGTGTCTACTGCCATTGGATATTTGGCTCTAACTAAGGACTCATCTAGCCCGTATACACAAGCGTGTTCAACACAACGACAGTTTGGAACGGAATAACAACTCATGTAGTATATCTCCTATTAGTCTTATTTAAACTTCATTACTTAATGACAAGGTCTGCATCAATAACGGCAACATTGTCAGTGTCTTTGAACGTCATTAGAAGTCCTTCCTTCAGTGTGGCAGCGTTATAGCGAATACCATCATAGGATTTGACTTGCTGAATTCTCATATACTCAATGCCGTTAAACAGAAATACGTCTCCTGTTGCGACCATACGGAATTCACATAAATTCTGTTTGTTATTGTAAACAATATTCATACTATATTTGCACAGTACTTGGTCATTATTTGTTCCTTTCTAAAGTTTAATCTTTATATAATACAATAGGCGTGCTGAATAAACACGCCTATAATCTTCAATTCTTATCAACGAGTGTAAGGAGTGAGCTGATAATCACCGACCTTGTAGATGTTATCAATCTTAATTGTTGCGATCGGGCGAGACTTCTCATTGAAGTAAGAATCCCGAACCATCTCGCGCATCTCTTCGTCGAGGTCGTTAAAGGAATACTCAGAATGACCAGGAGTTACCAGTATATAGGACACCTTCTTGTTGGTACCCTTCTTTGTAGGAAATACCCGAAGGTACATCTGCTCCGTATCAGTGTTCTGATAGATACGACCTCTCTGAATAGGAACAATGTGATTCTTACGAGTACGAGTAACTTCCAGACGACCTTCGCGTTCCTCAACGACAGACTTAATCTTGCCGTAGTTAACACCAGTACGAACAGTAGACTCAGTCTTTTTAAGGATCTTCCATCCTTCCTTGGCATAAGCAGCCTTCACGGGCAGCTCAGTGATGTAACCGATACGAAAGAACGTGCCAGACCGGATGCCACCCAAGGCTTCTTCAAGAAACGAGTAAGTCATTGAAAACTCCTCCTGTTAATTGATGTTTACACATTCATTTTAATATAAAATGAATGTAAATTCAACTAACCTTACTTGTCAAGTTTCTTGATGTCCCCACAGTAAAGGAGAAATTCAAAATGCTTATCGACAAAGCTGGCTCCATAGTAGCCTGGGGCAGTAAGAGTTACAAATCCGTCGCTGCCGTTCTTAAGACTTGCTTCTGTATATACGGTATCTTCTACCCTGGCAGCCCTAAACGGAATATTGTCCGGAATTAACTTGACAAGATACTTCACATCTTCAGGGAAGAGTATATAATCCTTCTTCTTTGCCATCTGTTAATCCTCCAAAGGAACGGGTATTTTCATTAACTTAGGATTCTTCTTCAAAAGCCATTTATCAATCAGGTCACTTAGTTCTTTTGAACAGTTATAACACACAGATAATTTTGTGCTAGTTGCTTCTCTGAAGTATTCTGCTTTTCCTGTTATTCTTCCTATATGTAAGATACAAGGGTTGGCATATATAGGACTACCACATATCTCGCAAATAGATGAAACTTTAACAGCGGGCGTTGCAACGTCTTGTACAACCGCTGTGTTATTTTCTTTATACGTTTCTTTAACAACGGGAGTAGGAGGAGGAGAAACTTCTGGGATATCAAGAAGGTTCATCTTTTCAAGTGTTGTTTTGTTCTTACTTCCCTTTGGTCTACCACGAGGCATCTGTATTCTCCTCCTATAATATTACATATAAATTGTGCTATCGAAATTCAGCCCTTTACTCAGAATAGAAGAGATAAGGAACTTACGAGCAAACTCTCCTCGCTCTTCTGTCCAAGAATCCTCTCTCTGGAAAACTTCGACTTCAATCGGAGGCGGGAACATCTGACGAGCTATTGTAGCAACTCTTTCTCCAAGAAGTTCTCCCTCCAGAATGTTGCCGTCTCTGTCTTTCTTCTCTGACTCAGAAGGGTAACTAAAGGAGATATGAAACGGCTCGCCCTTATCGTCGGCGTCGAACTCATTCATAACAACTCCTAGAGTAGCAAACATAACAAGAAACAGGTTGGTAGAAATAATGGATTTAGGACGATTGGACATTGTATGCTCCTCCTTTTATTTTCTTCCGCGTTTCCAGCCGTCGGAAAGATAATTATCTAGCTCTATAGAATCTATCATCTTTATTACACCGTCTCTATTTACAGTTAATTTTCCCAGATGAGCTAATCTGTTTTTATTTTTTGCTTCTTCAGAATGTGCCTTTCCAAGAAACGTCCCTTGATGAGTCTCATAGTATTTTTTAATACTTCCTCGCTGCCTCTTAATACTTTCTAATGAACGAGTTTTACCAGTATTTGCTTCAGATAGTTTTTTTATATATTCTGGTGAAGTGTAACTGCCGTTCTGCTTTCTTGTCTCGGAAGCTTTAGCACATTTTCTCTTCGACTCAACACTGTGTTTAAAAAGCCTGCCTAATTCAAATCCCTCTTGTAAATACATCTCAACTTCATCCGCCGGTACCATATAGTCTTTTAAATCTTTATGAACCCAACGTCTGCCTTTTGTCGGAGAACCATATTCTAGGATTCTCTTCTTTGCGGCATCTCGCATTCTAGTAAGGGTTTCTTCGGATACTTTTATTCCCTTTCTGTGATTAGGGGCAGCTTCTATTGCCTCTTCATATAAGACGGAATAATCGTTTCTTTCATATATGCATCTAACAGCTTCTTCGTCCTCGACAGAAAAGGTATGCCCCGACATAAGAAATAAACTATAAAGATTCCAGTATCTATATCGTCCTTTTGTACATCCACTAAGATAAAGATGAGCTAGAAGATGATCTTTGAAATAGAGTGTTACAATATTTGCCTTGCTGTTGTCTACTTTCTTCTCAGTATTGATAAAGTAATGAACTGGTATTATGTGATGATTATTTGTTCTGAATTGTTCTTTTACTGAACAATTATTACTAGTTACTAGTTCAACATACTTTTGAAAATATTCATTCTCTATGAAATAACCTGTTGAAAGTAATTTTTCTTTAAGCTCCAATTTATATTCCCTCCCGTGCCAAATTATATTCACCCTGGTGTGAGTGGGTTGTTGTTATAATTTAGCACGGGGTTTACAAGATATTTAGTTAACAGTTTTCAACTGTGAATAAAATGCATCCAGAATGGGATGACCATTCATAATTTTATCCCAGTTATTTTCCCTATAACTTTCGGTGTTACGGACGGGGGGAGTATGACACACAAAGTCGGAAACTGCGTTAATAACACCCCAGGCAGTTCCTTCAAACTTCGTAATATCAGGCGCCTTCAAGCAAGTGAAAAATGCATTCTTCATTGTTTCAACATTCTTAATCTTCCGGGCTGTGTCCTTCTCATAGTTAACAGGGAAAATGCTGTCGAAAATAAACTCCGTTGTTGCTTCATCAACCTTAGTGTCCGCAAGAATACGAGCTTCGTCTCCCAGACACTCCGTATAATTGGCGGCAAGTTTGAGGACACGACGTGCCTCCAGGATCTTATCGTCCATATTTCCGATGTGACGCGTCGACCATTTACGAGAAGCAGTACTAAGGGCAAGGTTGAGGGTATTGTTACAACAGACACGTGTGTTTGTCATGCAAACCTTAACCGAACCGGTACCGTCATGAGTGTTAGTGAAACAGATGTAAGTGTCGAACTTATCATCGAGAATGTACTTCTCAGGGAGCTTAGCAAGAAGCCAGACGCGACGACCGTCATTCAGGCTGCCTGCCGTTTCATATCGGGCATCTCCTGCTACAAGCTCGTCCGTGAAGCTGAAGGCCTCTCGATTCTGGACGATGGAATAACGACCAGACACAATACCGAGAGTGCTATTATCAGAGCTACGAGAGGTACGGAAGTACTTCGGGATCTGGATACCGTTCTCATTGAAGATAGGCTTCTTCTCAACTTCCCAATCAAGCCCCGCAATCTTCAGGGCATCTTCGCTGGTCAGGGCTTCCTCAACAGCAGTGCCAAGACCGTGCCAAGGGACAAAACGACCGTTCTCCTCATTGGAGGTGTAGAACATAGATTCGACAAGAGCAGGCATTTTTGTATCTCCTTTACAAAATATTTTTTATTGATTATAGTCTGATTATATTATGTCGTAGGGGGTGAAATCAACTAATATAAGTGTTAACAAGTTTGTCGCACACCATCCGGACGATATCTTCGTCTGTGTGGAAACAATATGTATGATGATGAAGACCCGGTAGCTTTTTATAAGTTTCCTCAAGCATGTTGCGGAACTTGTCTGCCTCGACGAAATCGAGAAACCACCCCTGCCGATGTTCAAAGGATCCGTCAACGGGAGATTCCCAAACACAAACCACCAGCCACATATCATTGGCTCGGGAAGCAAGGTCTTTCAGAAGAGCCCTATTGTACTCTCTTCTCTTCTGGAGCTGTTCGTTGTCTTTCTGAAACTGGTCGTCGGTGTACATGTTGTGTACCTCCTGTGTAATTTATTTTACACTTACATTATAAAATATTATCCATGGAATTTCAACTAACGCTTAGTTTACTTTTCCGTGTGATCCTCATGAAGGGAAAGCTGCTCCTGAATATACTCGCAGATTCTTTTAGCCTCCTCAACCGTGAACGACATCATCGTCCACTTGACATTCTGCGCGTCCGTCCTTTCCAATCTCTCGATGACGAACGGGCGACCCTCTTCACGTCCAAGACGGTCATCGTACTAAATGTCAAAAGCTTCGAACATAACGCTCCTCCTTGTAGGATCCATAGGCTTTTCGCATCCAGTAAGTTGTACCTTCCTCTTCCGGAACAGAGATTGTCAAGATACCTTTATAAGTCTCAGGATGATTCTTCATATACTGAAGCCTATAGATTCCTACCTTACATTCCACGGGAGTCTTACAGGTGTAATGCTCCCCGTCTGCAAACAAAATCTCAAAGGCACCAAAATTGTTAGAAAACTTACGGACAGTGTTGATAATGGAATCAAGGTTATTCATTTTGTAACTCTCCTTCAATATATTATTTAGTGTTAATCCTTAAATAATAACTTCGTCAATCTCAACCCCAAGCTCAGTGATAAGCTGCGGAAACATGAGCCCTTCATTACGCTGTTTCTCAAAGAAAGAAACAATCTTGGTCCATGCCTCATCAGAGGAGTCTGCTACAACATAACGTGTCTGAGGAGCATCGTTCAGCTCATAAAAGATATTGAAAGCGAAAACTGTCATTGTACTGTACCTCTCTGAAATGAAATGTATTTCTTAGGAACTTCTTCTTGAGTTAGTCAATGTGTTGGGCAATAACTTGACAAGCATTCTGATACTCTTTTTTGCTCCGGGGCTGCCACGGAACATACCAGTAATCATCTTCACCTGTACGGAAGATGCTGTCAGTTTTAATCCCTGCTTCTTCAAGACTCTTCTTGCAAAGCTCTGCACGGAACAAGAATTTAAATGCCGCAAAACGCCAACTCATTGTTTGTCCTCCACTGTATTGTATTTCTTTATCGCCTACAGCACAATTGTATAATAACACTTAATGTAAATCAACTAATAAAAAAAAGCTGCCGAATTTCTTCGACAGCAATTAACATATAATATGTTACTTTTCTTTATCTTCAAGGACCCAGATATCCCCACGACGTTCTATAACAGTATACTTTTCATAGACATCTTCCATACCCACTGATTTATGAATCAAACACTCATATTGATTATGTTTGTTTGCCTCCCTGTCCTTATCCATAGTAACTCCAACAACAATTGATAATGCAAGGAGTGTGACAGTAAATATTCCATAAAGAATACATTGTTTGGCATCGTCTGATAACAGCAAATTTGCTGTGTTTATAATTGCACCTATTATTAGAAAAATCAAGGCTACAAGTAACAGTGTAGAATTTTCTGATACTTCTGTAACATTAAGAATTGTTATTCCGTCCACAGAGACACTCCTTATAAAACTCAGCTACTTTAATAGCCATGTCACCAAAACTGTGACACATACCGAATGTAGTTCCTTCACTATCAGTTGCGCACCATGCAAACGTTGACGGGTTTGCAAATTCAATTGTAATGTTGTAATACGCTGTGCTTTCAGAAGCATATACGCGTAGACGATTATTAGGACTAACCTTAGAACAAGGTATGTCTAGATAGATAAGCAGTGCATGAAGTTTTTCGAGTTCCGTCATCTTTACACCCCCGAGCTTCCAAAACCGCCGGCACCTCGGTCAGTGTCATCAAGATTGTCTACTTCAATAAGCTCTGTTGTGATACAAGGAAGAATTGTAAACTGAGCAATACGGTCACCATGATGAATGACCTGAGGCTCGTCGCTGTCGTTCCGAAGAACAACCACCCACTCCCCTCGATAGTCACAGTCAATTATTCCGGTACTATTTGCAAGACGAAGACCTCGCTTGCAGCCCATTCCGCTACGAGCATAAACAGCAGCAAAATATCCTTTCGGAATAGCTGTTGTAAAACCAGTGTGAAAAGAGAAAGAACCATGAGGAGGAACAGTTTCAGCAAGAGCTGCACTAGAACCCAGGTCAGCGTAAATGTCAAAACACGCATCTGTTTCATGCGCCTTTGTAGGAATTGTTGCTGTATTTGAACACTTCTTAATCTGCATACTAACAAGAGGAGACACTTCATTTGTTATGTACTTGGTTATATATGACATAAACCCTGTTTCCAGATCGTCTACAGCATCTTCATTCTTGTTAGCCTGATATCTCTTTCGATATTCAGCAACTGTGCAATGATTTGCGCTAGAATACTGTTCCGGAAGTACTGCACCATCAAACTCCCAGTTACAGTTATCACAGATCCAAAAAGAATCCAACGTAGGTTCTCCACAAATAGGACACTTAACAATAGTGTACCCATACTTCTGAAATTCTTCGGTTTTCTTCAGCTCTTCAACTGTCATCTTTATACCCCTTTCTTATTCTGTTGCTGGAAGCTCGTCTACATATTCAATTGCTTTCTTTCCAGTAAACTCTCTTAAAGGCCTGTGATAGAAAGTTACAATAATAGGATCTCCTTCAGGACTTCTGTGATATACAACATACTCTTCTGTTTTAGTGTTGTACTTAATGTACGCCTGTTGCCCTTTATTATCAACAGCTACATACCCAAGAATACTTCTGTAATCAACACGACTATTTGCAAGGCGATCTGCTGCCTGCTCATAACTTTCTTCTGTCATGTGTTTACCAAATTCTTTTTGGTCTACAACATGTTTTTGATACTTCTTTGATCTTACCGAAGGGCTAAGAAATTTTTCCTCTAAATCAAAGTCCTCTGTAGTTAATCGCGTAAACTTCATAATTATCCTTTCAACAAAGAATAGTCTGGCATAGGTGTTTTTACATCAATCTTCTTCTCTGAATTATTTCTGTTCCACTCAATAAGAAGAACCTCCCAGTTTGTTTTTGCTGGTTCATCCTCCGATGGAAGGCGCAAGAATGCACAAAGTTCTTTTCGGTCGCTTGAATTAAGAACCCCTTCTTTCCCTTGATGATGAAAATATTCAGGAGCCGTTATCTTAATGCAGGTGTGAAAACTTCCTCCCTTACTATTTGAATCCCACAAGTGAAAGTGTGGAATGTTTCCCGGGTCATCGGTGTTAACAAAAGCGGTGTATCTGTTAAACTTACCGATTTGTGCCATCTCATTAAGAACTTGGTCATCGGAAATAGTTTTCAGTAATTCAAACTCTTTTTCAAAATTCATTGTTTTACTTTCATGTTATCTATTTTGTTTGGTACTCGGTACTGGGCTTGAACCAGCGACCCCATGCTTGTAAGGCATGTGCTCTAACCAGCTGAGCTAACCGAGTATATTATCAGTATATAGTAAAGTGGCAGATGAAATCAACACCCGCCACTTATTTTATTTGGTGGGCCGAGCTGGGATCGAACCAGCCGAGCAATTAAGCACCTGATTTACAGTCAGGTCCGCTACCTTCTACGGAATACCGGCCCATATGAAATGAGCTAATTGGTGCCGATGACCGGACTCGAACCGGTACGTGCATCCGCACGACAGATTTTAATGGTGCTTTACATTGGTGCTGCCCCAATCTAGATCACTGGATGTAAGGCGTCTGTTGTGTCTACCAATTCCACCACACCGGCATATAAAATTTAGAAATAGCCCATATATTTAAAACAAGACAGCTCAAGTTAAAAAATGATTTAAAACATTCAATATCTTTTTATAAGTAAATAGTTGCTGTTGCTGTCTTAATAAACTTCTACTAGACGCTTTATCAGGTTCATATTAACAGTATGATTGATAAGATATTGCTGTTAGCGTCTATATTTCTTATTCTTTTAGCCTCAGGCTGATTACTTTACAACGAAAAACTCTGAGGTCTTGTTTACTGAAGTTGTCAAATGACTTTATCCAAATAGTATTAGGAAGAGCTACTACAAACTTAACAGCTTCTTCAAGAGAATTGAACTCTTTTTTGAAGAACCCTTTATTGGGACAACGTCCCATATATCCGCACTTGAAATGATTTTCAATTCGGAATAATCTGACAAAAGTGATTTTGTACATCTGTTTAACTCTCCTTTGTTAACAATCAGGTCCTCTACACGCACATCAGTGAGTTAGCTACGTGCCATTCGATACTCAGTTTGTATCTCCAACCATTCCATCGAGGAATAATTGATTGTTCCAGCTTCAGGCTATACAGCATAAGCAAGATATCTGAATAACTTGCTGGTCGGTTGTGAACCGCATACACTTGTTAATTAACGAAGAGTAACTTGCTATTACTTGCGCCCTTTCACTTCTACAAGCGCTATTGGGACTGGGACAGGGATTTGAACCCTGAAAAGCCACTAATCTGGTGCTACGGGGTATAAACCCGCTGTTTTACCGTTAAACTATCCCAGCATAATTCAATTGAGCTACGAGAGTTTGTTTTTAGGCTACTTTGAAAGTAACTTCGTGACCGGGTTTCTCACTTCTGAGATTCTCTTTCTCGAAATTTTTTCTTTCTACACCTCTATTATATTATAGAGGACTGCCAAAATCAACTAACTAATTACAAGACGCTAAAAACAGAAAGGAGGTACACTAATGATGGTGTAGTAAGAATATTATAAAATAATGTTGCTGTATGCGTCTTATGTATATGGTCCAAGTGGAGAGATTTGAACTCCCAGCTTCTGCGCCCCAAACGCAGCCGTCTACCAATTGACTTACACCTGGATTTTGGATAGGGTTATTTAGTCTTTTTCTGTGTTAGTCCCTATCAGCTAATGCACATAGTGTAGCGCGACTACACCTCTGGCGGGGAGTACACGACTCGAACGTGTGCTGCCTTTTACAGGCAGGAAGGAGTAGCAGTCCTCTGGAATACCAACTATCCCAACTCCCTATATTTTCAGGGCTGAAAATTCAGCCCTTATGTTAACAACTGTTTATACAATATCTTTTACTGCATTCTCCACAGCATCGTATCGAGGATCTAGTATGGTTTCAAGCAGCGCCTTGAAAGGATCAAGCTCATTTGTCAGGACCATCTTGCAAACAGAAGGAGAAAATCCGCTGACAAGAGCTACACCAAGATCATTCTCTTTCATCGGAATGGCTCCTGTACGGGAACAGATATTCCAGAAAACAAGTCGAGGAATCTTGTATCCAGCATTCTCCCATCTACGGCGGATTGTGTCAAAAAGCGTCTTAGAAGGAGATGCAAAATCACGTCCTCCGCGGGTAGCTGTATCAAATTCCATATCACTGAGGATCAGAATATTCTGCGGGATGTCTTCCTGTTTACAATTGGTACGAATTGCAGTGTCAAGAATCAGATCAAATACAGCCTCAATATTTGTATTGGTCATTTCACTGTGGTTACAAGCAATACGAATATTATCAAGAAGAGTTCTTCCGTCAAGACTTACAAACTTGGGAGAAGAGGAGAAGGTAATGTAACGGTTTTTGTAAGGACCTTTGCTGTGCTGCGCAAAATAGATTGCAAGAGCGTGAGCAACTTCCCAGGCAGTGACACGAGTGTCGCCTATATTACAGCACATCGAGCCGCTACCGTCTGCAACAACCATTGTAGACCCATTGCCCTGAACATAATCTGGAAGGTTATTCCAAAGCTGCTCAACTGCTTTATCAAGGGTGCTACCCCAACCGTACTTATGAACTACATCATGAGGGAACAGTGTAGCAGCGTTAATCTTCTTTTCGCCTTTCTTCAAAGATTCAAGGTACTCATTACGACGTGCTTCATCGTGACGGAGGAAGGCATCCTTGTAAAGAAGGTTCGCCTGGGAAGGGACAGCCCCATAATTGATATCCTGCCACTGCTTAGCAGACATCATCTTTTCTGTAACATTAAGCTTGCTGCGAAGTTCGCTAAGAATTTTACGATACTGACGTTCTGTCAGCCCCAGAGAATTAGCCAGGTCACGAGCCATTTTACGGGTCTTGTCAGAAGAGGTGTTTACCGAAGGCATCCACTTTGCCAAAAGAGAAATAGGGTCATTTCGCTTAGCGGCAAGAATGTCCTTGGCAAGCTGCTGTTTGACTACACTCACTACAGCGTTACGCACTCCGTCAGTCATATACATCAGATCCCAAAGATCATCCCAACGACCATAAATGTGCACAAGAGGAACAAGGGATTCTACAAGAGTAGAATTTCTAATGGCGAGAGCTTTCATGCAAACACGAAACAGTCGACGCTCTCCCATGCCTCCACGAACATCTCGAGCAAAGAAAAGCCAACGCATTGCCAGGACAGGATCCTCTTCAAATGCAGAAATAAATTTACTAGCAACGTCTACTTCCCTCATGTTTCGAAGAGAGGAAACAGAGAAGTTCAGGTCAAGGAGATATTTTCCTGTAGTCTTATGACCAAGGGCACCGTTCTCAGTGTGAACCATAGTACCGATATCCTGAGTCTTTTTCATTTCGTTCATAAATTCCATGTTATCTTGTCCTTTCTAAACACTGTGTTTGGTTCATATACCATACTATTAAACTTGCTGTAAGTGTTTCTAACAAAATAAAGCCGATGTAAAAAGCCGCTGAACATCCTATTGTAACGCTTTCAACTTGCGGGACTTCTATTGTTTATTTGCTAGCAGAATTTGAACCATTAACTATAGCGACTAACTACATCAGGAAAGGGAGTGAAGCTGATGTCTTTGAGACATCTGGCGCGCCCCTGAGGTGCCGACCCCCATACCCTCATCAGGTACACACTGTTTTCAAGACAGGTCCCAGAGCCGTCCGGGTTAAGGACGCGTATTTCTTTATGCTTATATTCTATTATATTGTGAGCTTGAAATCAACTAAAAGTGGGCAAAAAAGCAAGATGTTCCCAATACCTTACTTCAAATCGCGCCCCTTTGCGATTTTTGTTCGCAGAATTGCTCCAAGTAGCACATTCCCCCGCTACAATTCTTGAACCAGAAATCACTACAATATTACCCCTTGTAGCCAATTAGGGTTTCCGAACCTTTGCGATGGGAAAAGGTGCGTCTGCTCGGTATTATCCACCACTAACTTGATTTATTTTTTAACGTTCAAGCGAATACGTTTAGCCGACTTACACGGCAGACACTTTTTAATGTTAACAAGACGCGTAATTTACGGGATCGAACCGTATCACTTTAGAGATGAAGTCTAAAATTTTAACCATTAAGTATGTTGCTGTGTGCGTCTTTAGGCTGATGCAATAACAAAATCTTTTTTAAATGGTGGACCGTATCGGGCTTGAACCGACGACCTCTGGAATGCAAATCCAGCGCTCTCCCAACTGAGCTAACAGCCCGTGAAAACAGATATTGTCAAGCCTTATTCAAATAAGTGTTTGCATAACCTGTTTAAATCGTTATCATACTTAAACATATTGACCAGATAATTATTAAGTATGTAACTAGGAAATAACCCTTTAATAAAGACAATGTCATTAGAGGTCAACCAAACAACACTTTCTTTACAATAACTTGGATTTATGTTATTTCGGAAAGCCTTTACATTTTCTACTTGCATCCTGGCAGAGGTATGTAAAGGAAATGGCAGGGGGATAACGACTCGAACGTTAATCAGCGATTTTGGAGACCGTTATTCTAACCAATTAAACTATCCCCCTGTATGATAGCTAATACTTGTATCTCCTACACTATCAGGGACTATACAAGAAGTGTGTTTTAAGTAAACACCAATTCTTCTCAAAACTACATTTCAGAGAATTCTTTATTTCACTGTTTCGTTGTTAAGAGTGAAGATCTGCAATGTTCCGCCATCTCTCTATACGTTCTAATTTCAGTTCTTAGAAAAGAACCCTAGGGCTTACATTGTCCTCTAGGCGACCTGTGCACAACTATGCTCTGCACTGGAGCATGGTGGTCCTTAGTAGATTTGAACTACTGACCCTACGATTATCAATCGTATGCTCTAACCAAACTGAGCTAAAAGACCTTATAATGGTTCCCGTTATCAGACTTGAACTGACGACTCCGCCCTTAAAAGGGGCGTGCTCTACCAACTGAGCTAAACGGGATTATAAAAGGCGCAGAAGAAGCTGCGCCTATTTGGTGCCAGCAACAGGACTCGAACCTGCAAGCCTCTCGGCACGTGCTCCTAAGGCACGCGTGTATACCAATTTCACCATACTGGCATATAACTAAATAAAATTACGTCTGTCTACCAACTGAGCCAAGGAGCCGAATCAGAAGTCTTGGTCAGTCAACTTCTGGGAGAGCTTCCACCTTGAACGCTTCGTCTACTTCGGGCATCCCCTCACGTCTGACGCTCATCTCTCTTTGCCCTACTTCTATATTTCGTCGTTGTGATATAGGGCTCACATACGCACGGGACTCTTTAGGGTGTCCCCAGGGTTTACCAACCACCTATAAAATCAACCCGTTACAATTCACCATTCAATATGCTGTAACGCGTACCTCCTAAGTTGTGTAGCAATACCTTAGGCAAAAGGATTTTTTGTGGTTGCGCATGATCTCAAAGCTACGCACACTGGCACCCCTGTACGGACTCGAACCGCAATTAAAACCTTAGAAGGGTATTGTACTATCCCTTATACGACAGGGGCATATAAAACAAGACACCAAATTCTTTGAAACCAAAATTCAAATATAAATTGTTATTGCTGCTATTGTCTTTAATTGGTTGCGGGAGCCAGATTCGAACTGGCGTCTCAAGGGTTATGAGCCCTGCCTGGAACCTCTCCATGTATCCCGCAATATAATGGTCACGCCTACGGGACTCGAACCCATATTACATGCGTGAAAGGCATGTGACCTTACCAGTTAGTCGAAGGCGCGATTTGGCGGGAGATAAAGGAATTGAACCTCTATAGGTCGGTTAACAGCCGACTGCCTGAACCATTAGGCTAATCTCCCATGTGGACGGGTGTAAGGGAATTGAACCCTCATCTTCTGATTGGAAGTCAGAAATAATAGCCATTATACCAACACCCGATATAGAGGACATATATTGTCCCCTGGCTCTGCCCATAGTGTTTATAGTGCTGTCGGGGTAGAGGAGCTATACAGTTGCACTTTGCTCAACAAATGCTGCATTGTATTTGCTATTCCGCTCTTTTCCGGATGTCACTCCATCTACGTTACTGTTGAGGAGACCAACAGTGGAAGTCAACGTATCCTTCCTTGGATACTACGTGTCGAGCAGTATCTTAGTCATCTCTCGTTCTGACCAAACGCTTCTCTTCGTGGTGGAAGAACCACGCCCTTACATTGGATTCGAACCAATATCCTCCGCCGACGCTGTCGGTCGGTGTTCTCCCGTTGAACTACTAAGGGGTAGAGCTGACGGAGAAGGCCTCTAGAAGACCCGTGTGCTTAGTGCTCCATCTGTTCACATGTATCACACTTTGTTATTCAAATGAAAGTTCTACCATTTGAATCTAGGCACATATTTATTTATATACCGCACCAAACTTCTGTTATACAGAAGTGACTCGTCAGTCGGAACTATTGCCACCCGTGCGGATAATGGAGCTCCCAGTCCGAATCGAACGGACATCTGAGCATTACAAGTGCCCTGTACTAACCTTTGTACTATGGGAGCATATTTTGTTTATTCTAAATTTGCGGATAGAATATCAAGCACCTTAGAATTTTTTCTATCAGATAGTAAACTTATATACAATGTTTCATACATATCTTGAAAAGGCTCTTCAATCATATGCTCTACGTCACTACCACAAAGAAAAAACCAATTTAAAAGATTGTCGGAACTAATCTGTTTCTTGTTCTGCTGTAAAACAATAAACTTAACGTTGTCCCAGAAGGCTTGCATCTCTGTACAATGATGTTGGAAGCTATTGCTGTTTACACCTTCGTGAACACATTTATGAAAATGCTCGATGAATTGTTTTCCCTGGTTACAACAACGGTCAATTGCATCAGACCTGTTTAACGCCATTTCATTCAAGTGAGTTATCTTCATTGTTTTCTCCTCTTTGTGTGGCAGGGGACCAAGGTTCCGCCCCTCGGTCTTTCGGGTCAAAGCCGAACGTACTACTATTGTACTAGTCCCCCCTATATCCGAGGGGCCTTTTAAAGTGTTGCCCAGCACTTAATTAGAAGGTCTGAAGTTTATCCCCTGTGTGAATTTTAGTAATACGCATAGGCAATACTTCCCTTCACTATTTCATATAACACGACAAATTATATATTTTCCTCTAAAAATATTCAACTTGTTGCTGTTATTGTCGTATTTCTTGTTAATCGTGAAAATAATTCAACATCGAAGAATTGTACTTCGGAATGCTTGCCTGCTTCTTCTTACAGGGCTTACCAGCTCCCTGCTTGGCCTTCTGCTTGGGTACAGGAGCCGAGTAATTCGGATTGGCACTACAATACTTATTCTTGCATTTGTTGTTTCCAACTCCGCAAGTTGCATAACAGTCATTATACATTCGTTTCAATATCCTCCAGGTCGTCTTTAGCCGAGAGATAATCGAACACTGACTGCGCCCGATAGTCAAGCATCTTATCGAGAAACACCTGCGCCTCGTACAGAGCCAACTTGGCTTCTTTTACCTTACGACAAGCTCGTGCCTGACGCTTATCTGCAACCTTCAGATTGCATCGATATACTGCAAGCTGAATGCCCTTGTCAATATCGAATTCATCGTTGGGGAGGCAACGCGCTACACCGCGTACCGTCTTTCCTGCGTAAGTACTTGTCGCTACGACAACCTTTGCGTCGGAGTCAACATGTACTCGACAATGACCATAAATCATGGGAACCTGGACCTCGTTCATTTGTAAATACCTCTTTCTGTTATTTCCTTATACTTTTGGAAAAGTATAATATTTATCACTAAAGATTTTACTAAAATTATTTAGTAATCAGAATCTTCTTCCTCTTCACTCTTGTTGGCATAAGGACAAATAGAACAATTACCACTGCAATAGGCACCAAACAGATCCGCCGGGCACTCAAAATCTTCGTAATACATTTTCTTTTCTCCTTATCGTCTGTTATTTTTTATGTTATCATTATAAGTGATAACACGATGTAAATCAACTTCGTCTCTTGAGAAGAAAATTCTTTCTTTTCAATGTTCAATGTTTACATTCTTCATTATATTATAGATGATCCTGTAAATCAACTAATACGTTTTGCATACTGATTTGACGATGCAAGTTGCACTCCTAGAATATCATCAAACCTCGAACCTTTATGTGGGACAAATCTTCCAAACTTAACAATTATGTTCTTAAACTGTGACAATTCGTCTATGTGCGATTTTACTTCTTCTTCTTTATACCCTGTATATACAATTACTGTGTCGTCTGTTTTTTGTCGAAGCTCCGATATAAGTTTCAGAAGATCCTCGTATGAGTCAAACGGCTCTAACCCCCCACAGACTACTGTAGAAGTGATTGGATTTGATAAGTATCTTTCAACAACTTCTTCTACGGGAATTGTAATATTAGGGGATTTGGAAAGGCTGCTGTTTTGACAGCAAACCTCTCCGCACTCCTGCTCACACTTAAATGTACATGTTGGAAAGATTACAAACATACAAGGATCTTTATACTGACAAAAATCTTCGTCTTTAATTCCTTTTAACAACATGTTAAGAATCCATCATTCCTTCACAGTTTAAAACATTATACCATTTTCTCATGTCGCTTTCTTTCTTACGAATGTTCTGATAACTAGATTTAGGTGTATAGAATCCCACTACACGTTGAAACTTTTCTGCAATGACTTTACTGCCACAAACAGGACAAGTATCTCCGCCTACATAAGAGTGGCTGTTTTCACAAACATTTATTGTTGTAGTAAACGCAAAATAGATAACACCTTTAGCAGCCACATAGTTTAACATATCCCAAGCGGCCTTCTCACTAGGAAATCTATTTTCAATGTTAATGTGAGCAATACATCCGCCGCCGCACTTCATGTCAAACAGGTTTCCCAAACGACACTTTTCTTTAAGCGTGCAAGGCTCATACAGAGGTATCCACTGGTTCGATAGTATAAAATAATCATGTTTATCTTCATATGTATCTAAAACCGTAAACTCTGAAAACTTCATAACCGTTTTTCCTTTACATTGTTAATAAAATCATTGAAATCTGAACTATATATAAATTTACAATTCAAATTATTTTTAATTACATAGTTATATTTTTCAACATCTCTCCTAGACCAAACATCTACTATCATGTTAGACCAATTTGAATTTTCTATTTTTAACTGCTCTAGTAACTTTGAGTCCTCTTTATTATTTTCATCAAATAGATGCTCACCATGAGAGGGGTGAATATTTAGTTCTATAAATAAATCTAATGACTTAATATAGAAGTCACAGCTGAAGGGATACCTGTTATCTGATTGTGATAACTTCTTAACAGATTTATTTTCTAGACCTTTATGAACAAAAAACATACTTATCTCCTTACTAAGAAAAGTATAATGATTATAAGATGCAGTAATCTATCGAGTAAGCAATAGAAAGGTAGCTACTCCCTGTCCTGCATCTATAATTAAATTTTAAATTTGGTTAAACTTTCTTCATCAATATCGTAATTATTATCTATTGCATCTTGGAATGAGCAAGTTTTTTTCTTGCCAGAGATATTAACAGTTACCTGAGACTGATGATTTAATTTATACTTAACCCCATTATATTCAATTGTATACCAGTATGTAGACCAGTCATTAGACCCGTCTCTAAACAAAAGATTGTCCGCCTTGCACATAACTCCTGCAGCGTTTTCTGCGGGGACAAATTCTAGGTTGAACGTAAAGTCACATTCAAAACTGTCTTTAACTTCATTTATAGTATCTAGAATCTGTGTTGCAAATCGGATACCGTCATCAGAGTATGATTTATTACCAAACTCGTCTGTGTCAATATAACCGAACATATCCATAACTTCATATAGGCCAATTCCACCAATGGTGCTGAATTGTTTTGACAGTTCAACTGCACCGTCCTGGAAGTTTGGAAGCAGGCCTTTTTCAATATTACGTTGAAGAATATGCCGCATGCTAGTTAGAGCCTTACAATCTAGTAGGACACGTTCACGAAGAATGTCAAGGTACTTCTTTTCTTTGCAATTAGATTCATATGCAATTCGTACAAGGTTTATAGTACTTACACGACAGGAGCCAGTGCTCAAAGCTGTGCCGCCAACGCTATTTACAAAAACATCTAGCTTTGACGTGTCGGACAGGAGACGACAACAGTTACTCAAGGTCGAAACATTATCACTAACAAAGAAGTTGGAGTCACTCCATAATATGTTATGATTACTGCACCATTTAGCAAAGTCGTTATCAACAAAAAGATCCCAGTTTTTTGTTTTAATCATCTCGTCCAACTTTTCCTGAGGAATATCCTTCTTCCGAAGAAGAGAATAAGTAAGGACGGGGAATGTAAACATAGAAGTATGTCGAGTCTCACTTACAACTTCCATAAATACTTTTTGAACATTGATAAAATCTTCAATGTGTTCAATGGCAAGTGTTCCGTCCGGAAAGATGATTCCGCCAAACAGATTCTCCAGGTAAGGACGGTCAAAGATGGAAACATTTGTAAAGGCACATTGATTGATTCTAAGGAAAGGCTGGTTCAATCTATAGATAAACTTCTGAAAATTCTGACGTAGATATGTGTCAGGATCCTTTAAGTAGTAGTCATTTTCACAATCCTTCTCCCAGAAATACCATGCCCAGATAAGAACATTGGGAAGGCCTACAGCGCCGGATTGTCGATTAGAAAGAAAACTAATGAACTCGATTACATCATCAAAGTATGTTGTTAGATGTTTTGGGGGCTGATTGTTGTAGCCTGACAAAAAGAAAAGACCTTCTCTAGCGAGTCTACTAAGGTCTACGGCATAGCAATACGGAAAGTAGCTTGCAGTAGTTGCATCGTTCAGGTAGAAACCCTTACTAAATTCCTGTTCAAGCCACTGACGAGCTGCTTTGATTCCCCAACGCTTTTTGATTTCGTAGAATATTTTGTTAAGAGCAAATAGCTTATCTGTACTCTTTCCCTTTTCTGTAATAAAGCTACGAATATCTCTTCTATTAGCATTAGCATTTGGGTCAATACTTACGTCTGCAAGAGTTTTGTTAGAAACAAAATGATCTAGAAATTCCGAGTTGTCTAACTGACTGGGGTGGATACCATTTAGAAACAAAAAATCTGACCCATACTTATCTTCTAGGTTAGATAATGCGCGTTCAAAATCAGAGCATAAATTTAATCTTATCTGCATAATTACTGCCTTCCTAATTTCCATCCATTATTGATAAACTCATTTAGCATGTCTTTCTGTATCATCTTTGTTTTTCCGTTATTATTTACCCATATAGTACCTTTACAGGGGCTAGGTCTTCCTTTCAATGCCGCCGATACCTTCTTTCGATATTCCTCGTTATGCATACCATTGTTTTGAGACATTTTTAACTTTGTCTCATCCGTATGTTTACGACCCTTAGTGGCTTTGCTTATCTTTGCCCTAAACTCAGGTGTGATGTGCTTCTCGTAACTCCAGGCTTCTCGAATCTTTCTTTTTGTTTCTTCAGAAAGAGGCCCACGTTTTTTTCTACTGGCTTCAGACATTCTCTTTCTTATTTCTTCAGAAAAGGTATGTCTCTTTCCATAGTTCGGGTTATCTTCCCCAAAACGATGAACTCCGTACATCCCGTTTAGTTTTCCTGGGTGACTCAGAAACACAGAATCAACACCTTGCCCGCCTTCGGATAAGTTGTAACCTTTATCGGGATTTCTGGCATCAATATTTGCAATCCAAAACTTTTCTCTGTCGTTTAATTCATTCAGAGTGTCACACCATTCTAGAATTTCTATCTTAAAATTCTTCTTACCGTAAGCTTGAAGTGCATTTCTTATATGTATCCCCGAACCAAAATAACTGTAGTCAACTGTGTCTTGTTTACGTAGCTTATGCCTGCCAACATATATTTCTCCATCAACGGTATTTGTAGTTTTATAGATATATCCGTACATAGTTAAAAATTGATTACTTTAAGGTTTTCCAGACATCTTTCAAAGTCTTTGTTTAATTTAAGAGTGATTTCCATATGTATACTTACTGCCCTTTCACAAATGTAACTGCTTCTGTAAATCCAAAAACTTGTCCGTTTACTTCAAGTTTCGGGCATTCTGTAAACCCTCTCTGCTTCATCAGTTCCATGTCTCTTACTGTAGTATAGGAAAGCTGTTTCTTTTTCAACAGATTTTCTAGCACTTTGCATTTCGGGCAATCAATTGTGTATAGTGTAATCATAAATTCAACCTTTTTCTTCGTATTTAGAAACATATTCTAGAAGTTGTGCTGAGTTGTAGAATTCTCCATCAATCACTGCAAAAGGAAAAACATTTACATGATACTTATTAGCAGCGGCCCATACCTTGGCTTCATCATCAATGAGCTGATAAGGGACACCTTTAGACTCCATATACCATGTAAATGTTTCACAGGTCCCACAGTGAGTACTGTAGTACTCAATCATTTAAATACCTCATGATAGTAAATCCAGTAATTTTTGATAACTCTGGATAATGATATATACAGAATCCCAGTTGTCCGCCCTAACAAGATCCCTACTTGATTCATCAAAATCCGTGTTGTGCGGTGCATTGAACAAGATTCCAAAATAACTGCCGTTAACAAAATTTTCTGGGTTGTCATCAACCAGTATGTCGCCCTTAATCAGATACTTGTGGGATGTTACAATAACTTGATCCCAGGAAAGGAAGGGAAGATACTTGAATAAGCATCTCTCTATCTTTGGTACAATGGTAGTATACCAAGAGGAAGTAACAATAAATACTTCATGACCTTGCTCCATTAGTTCTTGAATACGAGCTGCAGCACCTTCTTTAACGGTGACAGTATCCCACAAGGATTCTTCATTAAGAACTTCATAAATCTGTTTCTCTGTTAATGTTGGAAATGAGAGTTGCATATCCCAGTTTCTTATGTCAAGCCAATTTACTTCTGTTCCGTACTTCTTATTAAGTAAATGAACCCATGCCTCGCCTAAATTTTCAATCGTGTCATCCATGTCAATTAAAATTCTCAAAGCCAACCTCCTTATTCAGAAGATGTGTATAATATTATACAATAACGTTATTCCACGAAATCGTCCTGATGCTTGAGCAAGAATTTCCGGCTGACATTCTTGAAAGAAAGGTCACATGTAGGATCTCGAAGAACAAACCCTTCACGAATAACAGCGGGGTTGACAGCAGACTTTCCGTCTGCCATGACTTTGAATTCCTCCATGTCTTCAGGCATCTTGAATTCAGTATCCAGAATAGGCACCCACTTCATTCCCCAAGACTCAACAATGTGCTTTCCGTCACGAGAATCAATTCTGCCACAATCGGAACGAATAAAGTTGAAAACATACAGCTCATCTTCGGTCAGTTTCAGAGGATTGCCCTGAACATTTCCTACAGACTCACCTTGGATACAAACATACTTCAGTTCAGGATTGTTAACTAGGTACTCCTTCAGATGCTTTTCAATATCATACTTCTTTGCCATCTCCCAGTAGATATTATACTTGTGATAACAATCCTGCTCGTCATTCAGCCGTCTAACGTTACGGGACGTAACATAGAATTCAAACTTGTCACGACCACGAAGACGTTCAAGAATGTACGTACTTGAAGTACCATCAAGTTTTTCCGTGACAATAAGAGGACGGGGATACCCAAGAAGATGAGGAAGATTCTCAATACGAGTTTCGTCCGTTTTGTGAACAAAATCAAACTTTGTCGGAAATCCCTTTGGCGTATCCTTCTTCTTTCCAAAGAATACAAAAAGAATTTTTCTGCCCCACTTATGCTTCAAGATCCACTTGAAGAAAGGCTTCTTAAAAAGCTGCTTCTTACGGTCACACATTGAACGATATTTCGCCTCGTTGGAAGGTTTGTCAGCTTTTCTAGCGTTATCTTCTTCCACATAGTACTTAATACCGAGTTCCTGTGTAACGTCCTGTCCTTCTTTATACGATGCATCAGGAAGAATTGAAAGCGGCATAATAAGTCCCTGTGAGTACTGACCTCTAAGTCGAATTGTACGGACACGGAACTTCCGGTCTCTCAGAAATTCAAACTCAGGACGTTCAGGAACTTTACTGTCAATTTCAATATAGACTACCTTGTCGCCAATATTGAAACCATCTTTCTTTGCAATTACAACCTTCCACCCCAGAATAGTTGCAACCTCAATGTTGTCTGCTCCTTCAATGGGCTGAATATTAACAATCTTTTCAACGTGAGCAAGAGCCCTCTGTGCCATTAGTAATTACCTCCTATATCAAATAAGTTTTTTCTGTGTGTATCGTGTAGTAATTTTCTTCCACGTTGAAAGAACGGAAATATGTGTAATATTTGAATCTTTAGTTGGAGAACATGTCTCAAGTGTAATCTTCTCTTCGGGTCCTTGAAAAACGGAAATGCTATCTTTCAACACTGTTTGAAGATACTCTTCATGAGCATTGGCCTTTTCTTTATACTTATGTTGTTTGGTAAAACATTTTTCACACAAAGGAAGTATCCAACCGTTATAAGTCATATGAGAAAACGGATAAGGAACACCACAGGAGATACAAACAAAAGAGCTAAGATACTCATACGACATGAGTACATCACGTATCTGTCGAGTTTCGTGAGTAGTATATATGCAGAGTCGTCCCCACTTTTCTTTGATTTCTGTAATACAAAAATCCTCTGGAACTCCGTCAGGAAAACTGTCTATAATAGCTTTATTCAAGTCTTCAAATAAAAGATCTCCGAATGCTTCCAGCCAGCCAGACGGTATAATGTCTGCCCACGTTATCATGTCGTCCGTTACTTCAAGACATTTGTCTCCAATACGGAGCCACGGATAACGTTCTACAAGTTCTTTATTTGTCATGTTCGCTATCCTCATCTGAAACAGGACCGTTGATATCCGGAGATGCATCAGAAACGTGTTCTACCGAACCCTCTACAGGAGGGGCTGGCGGATTAGTACTTGTAGCGTTAGCACCACCTTCCACAACACTATAACGAGGAATATTGGAAATTACATTGTTAACGTAACCTACATACAGGTAGTTAAGAGCATTCAGATAATTAACAACCTGATTCTGGTTTTCGCTGTTCCACACCCGGTTCATAGTGTTAAGAAGACCTCGGACGTTTCCGCTCTCGTCTTTAATACTTTCAGAAAGAAAATCTGCAAAAGAATAATTCTGGTCAATGTACTGCTCAATGCTTTCGTCATTGTAGTAAACATTATCAACTTTGTATATGGTCATTGCTAAACTCCTTTATGATAAACTAGTTTACTCTAATTATAATATATGACTATACTAAATTCAACTAGTAATAGGTTGTAAGAGTTTTAAAATATAGGTAGTAAGTTCTTTACTAAGTTAACAGCAAGTTCTTTACTAAGTAAAGACCAAGTTCTTAACTTAGTTAACTCAAATAATAACAATTGAACAATTATATTCATATATATATTATATATAAATATATAATATAATATTCATATAATTGAAATTTTATAAACTACATATAGTTTGTATAAGAAGGGTACATAAGGTTTTAGAAACATCAACAGACATAATCAGAGATATGCCACCCCACCCCCGCCACCGGGGTAGATAAATAAAAAAGTAGACCCTAATCGAGTAAGGTCTACTTCTTTTGAGCTATTCATTTTTAGTTGTTTTTGCAACTTAGTTTTAAGAGGTTTTTCTGTTGTATCATAAATATATACTAACAAGTGATGAAAATGTCAGCTACCCCCGTTGCGTCGCCTTGTGCAAGGCACAACGCCGTATGCTAAATCACGGAGTAACTTTTTAACGCTTTTTGTTACAAATGATAAATGCAATTCCAAAGACAAGATAAGCTAGTAATATAATAACTATGGAGATCGCGTTGTATTTAATTCCTGCTATTATAAGGCGTACTAACTGTTCCATAACTACTCCCATGTGTAGTTTTTGACCTTCATCTTCTGTCGGTTGTATTTAGCTCCTTTGCCCTTCTTTGCTAAAACAACACTTCCACGTCTACGCCACATGAGGTACTGTTGAAGTTCTTCTTTACTCTTCTTGTTTACTCTCTTGTCCATATTGAAATCAATTTTTCATGTAATAACCGTACACACATCTAGTTCCTCCTCTGGAACAATCGTATGTGTCGTAAAGTACTCCGTTCTTCACACAAGTAAGGTGTTTGCTAACGCTGACTATGATAACACCACTTGGTAGCTCGTTTTCCCTGAGGTGAGTAGTACATCCTTTTCCAAAAACCATCGTCGAATGCCACTCCCAGCCCAATTCTTTAAGATACTGTTTGTATGTTTCTTTGAAAACTCCATCACGGGAGCTGCTACGCTTCTCTCCTCTGTGCTTTGAAACATTCTCCGTCAATGAAAGTTCATTCAGCGCTTTGTACACTTCTTTATAGTCTTTACCTGTAGCATTACAAATAGCTCTAGTAACACAATCACCTACGTTTGTAGCTTTGAAATAGTTGCTTCTTCCACCATCACTGTAATGAAATTTCATCCGTTTCTCCTTTGTAGATTGAAAATTAGAATTCTTCAGGTTTTAGAGAATGCTGACATTTTCATTATATAATAAGTTTTAATTTAATTCAACTAATATAAAAATAAAGGGGTATGATAATACTTGCCCCTTTATTTATTAGTTGTCAGCAACATCGTCAGTAGATTTCCGCTTCCAACAATCCGACCATAAAAGTCTCTGGTCTTATCTTCACTTTTACGGTAAGACCCTAGAATGTGTCCTACAAAATCTCTGATCTGCTGATTACCTTGGCCATCATCTTCTATCCAACCAAGGATTCTTCCACTGAACTCTCTGATAGGAACTTTTGTTTTAACATACATACTATTCACCTACTTTGATATTTTTGTATCTGTCTAAGACAGTTTGTTTGTCAATTTCAAATACTTGTGTTATATTCTTTTTTGTATCTTGAATGAATCTCTCCAGGCTTTTTAATAACTTACCGTCATTGTATTCTACCTCTGAGTACTCAAAAGAAAAACTCTTCAATCTTAGAGTATTGTCGTCGGGCAACAACGGCCCAAACATATATGTTTTTGTCCAGCCTAGATTTGTTGTGTGTAGTACGTACCATTCCTGGCCTACATCGTTATATAATATTAAGGCCACTTCCCCCACATTATCAACTTCAACGGAAGCAAGGAAAGAAGACTCTGGCAAATAGTTAATTGATGCTTTCATATGACATCACCACGGCTTCATGTGCTGTCTTTATTTCCATCTCACCATTTTCATGATACTTTTTGTAGGTTCTTGAATGTAACTGACCTGTTAATGAAATTGAGTCACTGACCTTTAATGTTTGAGAAAGTTTGCGAGCAAGCTCCCCAAAACATACACAAGGTACATAAGTGTCTATACGAGTTCTTTTATCTTCAGTGTATATGTTATTTGCAAGAATGAAATGAAAACTATCCTTACCATCTTTATTCTTTCTAAGTTTGTCAACCTTGCAAACTTTACCGTCTAGTTGGAAGTGATTGATTAGTTCCTGGTCATCCTTTCCAACATCGGGTATATCAAAATATGTAAAGACATAAAGCTCTACTTTATTTTTGCCTGTATCCAGCTTTTGTGAATAGGAACGGACATTTCCTTGTAGCCATACAATCTGGCCTTCAGTGTATTGATTTGCATACCTTTTGAATTTCAAGTCTAGAACGTCGTCTTCACCGTCAGTTCTAGGAACAATAAGCTCTGCTTTTTGATACTCTATTTCTTTGACATTATGAGAATGTTCAATATTTCGAATCATTCCTTTTAAGATTATCTTATTCATTTAACTTCTCTCAATCATCTTATGTATATTTTCCGTCCCACCAATCGGGTCTCCAGCCTGGTTTGATGCATCCCATAATCTGATTGTTATGTGCTTGCCAGCTTGTTGTTGGAATATTGATGTGAGAGCCACAGTTGCTTGAGCAATCACTACAGCATCCGCCATAGCAGCCAACGTCACAAGCTCCACAAGAAGAGTAGCCCTTTGACGCTGTGCCAATGCAATAACCTCTGCAACCCCCGGAGCAACCTAAGCAGCCGCCAGTGCATTCGTTCTTGCAACCACTTGTGCAAAGGCCAGCACAACTTTCTTTACATCCTCCTGTGCAGCTGCCCTCGCAAGATCCTGTACAACCATTTGTGCAAGAGCCCGTACAACTAGTACAGCCTGTGCATCCAGTACACTCATTCTTACACCCACTAGTGCATCCTGTGCAACCGAAACAGAGACCTGTACAACCTCCAGAACAATCAGAATAGTTTGAAGGATAATATTGTGGTGTTCCCGTATTAGCAGATTCAGGATTATTTGACATTTGAAGTATTAGATCTTCCATTAACCGAACATCAGTATTGAGAATTACTTTATTCTTTTTTTCGGGAATTCTATCAGAATTTACAACATGAAGAATATCCCAACTCTTTGCTAGATGCTCTGCCTTTATTGCATTGTCAGTTTCTGGCACATATGAAAAATTATATGCAGATGTAGCATACTGAGAAAGTGATTGGCTTCCAGGAGCGTCACCTATTTTGCTACGTTTTAAACACTCTGCTGTAATTTTTTCCTTTAGCTGCGCAAAACGTTCTGGGGTAATAGCAGCCATGTCCGATTACTCCTTTATAAGCGATTTTATCATTGTTAGCTCATCTTTGTCAATAATCTGTAAAGCCCAATCGTCAGGAATGTCCATCGGATATGTGTCTTTTGAGTGGATTTTCCTATAGTACTTATTCCACATATACGTTAGCGAAAGCGCTCTTGCTTTATGAAGATCGCAAGTGAATGTTGTTCTCTTATCTGCTGTGCCGTATTTTTCATAACAGTATCCGGAGCACCAACCACAACCACTAGCAATAGGACAGTTAAAACATTCGTCCGTCGATTGACTTCTTCTTGTAATACAGCTTAAACAATTAACTCTTTCAAATTGTTGTTCTGTACTCATTATTCCGTCTTTAACTGTTCCAATGATGTAAGGAATTACATCATCCCCAAGAGCATTTGGCATATAGCGAATACAAGGGTAAATATTTCCCTGCCAGTCAATAGCAATCATTGCCCCTGTGCCCCCGCACCAGTTGTGGTTGTCTTCGGGCAACATCGGGTGACAATATACAGGCGACATATAAGGACAAACAAGAGGGTCAAGTTTGTCGTGTTCAATTAGATAGTCTGCTAATTGTTTTAATTGTTTGTAAAATGTTCTTGCGTCGTCTCGACTCCAAACATCTTCATATACAGGATTGAAATTAACAATGGGATACCCGTATTCAATCATTTCAATAACTGCTTCTGAAAGGCTTCCTACATTATTAGGAGATATTGTCATCTTTGTCGGAAGAGCACCTTTGCCGTATTTTTCAGTGTAATCATTTACAGCGGCAATAACTCTGTCGTAAGTTCCCTTATTTTCAAGGTCTACTCGACAACTGTCGTGTAATTTTTTATTACCATCAACAGTTATATTAAGTGAAAGGTGTCTTTGATGTTTCTTTAGATAAGATTGCACCCTTTGGTCAAAGTTTAGTAACCCATTCGTCGAAATAGAAATTCTGGTTGTAGTTGCCCAAGGGTGGTGTAATCGTGCGCACTCATCAAAGTAATAATCAGTGATTTTACTCACTAAATCAATTTCAAGAAACGGTTCCCCGCCGATAAACTCTAGAACTATTCCAACACTATCTTTAGGAATATAACAAGTTACTTTTTCTGACCCAGAAAGCAAATCGTCAATAAATTGTTTGGCAACTTCAAAAGACATTCTGTTGGGCTTCTTGTTGTGTTGATAACAATAACTACATTTCATGCAACAATCTTCTGTTACTTGAAATGTTATAGTTCGGGCGTATAGGCCTGCTGTTTTTGCTTCAAACCCTTTTGTTTTGTCTTCAAGAAAAAGACGATTCAACATTTCTGGGTACTCTTCATAGTTTCCAATCATCAATCAATCCTCGTTAATTGATAGGATACAGGTGTTATAGTCAAGATTCCAGACCGTGTCTTTTCCTATGTTGTAGATTTGTACAAGGGTGCTTTTTGCAGTTTCAAATTCTATAAATAGTTCTCGCTGCTGTTTGGTGTAATAGTTTACGGCTTCCATGTTAACAGGGTCTTGACCCCATAAGAAGCTGATTAAATCTTTGGTAGCAGTTAATTCAAAATCTATTGCCTGAATCTTATTTCTAAGCTCTTCTGGCACTTGAATCTGTTTCATCTCTTTTTATCTCCTATTCTTTTTAAGTGTATCCTACGGGAACAGTTTTCCAGCCAGTTCCTGGATTGTATTGAAGACCATTTGTACTGTTAATATAAAGTTTGTTTGTATTTGTAGATGTAGTTGTCCAGGGAACATAGTTGGCGATTGCTTCATTTATAGCTTGTGTAACAAAATCATACACAGCTTTTGACGTAACAGGATTCTCTGATGTTGGTGTCACTGTAGTGTCAAGGCTCTTGTCCGCTACAGAAGCTACACTCTTTTTTAAATCTTCTACTCTCTTACGAGTCTCCGTATCGAACTTTATCAAGTCATCCTTGATTTTATATACAGCACCGCTTGTTATTACGTCCTTACTGTCTTTCTTTTCTATCCCCAGAACATCGTGCGTTGCCGCCGTTCCAAATGTAAGTACCTGTTGTACATAACCGTTTTTGTAAAGGTTTAACACGATTTTCCCGTCGGGGTTTACACTGTAATAAAGTTGTGTATCTGCCTGTGCTTTAGGAACGAGTCGAAGAACATTACGAGTCTTTACTAAAGATTCATTTCCGTCGCCTACAGTAATATACTGGTCGTCGGTATACAAGGGTTCTCCGTATTTAAGTTGAATGTTTGCCGCAGTAGCAAGATTTGCACTACGTCTTAATAGTATTGTACTATCCATTTTGTATAATCCTTTCGGGTTAATCTTCCTTCTGTTTAACTTCTCCTGTAAGAATTCCCGTCATAAACTTTGTTGCATCATCAATTTGTTTTAGTTCAGGATCCTCTTCAATTTCTTTATTGATTTCTTTTACTCGTATGTCGAGAGAATCAAGGTACTCCTTGATGACTTCTGCACGTTCTTCCTCTGTTGCTGCATCAAATTCAGGAATAACTTCAAGACCAATATCCGAAATCAGGACTCCCTCAAGATGGTCCATTTCATGCTGGAATACTAGTGCCGCTTTTCCTAATAACCTATTGCTTTCAGCTTCACCAGTAGGTCTCTGGTACATTACTCTAATGTCATTGTTACGAACTCGAATATATTCTTTTCCAGGAAGAGAGGAGCACTTTTCCCTTGACAGCTGCATCCCCTTAGGAGAGTAAGCTTCAATTACGGGGTTAATAAATGTTTTAATCTGGTCTTTTTCAAATTTCATGCAGAAGATTCTTTTATTAAATCCTATTGCAGGGGCGGAAAGGGCAAATAAATCGTCATTCTTTCTTAATGTTCTTTTCAAGAGTTTAACAATCTCTTGTACCAGCTGCCCTTCATGTAGGGTGTCAATTTCTTCTGCGCGTTCGCTGAGTGCAATTTCATCAGTGATAATTTCTTTTGTTCCGGAAATCATGTTTGTCTTCTCCTTATCAATTAGCGTTTTCTTTTATAGTTAACTTATACTGGTCACTTGCAAAATCTGCTACAAGGGTTAGAATATAGTCATCACTCATATATACAATTGTAGATCCGTCCAGTGTTACATTAGAACTTTCTTCATCCTCGTCAAGTAACGGTGACCGGTCCAACTTTGAATAGTATACGCCGTATTCATTTGAATCTTTGATGTCTATTACATATACCCCATTGTTTGATTCATTTGGTTCTTCTTTTATTCCTAGGCTCTGCAGTAACTCTTCCATGTAGTTTTCCTCTCTTTTTTGACCCCATATGTGACAGTGTCTTAAATAATTTTACTGTAATTATAAATTCTTCAAAAGATTTTACTAAGACAATTATTATATACAGTGTACTAACACTAAGTATAATATCATTTAGAATATAGTCTAACATAATGAAATTTAGCACAATATGTCAGAATATAAAAAGAAAGCTGATAGAATTTAAGTATCAGCTTTCTTAATATCTTTTATAACGTTTTTATTTTCTTCTCGTACTTCGTTTAAAGTTCTGCTATTCTCTAAAATAGCCTTATTTTGATTTCTGTACCTAGTTTGTTTCTTTTTCTTAGTAGGCTTATTTAGAAGATATATGATGTACGATATAGTTCTAAAATTGGTTTTAATTGGTTCAATTTGCTTTTTCAGATTTTCAAGGGCTTCCGGGCTTACTAGATTGTTGTTGTATTCTTCTTCTAATTCTTTAAGTGTTAAAACAAGCTCGTGATAATCCTCTGAAATTTTATCGTAATATTCTCTAACGTCCTTTACAGACATTTTTATCCCTCCGAGTATTTTTCTGACAAGTAATCATACAATTCAGCATCTGAATGTATCCATATGCATCGTTCGTGCTCGTCCCAAAGCAATGGCGTAGGTTCGCCTCTCATTGTCATACCGTCGCAATTTCTCTCATAGAAATAATAAGAGACCCAATCGCTATCGTTATTAAACTGTTTATCTAGAAATTCTATTACATGACTTACAAGTTTATAACATGGGTGATCATCATTAAGCGAAATATTAACATTCGACAAACTGTCTATATAGCTTTCTATATTTCGACAATCTTCAAGTAACTTACAGAAAGATTCTTTATCAATCATTTTTTACACCTCTAGTACTTTACAGTTTAGTTTATGCGAAAATGCTACCATGCCGTCCATAGCGACAATTCCATCATCGATGAATGGTGAAAAGTGTGCCTTTCTTCCGTTATCGGGAAATTCATCTCCGTCATCATGCAGGTATGCATGACCCCAGGAAGTGTGCCAATGTCCACACCAAATCGTTTTTCCCTTAATACGAGCCCCGTTCTTCCATGCAAGCATTCCGTTTATCCATCGTGCTTTTTTCCATCTAGCTTTAGGGGACCTCCAATTAGGATCTTTAATGTAGCTACCTGGTTTACAAGGGATCCAGCCATGTACGAAAATATTATTCTTCACTTCCGCAAAATCAACGGTGCTGTTCAAATAAGTATTCCACAGATTAGAACTGGCTACAGCTTGAAGTATTTCTCTGTCATCATCCTCGTTTAGCTTTTCTTTCTTTAAAGCAATTCCTTCATACTTCGCAATATCTTCCGCAGTACAGACAGTCCCGTTATGTATGTCATGCATAAAAAAACAGCCTCGGACAATTGCAGCCTGCATCAAATCCTCATGATTTCCTCTAATAAGGATTTTACGCTCATTGGGCAAAGAATTTACAAATTGAAGAACCTTGATTGTATCTTTTCCTCTGTCACATAAGTCCCCCAAAGAAACAAAACACTGGTTTTCTGCATCTGTCCAGCCTTTGTCCTTTAATGCAGCTTCAAGTTCGCTATAGAACCCGTGTACATCTGCTACAATGAAATACTCCATGTTGTGGCTCCTTGTAAGAAATTTTGGTACTGACCACGAGACTCGAACTCGTAAAATAAGTGAGGTTTGAGCTCACCCCGTCTACCATTTGCGGCAGGTCAGCATATAAAGGGAGGGGCATCTTTATGCCCCAGTTAATAAGTAAACAGGTCCCAAAGACTTCCGTTTCGAACTTCTTTTCTAAGATCTTCCCAGAGTTTGCTTTGGTCTACTCGAAAAACGTTTCCCTCAGGAATTGCTTCGTTATAGTCATACTTGTCCATAACAATCTTTAGCTGTTTCTTAGCTTCTACAAGAGCGGACTTTGCTGTAGAAATAGCATTTTCAAAGGCAGCCTCTGCTTCAGCAAGTCTCTTATCGTATAACTCCTGCGCCGTATCACATACTTCCTGCAGCTTTCTTTCTGCTTTTCGTACATTTTCTTTGGCTGTTTCAACAGCATCCTTAGCAAGCTTCTTCCCTTTTTCGGAATCTAGATATGCCTTCTCAGCATTCAGGCAAGCCTGCTCCGTATCAAAAGATTTGTCAAGTAGTTCACTGTAGTAAAAGACCTTCATGTTTTCTCTCCTTGTTTTGTATATTAGTTTTTATTCTAGGTTAATTCTGCAGATTGTGTCAATTACATTCTTTTTTGTAACAATAATAAGGTTCTGGGAAGCAGATGCTGTAAAGCGTAAACTCTGGGCAAAATCATCTGTGCCCATAAGACTACTGTTCGACAGCATAATTGTTCTGTTCCTCTCGTCTGCTTGAAAATGATGTCTATGTGCTGTTAATGCTAGATCATAGTATTGCTGTGTCATCAGAGCCATATTTGATACAACATTTTCAGGCTTGTCTTTATCGCCGTGTACTGCGCATATAGGATGACCCAAACACTCAAACGATATAACGTCGTCACCCTTTGTGTTGTCGTTAAAGTGAATTGTCGGAATGTTTTTAAGACGTTCCTTTAAGAACCACGTAATGACACGAACAAGAGATTCAAGATCTAACGAATCTTTTAACTTCGGCTCAATTCTGCTGTGGTTATCTAAAGTGTCGTAATATTCAATTTCAAGAAATGTTGAAAGGGCAGATATGAAATTTGCAAGAAGTTCAGCTACCTCTATTGTTTGAGTTACTACATCAATTCTGCTATTCAATCTAAGTCGAAGATGAATTCTACCTTCTATCATGTCTCCTAGATTGACAATGTGTAACTTCTTGATGTCATAAAGTGCACAACGTTCCGCAACTTCTTTTGCAAGTTTTTCAACACGCTGTTTGCATATCTCTGGGTCGTATTCATTGTATGGGCTGTGTATTTCTGTGCCGTAATGCCAGTCACTAATCTGTAAGATTGCTTCTTTTTCAGAACTGTTATTCCCCGTTTGTTTAATCGGAGTAAAATGAAATGGATAGTTTTCATTCAACTTCTGTGCAACTTCTTGTGCAATTTCTTTGATTGTTTCTTCTCTAGCAATACGTCGTATAAGAGCATTTACTTGCATCCGTTCGTCCGAAAGTTTGACTTTCTGTTTTTCAAATTTAATCGGATCTGGTACGTCTGTCGTTTCTTTGGGATCTGAATTAAACATCGGATCAATGGTAAGCTGCTCAGGTATAGATGCTACAACTGAATTCTTATATCGATTTCGTAAGTACCGCTGTCTGCAAGCGTCATCAGTAAAGTTTACGTCGTATGTACTATTTATAAAATTGGCAGTTTGCTGCCAAGTAGCAACATTACTTTCATAGTACTCTTTAATCGCATTGTTTATCGTCTCGTTTATCTTCTTCGAATACGTCAATAGGAATATCCTCCACGTCGATTTCTTCAGGATCTACATCAATTATAGTACCTTCTTTTACAGAATTCAACTGACCTTGTGCCTGGGCAAGAATATTCTTAACTGCTAAGGCAACTCTTTCACGGGACATTCGGTTTAAGACAGGGGTCTGTTCTCCGCCGTCCGTGTTGATGTTCACCTGATTATTCTGGGTTATGTGTATTTCTGGAAGTTCTGTTTCAGTTGGGTTCTTTAACAGGGTATCCTGCATAGCTTTGAAATAGTTTAACAAGTCAGTATTACTAAATTCGTCAGGGCGTTTTACTACACGAGCTGAAATTTGATTTAGTATATTGTCTTGTATTTCACTAATTCTTTCTGCACGTAGTATGTTTTTCTTCTTTATATTCAGATTAAACATATCTACAATCTTTTGCAGTTCTTTTGGGTCTGTTTCAGTTAGGAATTTATCTTTTGTTGTTGGTTGCATCAATTCTTCGCTCATAATGTACCACCGTTAGAATAATTCCTTATACACATCGAGAATTTTTTTCTGAAGTGTATTTTTGACTGTTGTTGTTAATGGGCTTTCTCGGTCTTTTACAGTCTTTATGATTTTCTGCTCAAATGTTTCAGAAGGGATAAATTTGTATTTTACACAACCTTCTTCTTGCAGTATATTGAGTCGACCAATTCCAATATCAACTTCTGTGATGTTTTCATGTGATAGTACAGACTCATATACACTGTGAAGAATGATAAACTCTACCTTATCAGAAAGTTGTTGTAATATGGAAACGGGAAGTGTCGTTAGGTTGCTCATATCCGAAACAATGTCTGTCATTCTGTACCTCCTAACTTCTTTAGTATTCTGATTTCATTTGCCTTCGTGTAGTATTTTAAACTATAGGATAATTGTTTTTCATAAACCTCTAAGGATTTATTAAGACGTTCTTGTATGCAAATTGCTAACAATTCTTCCTTATTTCGTTTATGTTGTTGTAACTCTTCTAGAATATAATTAAGACTCATCATTTCCAAACTTATAACGCTCAAGAACTTCCTTTACTTTATTGTAGTTCTTTCTTATGGTTCGTATGTCTCTTGTTTTCTGGCCTGAAGCTTGCACAGCTTCTTCAAAAGACATCTTATCAATCTCTATGTACTGGTATATTAGTAAAGATTGTATTACTTCTTCAAGTTCTTCAATCTTAGGAACTGTTATAGTAGTTCCGCCAAAATACTCACAAAGTTTTAATAGATTGTCCTTATCAAGAATGTACGCCAATTCGCTTATACAGCTGTATTCGGGAATGTCCCTGAGTTTATACAAGACAAATAGTATAAGAGAGTAACTGTCAACTTCATTTAGTTTACGAAGATCTTCTTTAAAACTCATTTATTCTAGTCCTTCACTAGTGTTGATATTACTTGCAAGTAACGAAAGCATGTTTGAATGGCACGAAATTTCTTGATTTCCTTGCCAGGATAAATCTTTGGCAATATGATGTTTCATTCCAGTTGTAAGAGCTTGTATGTACCCTCGCATCTCTTCAGGTAGATGAAATAGTATAACAGATTTCTTGTTTTGTTTTCTATATACACGTTCAAGTTGTTCTGGAGTAACTGATGTTGTATTTTCTATCCTATATTGAAGTGCTGGTGAAAGTGTTATTGAATTCAGAAAACTTAATATACAACTCAGATATATATTTTCGTACATAACCGTTCCTTTTGGGTACGGAATGTGAGAAAGATATTTCTGAGCATCTTTTAATATGTCAGATAAACACGCACCAAACTCTACGCGTTCTAAAAGGTCTGTAGAGCTAGATACCATCTGACGAAAGGAATAATTTGTAACTTTTTCATCTTCCAATACTGAAGGAACATAGGAGTATTCATACGTATCAAAATCAATAGCCCTTTGACGTATTGTTTTTTTCATATAGTTAAGAATACTCTTTATCCGTTTCATGCGTGGTTCGCCGTCAGAGTTGTATTCAAACTGTTGTTTATTAGTTAGCCTTAAATAAAGTTGTGAAGCATAACTTATAGCAAACTCTTCATATTCTTCTTCAATGTTAAATAAGTTCTGTTTTCTCGACAACATCAAAGATAAGAAGTATAAATACTGATATATTGTTTCAGGGTCATGGCTCGGGTTATAGACATTCTCATCTATATAGATTGCCATGGAAGTATATTTTAAATTTTCAGGCTTTCTGTATAACATGACTTATCTTATTTGCATCCTTAATAACATGTATTTCATTATCACAAGGAATACAAAGATTGTCACGATGTGTTACAATAAATACACTACTAATATCTTCAAGGTCAGAAGAGATTAAATCCAAAACTTTCTGACACCCTGTAATGTCGAGAGCATCAAATATTTCGTCACATACAAGAATGTTACTAGAGAAGTTAATCAAGTGACATAGCATATCTCTTATTGCCAACTGGATTATTACATCTAGTTTTTTCTGTTCTCCTCCACTTAACGATTCATACTCTTTGTTGTCAAAGGAGATAGAAATGTTATTTCCTTCTTGTTTAAACTCGAGAAGGTCATTGTTGAAAACAACCTGTGCGTATTTCTTTGCCCGGTTATCAATGAAATCAATTACATTCTTAAGAAGACACCCTCTAAAATCTCGTTTTATAACCGTTTCAATTTTATTTATTGCAACGACATGTGCCTTTGTATTTTCTTGTTCATTATTATAATACAATAACTCCCTATCTGTAACACTAATGTCATTTGTCAAGGAAACGACTTTAGATTGCAAACTCGCCATGTCTGCGTCTACTGTTGCTATTGTATGCTGGATAGAAAGAAGCTGTTTGGATAAAGTTGCTTTCTCCTTATCCAGACTTTTAGTTTTACTATCTTTTCCTACTATTTCCTTTTCCGTATCCTGCACACGCTTTTGTAGGCTGTTCAACTCTACAGAAAAATTCTGGTCGTTTATTTCAAGCTCTGCTTTCTTCTTCTTGTCCAGCTGTGAACGTTGTTCCTGTAGCAGAATGTTTTTTTCTTCTAGCTCTTTTATGTGGTTTTCTAGTTCTGTAGTGTCAGGCTTTGTAACACCTATGAGCTTCTGCCCACAAGTAGGGCAAACGTCCTTTATACCCCTTAACCGGGATAGTTCCTTCTTAGAAGTTAGAATGTCGTTGCCCACCGTTGCAACGTCTACGCTAAGAGATGTTAACTGGTCAGCATAACTTGCATTTATCTGGCTTACTTTTGTAGCACTTTCTGTCCTCTTTGCATAGAAAGCTTCTTTAAGTGAGTCTACCGACCGCTTATCGTCCTCAATGTCAAGCGACAATTCTCGCATTTCATTTTCAATAGAGGTAATTCTTTGCTGAACTGTTTCACACTCTGAACGTAATTGATTTATATCTGTAGCTCGTAGGGCTTCAATTTCTCTCTCTACGTCTGCTAGTTGTTTTGACAACATTTCTTTCTTAGTAGAAAGAGTCAATACATTCTTTTCTGTTTCGTGCAGAGAATTGTTGAGGGCATTCTTTCTTTCCGAAACCCTCTGCTTCAGATCTTCAATCATGAAATCAGACTTGGACAATTCTTCAAGCACTTGTTTTCTTCCAGAGGGAGTATTATTTGAAAATCTCTGCGGCAGACCTTGTCCTAGGATAATAACACTACTAATTAAAGAGCTTGTTAAGTCAGGAAGATGCTGTTTTAGAATAGCCTCGCTGTCTCGAATTCCTTTACCAGAAATATCCTGTCCGTCAACAGATATGTACAAAGAACTCTTTAGTTTACTATGGTCTTTACTACGCTGTATTACATAGTTCTTATCGTCCACATTAAAATCCAGTGTTACTACTGCTCCATCATTTCCGAACAAGTTTACAACACTTTTATGACCTCGGATTGTTTCTCCTGTAAGAGCCCAAACAATTCCTTCCCAAATAGAACTTTTACCAGAACCATTGCTCAAAGAAGCGTCGTCGGGGCACTCATTCTTTCCCGCAACAAGAACATATCCGAGGTTGTCAAGTTGAACAAACTCGTCTCCGAAACTCATAAAATTGTTTAATCTGATATTGTTAAATGTAATTCTCATTTGCAAATCTCCTGAAGTTCGGAAATAGTTATTTCGTCAGAACCAACATTCTGTAGAATATAATCTTTGAATTGAGCTAAATGATCGACAGTGAATGACACGTCTGGTTTAACCTCTTTGTCAGAAGTTTCACGTTCAATTATAAACTTACTTGTAATTACGTTTGCGCACTTGGGGAATCCGTTATCGGGCCAACGAGGATCAAAACGCGCCCTTAAACATTGATACCCATTATCCTCTTTACATTTAACAGTTAAAACAGCATTTCTTTTCAGTTTAAAACACAGATTATTCAGGTAGTCAATACTCCAGTTGTCAGGCATTTCAATCTTATAAAAGTTGAGTGCATTAGGATTTTCGATGGTGTGGAAAGACCACTCGTCTGTGTTAATTAGCATAATGTTGTGTGGATATACGAACGCATCCTCAGAAAAATTCTGCCCTGTTAAGTTACCTATATTGCAAATTTTATTAGTTACTTGTGTCGTATTATGAAGATGTCCGTTTATACAAACATCGCATACAGATTCCAGTTCCTCTACTGTAAACCCTTCTTGTGAAATGTAACGACCATAATTTATTCCCTTTATGTCGTTATGGCTCAACAGCAAACCCCACTTGCTCATATCTCTTTTTGAAAAAACATCATTAAGAACAGGACGGTCTTTTTCAAGAAAATACGGAAGATACATAATCTCGAAATTGTCAAAAGATTTCATACAAGTGGTGTTGATTATTTCACAATTCTTAAGATTAAACAAATGAGCAGTACTGTATTTCAGGTCAGCGCTGCTCACTTCATGATTTCCTACAAGGAATGTATGCGGAATGTTTGCCCATTCGATGTCGTTTAGTGCCGTAATACTTTCTGCGTCAAGCTCGGATTTGTCAAAGAAGTCTCCAAGACATATAATTCTATCGCAACGGTATTCTTCTGCAAATCGTTCTACCCAGTTAAGTGAATCAATTAGATTCTCCAAACGAGTTGAATACTTCTCTCCTCTGCAACGAACTATGGAAGAATACGTTGACCAGTGTACGTCACTGAAAATCAAAAGTCTCATCTGTTATTCTATTCCTTCCGAATTTTTTGTGTCTGCTTGCTCTTCTAATTCAATGATAGCGAGAATTGCATAGTTGGCAAGATCCTGTAAAGTGTCTAGAATAGACTCATTCTTAACACGCTGTTCCTTTTTACCCTTTAGCGTAAGAGATCTGAGACGAGAGATCTTATCTTCCATTCGTACAAGAAAAGATAACAGACCGTACTTTAGAAAAGTGTCATGAACACTATCTCCATAGTCTGCATTTTTTGCTTTGTAGATTTCATACATCTCGTTTACTATCTTTGTATACCTGAGCCCCTTGTCCATAATCGCACCTCTTTAAGTTATACTAAATATATATGTTATCATATAGTCTACAAGTGCTGATGTTGAAATGCTTCCGGTCTTTATTTGGAAGTCAATGGAGGTTAACATTTCATATATCTTTATCAGCTGTTCTTTCGTGTAGTATCCGCAAGAATATTTAACTGCCCAGAACTTTTTGCTTTCCATCCCGCATCTTTCGGGGGACGGGTTAGACGAAAGCTGCACAGTTATTACATCTTTGAAGTTTTTTAATAGAAGCGTTACAAGCCCTATAGGTTCACAATCAATGTTGTTTATCTCACTATAAACATTTTTCAGTGTATTCACGTCTCGTTTAACTATTGCTGTTGAAATATCAAATACGTTGTAATGGCTCAGGTCGTTGAAAATACCGTCGTATATGAAATCTTTTACAGCCGATTTACGTTCCTTTTCCGAAAACAATGAAACCTTTTCCAGTTCGTTGTACAGACGATGTACATCATTTCCGCATACTTTTAACAGATAGGCTATGTCGTCAGGATCTGCACCGTCTGCCATTGAGTATGCCAGGTCTTCAATTTGCCACTTTTCTATCTTTGGTACAACAATTATCTTATCCGACAACGCAGATTGAACCGTGTCAGAAACTTTAGGGCAGATAACAATAACATTCTTTGTAGCAATCTGTATGTTACTCATTTCCGTTTCAGACAATTCAAGATTGTCACAGGAATAAACATACAAAGTGTTACTGTCATCTGTGTAGTCACCAAACAAAGAGTCAACTCTTGTAGTAACAATTGAAAGATCGTCTACATACTTAACATTGACGGCGTTCTTTCTGTAACTTTCGATATACTGCAAAGGGACAAAATCATCGTATTTACAGAGGAGTATAGTTACTCCTTTAGGGATAATATTACTTATTACCAGAGTTTTCAGCTGTTCTAAACCCACTTATTATCCCTGCCCTTTCATTTTCAGTAAATAATTCTCGAATAGCTGCTTCTTATTGATGTTCGGAATAAACGTTTTATTAAAAAGCTCTTCTGTTAGCATATATGTATTATAACATGTAGAATTAACAGCTTCAACAACATTTCTAAAACTTGTTTGAAGCAAGAATTTCAAGAAGATGTCAAAACTATACTTTCCATACTCTTCCGTACCATAATAAAAACGGTCGGGTACCGACAGTATGTTAGAAACTGTTGCCCTAGAAATGCTGTTCAGTATCTTGCTTGAAAGATCCTTCATGTAATACAAATCTCCTTCCTTGACAGTAGAAAGAGCAATCAGCTGTCCAGGAGTAGAGGCGAGAGATAACTGTAGTTCGGTTGCTTGAGGAACAATTCTACTTAGTGTATCTTTTTCATACTTACTTAATGTCCACAGTTGGCACCTATTAAGAATTGTGTCAAGTAACTGTTGTTTTACTCTGCAGATAATGACTATATAACAGTTATTTAAAGGTTCTTCAAGAAATTTCAAGATTACATTCTGTTGCTTTATAGAAAGGACATCCGCATTGAAAATATACAAGTAAGGTGTTGGTCTCGTTGTAAATTCTTCAATGTTGTCATATGAAATAGAAGAGTCAATTATCACCTTTTCTATTCTCAGACGGTCAGCAATATCATTACATAGAGTGTGTCTTCCAGAACCTGTGTCACCAAGTAGGATGACAGATCTTGGAAATGTGTCAAGAGTATACTGGCCTATTTTGTTAGATAATAATTCTTGCCCTATCATTTACACCAACCTGCACATCTGTAGAAATACTACATCAATTGTAGTTTTTGGGTTGTTGTCATTCTTCAACATGTTTTTCAGTGACAACAGTTTGTCGACAATATAACTATAATATGCTGGTGCATTATCAAATCCTACCGAGTAGTTAAGCTTCTCCTGCATACTGGACGGGATCTGTGTAAGATGGTAATCTTTAAACAGTGCGTATTTATTAAGGTCGAGACAGAATGATAAAAACTGTTCAACAAACAACTTCATATCGTTTCCCGAGTTATACAGATCTTCTACAGCGGTCAATACGTCGTTCTCCTTTGCATCAACCAGAGAATTTATCAAGGTGAAGAACGATTCATAAGAGTAGCTTCCAATAGCCTGAAGGGCATTTTCTATTGTTACATTCTTGTCATAATCTGCACATTTTTCAAGATAAGAAATCGCAAGTCTCATCTCTCCATTACAAACTCTGCTGATATAATCGCAAGCTTCTTCGTAGTTTGTATATCCTTCCTGCTGGCAAATGTATATCAGACGTTCCTGAATCTGCTTAGAGCTAATTCGATTGAAATTGAACCGCATAACTCTATTCAAAATGGTTGCAGGTATTTTCTGCGGGTCAGTAGTACAGAAAATGAATATAGTGTACATAGGAGGCTCCTCAATTGTTTTTAGAAGTGCCTGCCAGCTTGCATTTGTAAGAGCATGGGCCTCGTCAATTATGTAAATCTTGTACTCGCTGTCAAGAGCACGTTCACTAGCAGATTTGATTATTGACTTGATATTGTCCACGCCGTTGTTTGATGCACCATCAATCTCAATAGGAGAACCTTGGTTGTGATTTACTGCATTGGCGAATGCACGCCCCGCAGTAGTCTTCCCGCATCCAGAGGCTCCTGAGAATAGGTAAGCATTCTTTACTTGATTGGTTTTAATCTGACGAGTTAGTATCTTAACGATAGACTGTTGAGAAACTAACTCGCCTAAAGTTTTTGGTCTATATTTTGTAGCGAGAGACATTTACTGCACCCTTTCGTAGTATGTTATGGCCTTCAACGGTACCCACATATTTTCATACATACTGTCATTCGACAACCCTGTCTTAAAATCATATCCTCTACCTGTAAACTGCACCATCTTACCTACGAATTTGTTTATTTGAATGATCAAGGTTGTGTCGGTTATTTTTCGACCTTGATTCCATGTTGCATCCAAAGTAAAGTTTTCAGGAGGGTTAGTTATATAGTTAGCTAAAACTACCTTGTACACCCCGTTTACGAGCAGCTCACAAGTTTCATTTTTTATGGGCTCACGTATTCTTGGGAACAGTATGTATGTAGACGACTCATCGTAGTCTGGTTTATTTGGTAGGTTCAACTTCTCCAGTTGTTTCAGTATCAGCTTGTTCATGTTTCTCCTGTCTAAAGAAAATATTTCCGTTGGTATTTTCATTGATGAATGCCGACTCAACATCTGCAATGTAAAGCAGTGTAGCAAGAGGATAAGCATTCCAGATGCTTCCAATGTTGTCCTGCATACTATCCCAAGACATATTTCCATGATGGTGAATGATTGCAACGGATTCAAAATGGTTCAGAGGAATAAACGAACGAATGTAATATTCAGAAGTGGTTTCGTGGTTTCCATAAAGGAATCTTTCACTGTCGTCAAGATACCCATAACACTTCTCGCTCACCCAGTCAAACCGACCGAGTTCATCTTTCTTACTTCCCTTTTCGCTGTACACCTTTTTGTTACGATAGTCAACCTTATAGAAGTTCACTTTGGACAGATCGTGAAGAAGAGCAACAATCTTGCAAGTATCTTCGTCGATAACGGACTCCATTCCAAAGTCTTCTACGAGGCGCTTCAGATTATTGTACACGTTCAACGAATGCTGACAAAGACCACCCTTGTACGACCCGTGGTACTTATGGCTTGCCGGGGCAACAAAGAAGTCCGAGTTAGTTAGCCAGTTAATAAGACCGTCAATATCTGCACCATAACGTTCAATTGAACTAACCAGGTTGATAAAAGTATCCTTGTTCTCCTGAATCTGCATCTCTGTAATCATGTTTTTTCCTCCTAAATAATAAAAAATACTACTATATTTTAGATAGTAGTATTATATGATATTTATTCAATTTATTCAACTTGTTGCACTTCAGACGATGTATCTTCCTTATTCTTTCCATGAATAGCAAACCAATATTCCATCTGAAGAAATGATACTCGATAGTCGGGGTTATGAGCATTCTCGCCCAGCATCTGTACAATGTCTTGTACTGTTATATATCTATTATTCATTGTATTCTTCTAACTTCTCTACAAGAAATTTCATTAACTTCTCCTCTATAACATAATAGTTAGGTGTACCAGGACCAAAGTTAATACATAAACAGTTATTGTCGAGACGTTTACTAAATGCCTCTTCTTTGTTTTTAACAAGCCAGTCTCTTTTAACAGAAACAGATTGCTTCTCTGTCATAACTGTTTTACATTCAATTAACAGAGAAGCATCTTTCTGAATAACATCGCCGCCAGAGAACTTTCCTGCTCCGGAATTTGCAACTTTTGTGCCGCCAAGAGCTCTGGCAACAGAAGACTCGTGTAAATCGCTGAAATATCTCGTAGCCTCTTTATTGTTTGTCAAGTCACATCTCCTCAAGATTGGTGGTAGTAATATCTACGCCCAATTTTTCGCTAACGTCAATATTAAGAAGTGTTTCAAAACTCTTGATAAACGGGTCGTCTTTCTTACTAAGCATACTGTAGCATCTGTCATACAGCTTACGAGCTTCTACAGGATTAGTCTGAAAATACGTGTAGACATTTTTCTTTCCACGTATCTTAATCTCGTTTCCTAGCTCGTCTTTTAGAAGTTCTCCTGTATCAGGATCTACAAGTTTGAATGACCCCTGAACTGAATTGTCAATCAATCCAAGATGAACACCAACATCAATTGTATCCTGTAACCAATCAATTCCCTTAGTGTAATTAAGGTGTGCCATGCCAAGTTTTCTGTCCCATTTACATACCTTTGTTTTAAGGACGTAACACTCGATAATATGGCCTGCAGGAGATTCGGCTTTCTTCGTTAGAATATTACCTTCCTCGTCAAAGAAATCTCCTCGCTTAAACATAAGCCGCATAGAGCAAGCATGCTTCCAAGCTCTTCCTCCGGGAGTAGTAAGAGGATCTCCATAACCAGTCATGTTTTCACGAACCTGATTGATTGCAATAAGTGTTGCTTTATACTTACGAAGTAACCCTATAGCAGTATTTGCAAAACGAGTCAGGGCCTTAGCAATTCCGCCCATCTGTTGCTTCTCCATAGACTCATCAGCAATCTGCGCAGGAACAAGCGTTGCAATACTGTCAAATACAAGAAGTCCTACTTCTCCTGTCTTCAACATTTCAAGCGCCATGTCAAAGATTTCTTCTGCAGACTGCGCTTCTGGACGAATACAAACAGTCTTAACAGCCGCATTCTCACTCATGTCATAACCGAGCTTTGCTGACCAGACGCAATCTGCAGTGCCCTCGTTGTCCAGAAAAACGATGCATCTCGGGTTATCGGGATTTCTTTTAAGTTCTGCTTTTTGATAAGCTGCACAAGCTAGAAATGCATTAGTGGTCTTACCACTTCCCTCGGCACCTGAGAACTCTACAATTCTTCCTTCTGGAATTCCCCCATAAATAGCAAAATCTAAACCGGGGGAACCCAAAGACAGAGTTCCATCAACGTTCAGATCTGAAACTCCGAATTTAACCACTGAATCTCCGTACTTCTTTGAAATAGACTTCAATACTTCATTAAGGCTTTTTGAATCTGCCATGGTTCCTCCTAATTAAAGGTCAATTGTTTCGTTAAGAATTTTACGAACTCCTGTAACAGGCGTAGACGGAAGATATTCTTCACCCATACGTCTACTGATAGATTTCGAGATAGTTGAGATCATTGTGTTAGCTGCATCAATCTTATTCTTCAGGACTTTATATGCTCTTGCATAGATGTCATTTGTAATAGCTTCTGACTTTGAGGCTTCTTCGCTGAGTGCTACTAGCTCATTCACAGTCTTCTTCTTATTACTAGTAGTGTCTGGAAGCTGGTTATCAAGATACGCCTGGTTGTATACTTCCTTATACTTTGTTTTACTGAGATAATCAAGAGATCCTAATTTTTCAAGTCGTTCCTGCATAAAGTAGAGACAATTAGAAAGCTCAAGATGATATTTTTCAAAGACAGAGATTGACGGGTCTGGGACGGAGATGATATCTGTATACACTGCCTGCATAACATCGTCAAGTTCTTTCGTATAGCGTTTGATTACTTCATCAGAGATTGTGGAATAAATAGCAAGATTGTCTTCTGTTTCAGCGACAACTTTTTCAATTTCTTCAGTAGAGATTTGCATATCTGTACCTTCCTCACCAAGTTTCTTCTAAATCTAATAGTTGTTTATAATCAGAGTCAAGAAATACTCTTTTCTTTTTTGACGGTATTTCTATTAGTTCTTCTTTACCAAGATGCCGTATTCCTACAGACTGTTCATTTTTTGATAACAACTTCGTCACTGTTTTAATTGGAACATATAAACATTTGTCTTTTTCGTACAACCATAAGATTATTCCTACTCTTATTCCCGGAATCCCAACAAACTGCTTCAGCCTGTCATACTGAGAAACAGAACTAAATGGAAGAGACGCTCCTGCATGACTTTTACACTCCAGTAAGAATAGTTTACCATCAACATATGCTATGAAGTCGCATAAGTTTGCAGAAGTATACTTATACCCGGACACCTGGTCATTCAATCTGAGTAAGAAAGTGCCCGGGAAACTGTTATGCCAATCTTGACGAAATTTGTTTTCAAATTGTTTACCGTAATTCGGCATTACTGAACCCGAATTTCCGGAATTACGTTTGTCACATTGTTAGATACAAGAAGAATAGCAGAATTGTTTCCGAAGGAGATGTGTACATTCTTAGTACGATTACTATCCAGCATCTTTGTAAGCTCAATGATGTCAATTGTAACTTCATATGGCTCTGCGATGCTGTTGTTTGCTGTTTCGTACATAACCTTTTCTGTACTATTCTTCTTAGTATCGCTCACCTTAACAAACTCTCGTTCAAAGTCAAGGCAAGCAGAAGACAGCATAGCATCTTGGGAGAATAGAGAGAAACGTTCAAGTGCTTCAAGAAGTTTGTTACGAGGAATACTTACAGTATACGGAAGCTCACCAGAGGCAAGGGAACGGATCCGATTTACCGGAACACTCTTCATCATAGTATCATCACAAGAAAGAATTGCTGACAGACGGACTTTCGGAGTTGTGAAAGAAATACGGGTCTGAATGATTTCATCACTGAGAGGTTCAGTTCCGTAGCAGACATGAACCTGCTCATTTTCAAACAACTTGAACAGCTTAACAAGACGAGCATTCAGCAGGAGCTTAATGTCTGCACCCAGGTCAAAGTTATTAACTGTTGCGCCAGAAGTGAATGTAAGAGCACCATGTTGGTCGATGTAGAAATATTTCTGAACAGCATTTGAAATAACACCGACATCAAGCTGACGACTATTCGCAGTCATAATACTGTTGAGCACATCAGACGACACATCAAATTCGGAGGAGATGTTATTCACTTCAATCTTTGGAAGTGTCATCATAACGGAATCTTCAAAGATAAGCGGGAGGCGATACGTTCCGTTTCCTTTAACAACAAGGAACTTGTCAGTAACGGAAAGTTCAACATACTCCGTTGTAATTCGGGAGATCAGCTTTGTAAACAATTCCGCATCAACTGTTGCATGAATTTCTTCGGGGTCATCAACAGGAATGTTGATTGTAACAAAGTATTCCTTATTTGTCACTGAAAGTTGAAGTACATCGTCCTTTGTTTCAAGTTCAAGTACTTCTGTAAGCTGCGAGATAGAATTTGCATCTACAGCATTTGAAATTGTAGAGCAAGGCTTCTGAATTGTTTCAAGTTTAATTTTCATCAATGATACCTCATTATATTTTTGTTTTAGTATAACGTGGGATTACAATTATTGGATCAAGAATCCCAGCCGGGGTACGGAATAAACTTGTAGCAATTCATCAGTTCGCCGTCAAGTTTAATAATTTCTCCTGTCATGATCTTATTCTTAGTCAGAAGAAAGAAGATCCATTCCGCAACATCTCCTACAGTTGAAAGACGTCCTGTAATACTCAGATCTTGAATTGCTTTCATAAGGTCGGGGTCAGCATAAAGTTCAGGTTCAAGTGCAGTTCCTACGAAACTTCCTTCGGCAGCGGGGACAATTCCATCAATGTTCAAAGAGTTAACAAGAACGTGTCGGCTGTCATGACCCAGATTATTAGCTGCCCATTTCGTCAGAGCATCACGACCTCCCTGAGATACACAATATTCCATGTTATCGTATCCCTTAATTGAAGCTGTACTGCCAATCTGAACAATCGCCTTTAGCATTGGGTCTGAACTATACTTCTTAATTATGTTCATATACCCAATGAGATTAACTGCAATAGCCTTTGCCTTGGGTGTGACAATTCCTGCATTATTAACAATGTACGTAATGTTTTTCAAGTCGGGAAGAGAGTTGAAGTCACTTACATCACACTCATGATGAATATACTGACAAGACTGAGGAATTGTTGCGGGCTTCCAATCTAGGCCTACAACACAATAACCCTCTTCAATAAACTTCATTGCTGCGGCACGACCTACACCATAACTAGTGCCCGTAATAAGAACTGTTTCCATATTCAAGTCACCATCCCAGTCCATTTTTGAATGTTGTGTTGTGAGGTTCGAGTTTGGCTACCCAATCAAGCGTGTCAAGAATATTAAATTCTGCGCGCTTACCGGAATCCTGCTCAAGTTCTTCTAGAGTAAATCCTCGCTGTTTAATTCTTTTTAGCACATCTTCCTGAAGAGCCTTACTTTGCTGGCTTAGCGACCGGTCGTCTGCTTTTGCTTTCATAACTTCGGAAACATGAATTGACTTATCGTCAACAGCTATCATTCCATACGCTGCACGTTTCACCCAAGAAGTAGCATCAGTGGAAGTTACTGTAATATTGTCCAGAACAGACTTTACTCCAACTCCGAAAGCGTGGGTCATTACATTAGGGTTAGAACTTTCATGAATAACTCGCATACACTCTCTGCCCCAATTGATTCGGACCTTTTTCGTTCCCTCAAGAGAAATTGCTAGGCCAATATATTTAATCGGAGATCCGTCAGGGTGACGATACTCAAGCATATTTCTGAGCCACTTGAAATCTTCTCCGTAATGAAATACAGGTATGAGCTTGTCTCGAAGTTCTGGGCGAATTCTTTCTACCATGTAGAGATAATTATCCCAAGTAGTTTTAGCCTTATTATAGTCCATATTCATCGGGTCCGGAACATCATCAACTGCAACAAAAACAGTTACATAATCCCCAATCTCATCAATGAACTTGAGATAGTCATCAATGTCAATATGGACGCCCTTTGTATATGCAGTAAAAGATCCAGAGTCTACCATAATACGTCCGGTATGCTCAGGATGTTCCTGCTTATACTCAATTAGGGACTTGATTCCCTTTCGCTCATGCCACTGAGAAAAAAGCTGGTCAACGTTCAATCGTCGTTTCATATCCTGATACGACATTCCTGAAAAATAATAGATTGTCTTCTCGTTTTCCATATCATGCCTTCCTTAGCAATATTGATACCTTTATTATATAAAATTCTTATTTTCTTTTCAACTATACACTTTAGGAGAATGTTAGTGTTCAAAATGTCTTTGACGTTGCTTAAGAAATACTAGTTACCCAGTCTAGTACTTCTTTTGGTGTATTTAAAACAGTGTGATTAGAAACTCCAAGTAGCATATTGTTAATTGCAGGATCTGTAGCAACTGTCCAATATTGATGGGAGTTAGCAGGGAGTACCTCGATAGGATACACATTGTTTACCTTTGTGCCTTTATGCAATTTGCAAAACTCTGTTGCATAAAGTGCAATTGGTTTATGTAGTGCATATGCAATTCCCGCTTCCACAGCCGTGCCGGGGTCATCTCCGTCAATATAAGCAATCATACAGTCGCAACCGATGATGTGCTCAACATCTGTATTGAACGTACTCAAAGAATCCTGGTATGTACTTTGGTCTTCAAAGATGACACCTTCGTCTCTCCAGGGGAAGTATACTTCATGACCTGCGGCTTCGAGCATGTCAGCAATTTTCTTTTCATGCTCGAAGTAGGCAAGGTTATCCATAATCTGTGCAAAGTATATCTTCATTACGCAGTCACCAGAGTAGGGGCGTCAAGGTTCTTGTTAACTTCTTGTGCTTCTTTGACAAGGTCGACATATTCCTGACCAACCTTATTCTTTCTCCAAGAATTAGCAATCTTGAATCCAATAGGGGAGAAAATCATCTGACCAATCAGCTCAATTACCATTCCCATAGCAGACATCGGAATCAGATGCACAATAGCACCGAGCGTTCCCGCGTCCATGAACCAAGGCTGCCAAATACTGAAAAACAGACCAAAGAAGAAGTTGTCTACAAACTGACCAAAAGCAGTTGACACCCAAGAAGCAGTAACATACGCCTTAGCTGATGTACGATTCTTAAACTTCAGCAGGATGTACTTTGAAATGAGAGAGTTAACAATGTTACCAAACAGGGCAGCACCAGCACCAGCGAACAGAGGCCAAGGGGCAGCAACAAACAGCGCACTGAAAATAGCAGACTCTTCAGGTGTCGCACCATACGACGCAAAAGGCAACATTGCGCCGATGGTCATAAGACCAATTGAAACAAGTTCAAGAAGCAACGCTGCAATGTTAATCTTGATTGCTGCTTTTGCACCGAATCGTTTTACAAGCATATCAGACGCAAGGAACACTACCCACGAAACAATAATGCCACAGTCAAAAGGAACGGGACCAATAGCACCTCCTCGGTTTGCCAGAAAGTTCATAGCAATTAGACACGCCACAAGAAACGCAAACGGAATCGTCGGCATACATCTAAACAGTACTTTTGTTTCGTTCCATTCTTTCTTAAGATATTCAACCATTTTAAAAACTATCTCCTATTTTTATTTTTAATTTTACAGGATAGGCTGGTGGGATTTTCGAACAGCCCGTACTATATCTTTTACGCAGATTTTATTAGTTTTATTAGATAGTAGACATGAGTAATCAAACAAATAACATTCAGAAGTACGGTGCTGAAAGACCCAATCCAAAATCCATACAGGATCATCAGGACACTTCCTGTGAGGTTAAGCAACCGCATACGAATATTTCCGCTTCTACTATCAGATTTAACTGTCATAGAGAGCAGGACAAAACCTGACGCAAAAATTCCTAGTGCTTCTCTAAGGGTTACATTTTGAACTATATTCACTAACATCCTCCTAAGATGTATACCTGCTACGTCATTGAATCACTCCCTACATATTATACAACATATTATAGTGTATTCTTTAACGTTTTTCAACTTAATAGCTGAGTTAACTGTTCAGAAGTTAGCTCACTATGTCCTTCTAAAAGTTTACTGAAAGCTTCTTCTTTTGACTTTCCGGAGTCTATAAGCTTCTGCAACTCTTGTTTTAAGATATCTCCGAAGTCATCTTCATACCAGCAATTTACAATATATCCGTCGCATTTGAACGGTACTTGTACCTTATCTGCAACAGAGGTTTTCATGACATAGGTCAAACGATTCATGACAGCTTCCGCGTTTTGCTTGGGGCATTCTACAATAACTTCATCATGGATCTGAAGTACTAGTTTAGCTCCTAGACGATTTAATTCTTCATCATCAAATACTTTACGCATACATACTTTAGTCATCGAAGCTGCTCCGCCCTGGATACGAGCATTCACACACTGTCTTTCTGCCTGGCTTATAAATGCCCCATTATCAACGATGTAGATGCCGTCCTTTTCTGCTTCTTGCTGAATTTTTTGATATTCATTACGCGATTTAACTTTTGAAAGTTTTTTCTTGTAAGACTCAACAAGAGCTACAGAAGAATTGTTTACTTTACCTAACGTATAAAGAATTGGATTAAACTCCGTACTGGGCTTAGTGTTCTTTACTGTATACTTTGGAAGAAGTATATCAGGCAATCTCCTGCGTCTTCCCCACAAGTCTTCTACATAACCTGTAACTTTTGCATCTTTCTCTGTTTTTTCAGTCCATTCTTTAACCTTTGGAAACTGCTTGTAAAAGTCGTTGATAATCTGCTGAGCTTCTTCTACAGTTGAGTGTATCTGCTCGGCAATACTAGGAGCTCCTCTGCCGTACATTATTCCAAGAATTAGACTTTTACAGTTACTACGTCTTTTCTTGCCCTCTGGATTAGGCGTTCCGTCCTGACGATGCTCCATATTATCCCAGTAGTCATTCTTGTATACAACAGATGCAACTGTAGCGTACAGATCCTTGTTTTCTTTGTACGCAGCTATCATTGTATCGTCATTGGAATATGCAGACAAAAGACGGGGTTCCTGCTGCAACTACGAGAAGTCAGCTCCTACAAACACATTATTCGTTCTAGTTCTGACTTTACTCATGTAATCACCCCCTCGTTCAACTTTAATTTTCTCAGCATGAATTTTTCTTCTTTCCGTTTTAAAGAGAAACAATCAGATAATGAATACATCCAGCTTAGTACTATATCAGATTTACTACAGGATGTAGAAATAGTTGGATACATGTTTACACCATCTCTTTTTTCATAGTAGAAACATATATCTTGACCTGTATATTTCAATATAATAGAATGTAAGCCTCTAACAAATATTTCAGAAGCTGTTGTTAGACTAAAACCTCTTCCGTCTTCCGCGATATACCCGTCACCGTCCACACAACCATGTAAATATGCTTTCGCGCAATCTTCATTAGTAAACTGTGTTGGTACTCCTACTGTATAAGTTTTTGCCCCTGAAGGGATATTAAAATTTTCAAAAAGGAAATCCTCTAGCCCGCATGTTGCAATACGAAGCAAACTATTTACCTTACCTCCAGTATATCTGTAAGATTGTATTGGAGATTGAGAATTAAAATAATTCTTGATGTCTAAAAGTAAATCTTTTTCGCTTTCACCTATCAACCCTATCTCAAAGCAATTGTTCCCTTTAGGAACATATCCATCCGTTGCGATAAGACCTGCCAGATAGTAGACATGAGGATCTTCTAGATTGAATAATTTTTCGGTGTTGACGGGATGAGTAAAATGTTTCTTCAATCCAAACATCTCTCTTCGAGAATCAATCAATGATTCATTTACACCTTCTTGTTCAGCAAGTTCTCTCATACTTTTACTAGTATTGACCCAATTCTCCACCATCCACTCAAGATCAATATCAGGCCTTTGTTTTAAGTAATATCCTCGCTTGCCCTTCCTAACATTCTGACTTTTCGGAACTGAGATGCCTTCTTCTTTCAATCTCATAATAAAGACATCATAACTAAATCCATGTTCTTTACAAACTAATTTTTTTGATTTACCTGATCTTATTTCAGAAACCATCATATTGAGTTCATTAGAGGGTATTATAATTTTCTGCATATAACTATCTCCTTTGTTTATATGTTTATACAAGTAAAAAATACCCTCTAATAGTATAGAAATGCCTCTTTTAATTAAAAAGGAATTTTATATCATTGCCAACATTGAAAATATTAGTGATAGTTCTTTGTGAGTATACTCCGTCATCTTCTATACTACACAGAGTATCTCCGACTGCAAGTTCGTCTGCTCTTTTCCATACATTAGGGATTATTTCTACTTCATCAGCAGCGGACACAGTAATAGAATTATTTTCAACTTCCGTGTCTTTTATACGTGTGCCTGCAGTAAACATCAATCGTATTTCTTTCGTATGAGACGGGATATTTTGCATTATGTTATCGTTAAGCTCTTTATCTTAACTTCTGTGACTATTTAGTATTCATCACAGTTCAGACTATATCATCAACTTGTAAAACAAGTTGCTGTGCGCTCGTGGAAGAATTATTGATATTAACTCTCATCTTCTAGTCGTTGCACCTTCAAGAAGATTTCCTTCTTGCTTGGCTCAGAGTTGTAGCATACAAGACTAAACTATTTTCTCTGAATTCACACAGTTTTCATATACTGTCGCCAGTATACGCCTCCATTGGATTAAAGGTTCGGGTTACTAGAGCTAAATCTACCTGTACCTGCTCCAAGCTGATTAAAATGCGCGTGCAACCGATTATCTTTACTGTTTACACATTCCGGAATCTTGTCTATATACGTTCCGATTAGTTTTTCAAGACCGCGTTTTTCAAGAATCAAATCACATATCGGAAGCTTTATTTTCTGGAGAATTTCTTCTCCTGTTCCTCGAGGAGCTTTCTTATCGTGTGCGGGTGTTCCTAATATATCATACAACAGAATTGCAAGCTGTGTAGGACTATTTAACTGCGGAGGGTTTTCTAGCTGTTCGTTCTTTGACTTCTTGTAAGTAAATTCCCCCGCCTTATTGGGCTTAGAATTACGCTCTTTATAGTTTGCTTCTTTTGTCAATCTCCATGCAGTTATCTTATCAGAATACTTTGACAACTCTGTGTCAATCTTTGCATTCACTTCGTCCACTTTTTTGTGGTACTTGTTGCTAAGTCTTTTCGCGTATTCTTTGTCAATCTCAATGCCATAAAGTTCCATCTCTGCGCATACAGGAACAACGGGCATTTCAACGTTCATGAACAAATCAAACAGCTTTTCATTTCCGGGCTTATTAAACTGTTCCTTTTGCCATTCATATAGTCTGTAAGTTATGTAGGCATCTGTTGCTGCGTACAACGCAAAGATTTCAGGTTTAACATAAGCATACGGAATTCCTTGAAATAGATGCTCTATATCATACTTTTCCTGAGTACTGTCAATATGAAGTATATACTGTTTCTTCAAGCCTGCAAGCTCATTTTCATCGAGTATTCTTGCTGCTATTTCAGTGTCCCAGTAAATATTCAGAACACAATTGCAAGTACACTTGATAACCTCATAGTCAAACTTTCCGTTATGCATGAGAATCTGTGTGTTGGAAAGACGGTCAAACTGCTCTTTAATGTCTAGCTCTGTAAGCTGGTTCTCAATGAGAATGTCTGTGTCGGGCTGTGTATGATGAATAGGAATATACGCGCTAAGTTGACCTGGAGTATAGATACAGGCGCCCATAAGCAAACAAGTAAGAGGTTCAAGACTATTATTTGTTTCTGTATCTATAGCAATTATTCCGTTACGGATAGCTTCGTCAATATACTTGGACAACTCATCTTTTGATGTAATCACCTTTGTATTAGAAGTATATCCTCCGAGAACTCTGTTTACTTCTTCATAAATAAGCTGCAACTTGTCAAAGGTAGAAACTGTCTTTGACTTAATAGCCTTTCTAGTTTCTACCTTTGGGTCTTTAGGAGAACTGACCTTCTTTGCAACTTTCTTCACTTCCTTCTTTGCGGAAGGAACTTCAAATTTATCTCCCCACAGGGACATAAGTCAATCTCCTTATTGTTTAGTATTAGTTACGAACAGGCCGGCTGATTACCTGATTGGAAACAGGAGGAGCATAATACTGCATCGGATTTCCCGTAGTAGGAGCCTGGGGAACAAACTGCGAAGGCATACCCGTAGGGGCTTGAGGAGCAACAGGCGTTCCAGTTGCAGGAACAAACTGAGGAGAGCTCGGCTGCGCTACAGGCGCAACCTGCGGCTGCGGGGTATACAGCTGAGGACCTCCTACGGAGTTACCTGCAGGAGCAAACTGCGTTGCAGGCGGCGCATAATTGCCATTACCGTAAGACTGATTCTCCTTGGGCTCGTCTTCAGGCATACGACCCGTATTAACAAAGGTCGTCAGGTCAGCAAAACTCTTGTCCAGAACAATTGTCCCTGTTGCAGAATAATCCTGGAAAACTCCTTCGGGAATAGGATAATTCTGAGAAGGATAAATCTGTTCCGGAGCAAACAGAATATCGTAGCTGGTATCCCGGCTTCCTGCTGCGCCATTACGATGAATCTTAAACAGATAATTCGACAGCGGACCGTACTCGTTAATCAGACTCTTAATACGAGTGGCATAGCTAAGTCCTCTAGCCCAGACCTTGGGGACGGGCACAATATTCCCATTGCTGTCTCGAGAATACTCAATAAGGTGAATAAACATCACATTCTGCGTATCGGCTCCAGTGGCGCAAAGGGGGCAAGCCTCCATAGGATCCTTCGGATTACGGAGGCAGTTAACAGAACGGAACTTTCCGTTAATCGTCACTCCGTGAGTAGTAACAATGTCGAAAGATTTCACATCGTCATGCATAAAACGAACAAGTGCTTCGTCTCCGTCATTCTTAAGTGCAAACGATTCAACATAATTAGGGTTGTTTGCAGACTGCATTTCAGTTGCTTCTTCAAAGGTTACACGTGCCATAGGTTCATAATCTCCTTCATTTCATTTTCATTTCTTTAAGGTTTACGTTCTAACATCTATTATATTATAAAATCCTGCAAAATCAACTTGTAAACGAATATTGAGAAATAAGTGGTAAATTTGCAATCTCTTCTGCTGACAAGTCGTTGCAGTCTTTTCCTCTAGGTAATAGCATTATATCTACAAATACGTCTTTCCGTATATTAGTTAAAAATCTGTTTATTCCTTTGTCCCCTGCGTTATCTCCATCAAAGGCTAGAATGTAATGTCTTATCGGACACTTATTTAAAATGTCATATTGTTCTTTGGCACCTGTTCCGATAAGAGCTACAGCCGGATAACCTAACGTATTAAGATACAATGCGTTCAGCTGGCTTTCGCAGATGAATACGGTGTCCTTTCCTTCTTTAATCATAAAGTTCAAAAGGTATACAGGCTTCTTGACCCCTGGTGGGATAAAAAACTTCTTACCCACAACAGAACGTTTTGTTACAAACTTTAACCTTCCTCTTTCATCCCAAACAGGAAACGTTATGCTATCTGTTTGAGGGTCATACCCTACCTTGTATTTTAGTATAACTTCTTCAGAAAGTTTACGCTGAAACTGATAAGGATGAAAGTATGCAAAGTTATTAAGGATTGACTCGTCAAGGAATTGCTCTTGTGATTTTTCAAGTTTTATTTCCGGCAATACAACTTGATGTTCAATAAAGATATTAGCATAGCGTTGTATGAGCCATTCCTTACCGAATTCGTCATCTTGCCCAAAACAGTGCCCGACCAATGAATATAGAGGGACACTTATACCACAAGCAAAACAATGTGTTATTCCCTTAACAGTATCCTTGTCGTCGTCTCTTGCAAATACAGTACAACTAGGGTGTTTCTCCCTGCCGTCTGAATGATAAGGGCATTGAATGAATACATTGTCTCCCTTATCAATTATCTTGTTTAGATATCGACCGTTTGTTTCTTTGTTAATGTCTCTCAGTATGTCATATACAGGAGCATCAATTATTTTGTTACCAATAATTAGTTCCAATTACAACACATCTTCTTCAAACTCCTGTCGTAACGAGTTTATATCGTCCTCAGACGTAACCCCGTCTTCAGAAGCAGGCAAATACTCAAAGATCCCTCGGTCAAAATTGGATGCATATCGAAGTTTTTGATTATTTACAGCGTCTCTTGCCTTTGACAGATTAAGTGTCAAGATATCATCTTTCTGCTCAAGAAATATTACAATAGTACTATCCTGTGAAATTCTGTCGGACTGTGCAATGTGACTTACATCAACACCTGCGGAGGTATCATTTCTATTCTGCTGTGAAACAGCGATAATCGGTATCTTCTCCATAACCTGAAGATTTTTCAAATCTCTTGAAATGTTTGAAGCTTTTTCTACAGGATTTCTTGCTCTTCTATCATCTTCTAGTAAGGAGTGCTGGTCTACAAATAGAATATCTAACTTATCTTGTTCTATGAATGCCCTTAATGCAGTAACCCCTGCAGGCCCGTTAATGTCATTAGGTGTCAATACCTTAAAGGCAGTTGAAAACCTGTTACGCAACGAATCAATATGCCGCTTATACTCATTCTGTAGGTCTGCATTACCTCGAGTTATTCCATAATTGGAAATGTGCCCCGACAAGGTGTCAAATCGATAGCCTACTTTATTTGTAGACATCTCACCAGAATATACTCCGACCGTCAATCCTTGTTCGAGAGCTGCAACAGCACATTTAAGAAGCACCCAACTTTTACCAACCCCAGGACGCGCCGAGATAGTAGCCAGCTCTTCATTTCTGTCCCAGCCACCAATCAACTTATCAAGCTCGTTAAACCCAGTTTTAACGTAGTACTTTTCAAAATCTCTGCAACGCTCAACATATGCATCATATCTTGAAGTGTCTACAAGAAGGTCAGTTGACTGAAAATGCTCTGCTTTCACAACAGATTCCTGAGCTGTTGTGTAAACAGACAGTGCCTCGTCTACTTTGTTCTTCATCAAAAGGTCTCTTACCTTATTAAAGATTGTAGCAAGCAGACGAGTATTTCTATCTTTTACTAGTTCATCAATAAGATAGTTGTTAGGTTCTTCGACCTTTAGTACATCAAAATCCGGAAATTTTGCAACAAATGTTGCTACATCGGGAATTCTTCCGTAATTATCAAAGTGTTCCTTGATAAAATGAAATTCATCTAGGTAATCACTAAAATATTCATCATCAAGATTAGTGCTAATAAGAAGTGACGAGTCGTTATCTGCCAGCATCTTATTGAGAACTTGCGCCTGAATAATCAAACAGTCACCCCCAACGGACGTTTATCTTGACCATCAAAACGGATCTTTTCCGCTGTGTTAAATATACGACTTGCAATACGTTCTCCAACAGTATTTACAAGACCTTCGTAATCAAGGTTTGACGTAAAGATGTTTGCTTTACCATCATTTATTCTAGTGTCAATTATATTGAACAGAATTTCATGCTCATATGACGTAGCAGATTTTGTTGCAATATCATCAAAAACAACAATGTCTGCAGAGTTAACATATCTTTTAATGTGCTGAGCATATTCATTGACTTCAGATATGTTGTCTTTCATGGCAATAAGGTACTTTGGCACACTTACAAACAGGACTTTACAATCAAGGTCACACTTGTACCAGATGTTCTGTAGATACGCTTGACACAATCTTATCGCCCAAGTAGTTTTTCCATTTCCTACATTTGTAGAGTATATGTATAGATTGTTTCCAGAATCTGCAAAGTACTTTACAACGTCTCCCTCAATGTTGCTCAAACGCTGAAAGGCTTGTAAATCAGTTCCGTCAGCATCAACATATAGTGGTATACGAGTTCTTTGTTTCTCTGTTATCAACGATAGGTCATAAAGCTGTTGTAGCTTAAACAGCTTGATACAGAAAACATCTTTTTCTCTGCATTCGCATTCTTTGTTTATATTTTGATACTTCTTGCACGTATCTTTCATCCAACAATCATTGCTGGTAATCAAATAAAAATCACTTCCTCGCCTCCCGTATGTCTTTTGAAATCATACGTAGCACTTTGGTAATACCTTTGTTAGTTATACAATATAGACGGGACATAACACAGCAAACACTCTCAAGAGGAATTCCATACTCTGAAGAAAATCTTTCAGCAAAAGACTCTCCAGGGTTATTGATCTCTTTTGCAACTCTTGCAGAATTTATGCTGTAACTCCCGTCCTTTACTTCAACAAGACTAGCGTCATGTAGAAGAGCATCTGTAACAAATGCTGCAACGTACTCTTGGTTTTTGAAATAATTTTTTACTTGTTCCTTCCAAAAGATGGTTTCTGAAACTTCTTCCAATTCATCAGTTGTCAAAAGATTTAGGAAGGACTGTTCTTCGTCATCATCACTGTCTTTTATTGTATTGTCAAGGCTCAGAGCAGTACTGGAGGCCTTACGTTTGTGTCGTTGACTTGCAACAAACAAGTTGATTACATTCTGCTGAAATGTAATATTTATTGCCTTTTCCGGACCACGTTCATCTTTATAGATACTCTGTTCGGGATCTTCCCAAGGTTCTTGTTCCAGTACATACAAGATAGAGTCAATCAAACATTCGTAACAATCTTCTTCTGTCAGAATCTTTACAGCTTGTTTGTTGTATGTCTTAGTTAAAACGTGCCAGAAGTTCAGTATAATTGCGCTTATATAAAAATCTTGAAGTTCTTCCGACCCTTCTTTTTCTAGTTGCTTGTAAGATCTACAAAGTTGATTCCGGTCAATAGACTTCCAGTTTGGAATGTGCTTTGCGGATTCAACATACGCCTTTCTATATTCATCTAGCATCCTTTCACCTCATAACAACAATAGCAAATACAATCATGGAAGATGCATTTGCTATCATTTTAATATATTCAACTTGAAAATTCAACTGACCTCAAGCACATTCTTTGTCCGCTTCATTTATTCTGTCGAGATAATCTTTGTATTCAGGAGCCCATTTCTGAACAAATTTTTCATACTCTGATTGATATTTCATCATGTGAAGGGATATGAGCTGAGCACGCTGGATACGAAAGGCCTTTCCTACAGAGGTTTCACAAAGGCTGTACATTGCAGACCATGCTTCATGATGAAAGTAATGAGCTTCTTCGGTAGTGTTACCCTTACCATCATGAAAAACTTTTGTATAAGACTTACCAATATCGTGCCAAAGCATAGTAGAGTAAAGAAGCTCAGTATCGCGGTCTTCGTCACAAGGGTGAGTATCAATGTAACTGGCAGCTTTTACACAGTGGTCATATATGTCGTACTTATGATGTGGGTTGTCGTGCTTTATCCCCATACATCTTTCAGCAACTTGAAGATAATGAACATTGCTACTAGGAAAAACATCAATACTGTCCCAGCCCTCACTATACAGGGGCATCTGAAACTGATTGAACTGTTTCCGTATGACCTCTTCCGGCACACGACGGTCTCGTTTCGTATTCTGATAACAGCAGCACTCAAAGGTTGCAGCAAATACAACACATTTTGTAAAAACAGGCTTGCCAAAAGAGCTCTTTACGTCGTTCAAGAATGCAACACGTAACTTTCTTTTAAGGTTTGTTGCATCCAGTACTACGTCTTTTCCGTCCTTCAGAGCTTCAATACACATCTTACGACATTCTGCAAAAACCTTTGCAGGATCTGTCTGAATGTTCTCGTCACCAAAAATGATTCCCCGAACTTTATCAGAGCTGACTGTTACCAATTCCGCATTCCAGTTCTCAAGGTATTCGGTGTACGTAGACTTCCTTGCCCCTGCAGGACCAACTAACATAATAAAATTCTGCAACTTACTTCTCCGTTTCTTCTTTATGGGCTTTTCCTTCTTCAAGCCCGGTATTGTACCCATGCTGATATACGTCCATCAGTCGATCTGTCTCTGCTTTTACACTAAACAAAGAGGAAATAATATACCCTAAAAGGTAGCCTACAAAGAGGAGAGATGCGTACAACCACATAATGAAAATTTTCTCCCTTTCTAAATTTTGAAGTTCGGGGGATCGCAATTATTTGCCATGAGAACTACTATAGCAAGTATAACAAGAACAGCAACTATTTTTCCCATCAGTCCCACCCCATAAGTTGAAATATTTCGTCAAGCGTGAAGCCTTGTTTATTTTCTTCAGGCAGAGCCTTCCGTTTTTCTTCTTCTGCTATCATGTCATCTATTCTCTGCTGTTCCCAAAGATGCTTAGTGCGCATTGTTTCCGAATATCCATTGTGCTCATCAGTTATCATGTATTCATGTCCTTTGTACTCGTAGAAAAGGTGCACAGCATATCCGTTATCATCCAAGGTCTTTCCAAGGTACTTAGCATTCATGCTTAAATTCCTCCAGATTACTTAATGATTAAACAGGGTATTATGTAAGTTCATAGCAGCGTTGGCCATCTGGTTAATGTAGGCATCATGCTTCTTCTGGGCAACCAGCTCGTCTTGAACAACACGTTTTACTGACTGGTACTTGTCTCCATTTTTGGAAAACAGCTCAATGCCGTAAAAACCTTGAGTATAAAGCCTATTAGCAAGTTTGCGGGCAAGCGCTTCCTCAACAAAGTATTCAATCTGAGCAGCAGAATTGCGGTTCAAACGATGGATCAAAAGAAACTTTCTCGTGTCCATGTTGTACCTCCCAGGCATACTGCCTACGTCGAATGTTTTATTACTTACATATACATTATAGTATATGTGTAAACAAAATTCAACTGAATTGTAAAAACAGTAAGCTACAATATTCTCTTACTGTAACTTACTGTAAATGAACTATTCTTCAAAAACCTTTAGGCCATATGCTTGTGCAAGTTCATGCTGAAATCTACATTCTTTTGATTCTTGCCACCCTTTACAAAAACACACAATGTTACAACGGGCCATGTGCTCCAAGGACTTTGCTAAATCACATAAGGTGAAATTCATTATACCTCGTTCTTCCATTTTTTCAATGGTATACAGTTCGTCGATGGGAGCGGTGTTTAAAACTACACAGTTAGCCCGTTCAACAATCGCAATCATACGATTTCTATCTTCAAGTATCTCCTCTTTAGTACGCCCTGTAGTAGGCTGACAAATCATAACCCTTCGACCAAACATAATTTCACCCTCCTATATACAAACGTATTTATTTTGGTTTATAACAGTCATGAGTTTCCGTGGGAAGCACCCAACAAGACATGCTGACACATCTAAATAACACTTTATCAGAGATTGGGAAGCAAGCTGTTTGTTTATTGTCACAGTATTTACAATTCTCGCAACATTTCTCGTTAATAGTTACACTACCTCCTAGCCCTCTTCATAGGTTTTTATTAACAACTCAAGGTCTCTTTTACCTCTACTTAAGAGTTGTTTATCATCAGAAAGAAATTTTGAAATATGCTTTAACTCATATAACGGTACCGATTTTACAGTTTCGGCAGCATCTATTCGTTGAATGATCTGATATATTTTCAAAGATTCGTCTGAAATCATTCCGTGAAATTCCGAATATAATTCCTTGACGAATTCATCTGCATCAATCAACCGGGCCATTCACTACAACCTCCATTATACTTCCAAACACATCGTTTACAAACAGAATTATCATGGCAGGTTTTCTTTTCAGAAGAAGAATCCTTCGTTAAGTTTTCAGAGACCTTGTGAACATCTAGCATTGTAACTAGGTCCGCTATACAAAGTTGCTTCGTTGATTACATAGCCATTAGGCTCACTGGAGGCTATTGCCGTAGTAATCGGATATGAAAAAAGAACTACAATCAGTAGCCCAATTACAAGCCATTTACGCTTCTTGCTGCTCATAGGTCCCCTTCTGCTTCTTCAAACATGAACGAATTTCTTCTTCAGGCAACGCTTGCACTGGTAACGATGACCGATAAGAACGTCTCCATCCGGCTGATAATCATAGACCGGTTCAACTTCAACAAAATCATGCCCACCCCCCGAGATAGGACAGAGGAGATTTTCGAGTTCCTCAACACGATACTTCAGACCAAGATACTCTTCTTTCTTAACAAACATTGTATATTCTCCTTTATCTAAATCAGGTGTGTTTAAATGTTACGCTCAATTTCCGCAGAATGAAACACTTGCCCGTCAATATCTTCAGCGGTAAGGTAGGCCTTATCTAGAGCATCGTAAGAGCCCCAATACCACCAGCCGTCGTCGCAATAACGAGCAACAACGTAGTTTTTATACTCAGTGGGAAGATTATTGATTTTCATTGTTAGTCTCCTCCTTCAATGATGTCAATTGTAAAACTGAGCAACTTCCGGGCGGCTCTTTCGCGTTCGAGCTTGAAAAGGAAATCTGTAACAGAAATGTTATCGGGAATGGGAGTGGAGCTAATCTTAACTGACCCGTCAGTGTAGGTCTTGGTTACCAGAAGAACGTTCATGCAAACAAGCCCTCCTCTTCATCGGCAAGACGATATCCAGAGTAAACATCAATCAGCCCATTGGTGCGAGTGATGACACAGGAATCAATGATGTCGCCGCGACCATTTTTCGTCATACGACCTTCTGCTTTGTCGCAGGAGATAACCATGGACGCCGAGGGGTTTTCAACTTTCAGAAGACGAAGTTTCATATCAGGTAACCTTCCTTTCTTTTCTACACTTCAATTATATTATAGAAACTTAATATAATCAACTAGTATACATAGTAAAAGGACGATGTAATTATCGTCCTAGAAAGATGAGTGTGTACTTATCCCAGTCAATTGATTTATACAATCGGACTAAGTCAAATATTTGGTGCTCATACTGCCATGACTTACTTAACCATTCATGGGATTCATCTAGGTCTATCACTCCCAGACCTTTCCACCAGGTGATTTTGTCCTGAACAAATTCAGCAAGTTTATCAACACTCTTGATGTCGTCCACCTTGACAGTGCAGCCGAATGGCAGAGCATCTTCTGCACCATCCTTAAGCAAGTCTTCATAAGAATCTATAATTTTTCTTTTGTATATTTCAATTGCTTTAAGCAACCCTTCTTTACCGACAACGTAAGGAGAATAATCATACATACTCTTCCACACTTCAGCATCTTGAAACATCGGATAACCCATACTTTCTATCTGAGAAATTGTGTCATCCCAATACAGTTTTCCAAATTCAAAAACTTCTTTCAGGTTTAAAAACTTTGGATCGAGTATCCATACGTAATTATCTTCAACTTCAGCTCCTCTGTCAGAAGCAAAAGATAGCAGGCTGCTCTGACTCATGTCCTTAACTGTTTCAACAAGAGATTTATCAACCAGATAAAAATAATTTCTGTATCCCATTTACTGTTCCTCCGTAATTAAGTATGTCTAATAGGGTTATTCGGCAGTGATTTCCAATGAGAAGGAGCTGTATCACAATCTGTGTAATATCCAGCATCAACATAGGCACACCAGTGTTGTCCTTCGTCGGACACTTCTTTAAGAAATCCTACTGCCATGTTAATAAGATCTTCTCCAGTATCAAAACAAAGGAGAACGTCTTCTTCAACTTCAGGCAGTTTATTCTTACACTTAACCCAATTCTTCTGTTTCATTTTCTTTCTCCTCCCCTCTCACAACCTCTTATTCCATGCTTCTATTGCATCCTCAGCGGTGTCGTATATATGGACTCCGATAGTTCCTTCATCTTCCTCATATTCTGCTATCGGGCATTCAGGGTTCAATTCATGCGTGTGACGAAGCTTGTACCCAACACCACTGTACGGATTAAAAAGATAGTCGTCATCATGAAGGTTGCCTTCATCGTCACAAATAACTACTGCAACTTTTCCACCACAGAAAGGACACGGTTTAGGTTTTATCATATTTGTTACTCCACTCAATAAATAGTTATCTTACTCAAAAATACTACTAAATACATTATTGTTATTACAAACTTCGTAAATTTTATCCCATTTACGAGCCTCATCCAGTTGTGGGCGCTCGTAGTCGTTATACATTTTTATCAATTCGTTTTGCGGGATTATTCGTTTACGACTTGAATTATTTTTCAAACATAATTCAATAGGGGCGTATATATAAATCATATAGTTTTCCGTGAACATATGACCAAACCAATTATATATTTCGTCCCTATTGGAGATGGTTGGTGCGTTGGTGTCAATAATGATATCAACATTATCTCGCGAAGCTAGTTCAATGGCACGATAAAACATCATCCACACATCAAATTCGTGTTTATGCATATTTTCATCGCCAAAAGTAGCATAATAAAAATTGTCAATATTAAGACAACGAAGATTATTCTTTTCAGCAAATGCTTTGGCAAAAGTGGTCTTACCTGAGCCACTAACGCCCGTCATCAAGTACAATTTACTCATTGCTACTTCCACCGATCCATATACCTTTATCGGTTTCCCAACTATTGTAAACCATTCCGTCGCTTCTAAAAATAAGATAACGCCTCGTAGCGTTTTGGCAAGTGGTGTCAAGACGAATAGAAAATTTACTGCCGTTACGGGAATCGACAATATCTTTGAATTGGTCAAGTTCAATCGTATTCTCATCAATCCATTTGTTTATTTTTTCGTCTTCGCCATAGTTGAGAGATTTAAAAGTAACTTGGTCAAAACCCATACGACAGAAGTTTTTTCTATTTAAAAAATTCAATTCTTTGGTAAGAATAATTACCACACGAGAAATTGCATTACCATGATAGCTGTTTATGCACTGCCAAGAAGAAAGGTACTCGCGTGCATTAGTGATAGAATAACTAACTACATCAACAAAATCAAGTTGTTCGATTCTCATTGAGAGATTATGTGTCTGTATCTCTGTTCGTACTCCACACGATTTGGCAACCTCTGCAACTTTGCGTGCCCATCGCATATTCTGAGTCGGGTCGCATTCGCCTGTGATAATAACGGTGTCAATATTACAAGTTTTAATTGTTCGCTTTAGTGCGTTAAAATAATCTTGATTAAGACCGTCTTTATAAATATCTTTAAAGTGATACTTATGCTTATGCGCACGAGCAACACAAAACGGGCAATTATAAACACACTCTTGATGTGGAGCACAAACTTGAAGATTCATTGAGTAGTTCTCCTTTTAT